CCGGCGACTACTGCCTGGGTTGGAAAAACTAACGGAGAGCAATCATGGCCACGCCTAATACACCGTCGAATGAGAATACACAGCCAAATGAAACGATTGGAGCAACGTCTGCCAAGCCACGTGGCAAACCGTTCAAGAAGCTCGACCCGCCCAAGCCGGCCAACAAGTACGAGTATGTTCCTAATTGGATCGGCAACAATCTTGCATTGCTAGCCTGCCTCGTGCTGTTGGTGTTGGTAGTCGATCTCAAGCAGCGCACCATGACCCGGTTGCATGAGGTAGAAGCCAGCCTAAGCCAACTGATTACGACCATGGATGACAATAACAAGTCGAGCCACATCACCGAAATGGTAGAGATACGCTCGGCCCGCGATCAGATTTTGAAGGCTCGGTCCGATACTCCGCCACCGGCACCAGCACCGCAGCAAAACAACGGCGCCATCGAAGATAAGATAAAGGTGCTGAGCGTTCAGGTCGAAGACTTGCGCAAGCGTCAAATCAGAACAACAAAGCGCCTTCGCCAAGGTGACTAGTTGGCGTAACAATAAGTGAGGGCTAGCTATGACGACGAAACCGCGCCACATCTGCCTAGGCTATGACTCTCGAGAACAAGCAGCGTACAGCGTTGCTCGCAACTCGACCGACAAGTTCAAGCCCGACAACTTCGTTCAGCCAATACATCCATTGGTGCTGGGCGATCTGATCAAGCAAGGGCTGTATACCCGCCCGATTGAATACCGCAAGGTAGAAAAGGGCAGTGGTGTTCAGCTGTACGATCCTATTTCTGAGGCCCCGATGTCGACCGAGTTCGCCATCAGCCGGTTCTTGGCTATGGAGGTAGCTCGAAGGCACCATATTTCGAAGTGGCTGGACGATGGCCATTTAGGCTGGGTCTTGTTCATGGATTGCGACGTGATGGTGCGTCACTCGCTGGGGCAGCTTTTCAGAACTGTTGAGCTACACCCTGACAAAGCCTTGTTCTGCGTGCATCACAAGCACGAGCCGCCAGTTGGGCTAAAGATGGATGCTCAGGCTCAGGTGCGCTACGCTCGCAAGAATTGGTCGAGTGTCATGTTGTTCAACCTCGATCATCCCGCCAACTGGACCTTGACGGTCGAGCTTATCAACAAGGTACCAGGACGAGATTTGCACAGGTTTTGCTGGCTTGACGACAAGTATATCGGTGAGTTGGATGTTAAGTGGAATTGGCTGGTTGGCTATTCTGACCCAATCGTTAATCCCTCAATCGTTCACTTTACCGAGGGCGGTCCGTGGTTTGCCGACTACTGCGATGTGCCCTATGCCGAGGAATGGCGGAACAATTTATTGTATGGTTAGCAAGGGTTTGCGCGCCCTGGTCTAACGAAAACCCTTTTGCTAAGGTGGCGTGTTGAGGGTTTATCGACTTACGGGGTAACTACTAGATCTGCAAAGCAACTACGTATCCTCTTAACTGAGGGGGAGGAAACTGTGCCTTATCGCATCTACTTTCGCTTGTAATAAATCGTACCTTCGATTGTATGTACAAGGTACGGGGTTAAGCGCAAACGTCATCGCCTCAAACTAGACACGCAAGGGGAAAGTTATGCAAGAGTTCGCATCAGCCAACGTCGTTACAGCAATGCAGCAGTTGCCAACCATTCTTCAACAAGTAATTCACAAAACACGATACGCTCGCTGGAATGACGAACTGGGCCGGCGCGAGAATTGGTACGAGACGGTCGCCCGCTACTGCAACTTCTTTCAAAAGCACATCAAGAACAAGTTCGATTGCGACCTGGGCACGATACACAACCCCAGCACGCCCCTTGGGCAAGCTTTCCACGCCATCTACACCCTTCAAGCCATGCCGAGCATGCGCTGCTTCATGTCAGCCGGCCCAGCTCTCGAGGCTGAGGCATTCTTTGGTTTCAATTGTACCTATCGCGCCGTCAACGACGTGCGGGCCTTCGATGAGATCCTCTACGTCCTCATGTGCGCATGCGGCGTAGGCTTTTCAGTAGAGCGGCAATTCGTTGGCCAATTGCCAATGATACCCAAGCGGCTCAAGCCAAGCACAGAGGTAATCGTCGTCGAAGACAGCCGCGAAGGCTGGGCCAAGGCATTCGCGCGATTGATCGAGCGGCTGTACCAGGGCAACATTCCTAGCTGGGATATCAGCAAGCTTCGCCCAGCCGGCGCTCGGCTGAAGACTACCGGCGGGTATTCAAGTGGGCCTGCCCCGTTGGTCGATCTGTTCAAGTTCACCGTCCACACGTTCGAGCAAGCCAAGAGCCGCCGCCTCAACTCCCTCGAATGCCACGACATAGTATGCAAGATTGGTGATATTGTCGTCGTGGGCGGCGTGCGCCGTGCAGCGCTGATCTCACTCAGCAACCCGAGCGATATGCGGTTGCGCCACGCCAAGATGGGTGATTGGCATCACACGACCCCTTGGCGAGCTTTGGCCAACAACTCCGCATGCTATACCGAGCGACCGACGACTGGCGCCTTTATGAACGAATGGCTCGCACTCTATGACAGCAAGTCGGGCGAGCGGGGTATCGTCAATCGCGAGGCGCTGATTAACAAGAGTAGGAATATTGGCCGCCGCGTGCATTGGGATGATTTTGCCGATACCGAGGCTGAGGATACCATCGACTTCGGCGTGAACCCCTGCTCAGAAATCATTTTGCGCTCGCAGCAAACCTGCAACCTGAGCGAAGGCATTGTACGCGCCAACGACACCATACAGACTTTAGTGTGGAAGGCCCAAATCGCATCTATGCTCGGCACGTGGCAGGCGACGTTGAGCGACTACGGCTATGTAGGCCCCGACTGGAAAAAGAATGCTGAGGAGGAGCGGTTGCTGGGCGTAAGCCTTACCGGCATCATGGATAACCCGATACTCTCGCATCGGCATCACCCGCACTTCGAGTCCACCCTTGTCGCCATGCGGGCAGCCGCCAGTAAGACCAACCACGATTGGAGTAGCAAGCTCGGCATCAACTCTGCCGCTGCCGTTACCTGCGTCAAGCCGAGCGGCACCGTCAGTCAGCTTGTCGATAGCAGCAGCGGCATCCACTCGCGCCATGCGCCCAAGTATATTCGCCGCGTCACGATGGATAACCATAACCCGATCTGTCAGTTTATGAAGGATTGTGGCCTGCCCAACGAGCCAAGCGCTTACAAGCCACACGTGAACACGATATTCTCATTTCCTGTACGGGCGCCTAACACCAACGAGAGGTTATTCAACCGCTCGGCCATCGAGCAGTTGGAGCATTGGCATGCCATCAATAGTGTTTGGGCAGAACACAGTGTAAGCTGCACGATCACAGCGGGTGAGGATGAGTGGCCGCAAGTCGGTGGCTGGGTGTGGCAGCACTTCGATGAGATTTCGGGCGTGAGCTTTCTGCCCAAGTCGAACTCGGTTTACCGGCAGATGCCCTACGAGGCTTGCGACGAGGCTACTCTCAAAAAGCTCGAAGCCCAAATGCCATCAACCATTGACTGGGACAAGCTAAAGAGCTACGAAGCTGTGGACACGACCGAAAACAGCCAGCAGCTCGCCTGCACCGGCGACAAGTGTGAGATGATCTGAATGACCTGGGCATTGGTATTGGGTGGGGCTGCAAATGTGTTCGAGGATGCTGATCGTGCAATCAGCCTCTTCGGGCAGCCCGACTTGGTTGTCGGTGTCAAAGACATTTGGATCACCTACCCTACCATGCACCATGTCGTTACCTTCCACATCGACAGAATACCCTTTGAGCTTGAGAAACGTCAGAAGCTGGGCTACGCCAACCCGTTAGCATTTTGGACCTACAACGGCGTGCGTTGCCCTCGCATGCGTATTGAGATAAAAACCCTCAAGGTGCGTGGTGGCTCAAGCGGCTTGCTCGGTGCCCTGGTCGGCAAGACTGTAGCCGACAAGGCGATACTCGCCGGCATTCCGCTTGACCCCAACATGCCTCACTTCCATAGCCGGCGACGTAACAAGCCGTGGGCAGAGGCTAAGCACTACCGGCATCATTGGAGTAATTATATGAAAGACCTTAAAGGCAACGTCATGTCAATGTCGGGCTACACCAAGGAACTACTGGGTGAACCAACATTAGAGTGGATGAGCTATGGACACCGCCCCCGTGTCGTACACGATACCACCCCAAGCAAAGCGGCCACGAGCGAAGCAGATCATCAAAGAGACACTGGCAAAGTACGATGTGCCAATATGGATGGTCTACAACAACCCCAAAATACGGCCGCCCCTGGCTAAGCAAGCCGTGCAGGAAATTTGTGGTCGTCTGTTTGTAGAGCTTGGGTATAGTATGGCAGTGATTAGCCAATGCACTGCTTGTACTGAAGCATCAACCAGAAGACAGGTTAGGGAATATGTCAACGCTCACGGCGATCCGCAAGCTCACGCCCAGCCAGCACGACGACTTGAACAGGTTGCAGAAGCTGCACGCAAAGCAGGAACGGCTACTATCACAGCACTTCCTGATGGCGATGGGCAAGCTAACGAATAAAACCAGCATCGACCAAATCGCCTATCTACTACGAGCCGGCAACATCAACGGCGTTACTAATCTCGTCGACGACGCCATTGAGAAATTCAGCAACGTGCTTGGCGCCGTGCTGGCTCTGGCTGGTCACAACGAAGCGAGTGTTTGGGCTAAGAAGTTCCACAGGCTAGGCAAGTCGGCTGGCTTTTTGGATTTCACTGATCGCCGTGTTGCCACCGCTATCGCCAGCAACAAGTTCAATTTCACCACCAATCTCATGCGGCAACAGCACAACTTGGTGCGGCTCGCGCTAATCAACGAGCTGCGAGGCGATGCGACATATGAGCAGATCGCCACCCGGTTCACGCATATGGTCGGCTTGACAGATCAGCAGTACAAATCTGTTGGCGTGTATCGGCGCGCGCTGCAAGCTCAGCGCATTCAAAACCAGACAGAAGTCGATCCCGTCGAAATCGTGAAGGTCGATGATAGCGTTGACGTGCTCTCTCCCTTCATGATCGACCGTATGGTCAATCAGTACGCACAAGTCCAACGCAAAGCCCGAGCCGATACCATCGCCGCGACCGATGGCTTGAAGCTGATAAACCAGGGTAGATACCTCGCCGTGAGCCAAGCAATGGACTCTACTGGCGCCAACGGTACCAAGACATGGCTGCACACGACTTCAGCCGAGCCTCGAGAAACTCACCTCGATACGGTGGGCACAACTATAGACATTGACGAGCCATTTGATGTTGGCGGGGTATCAATGCTATACCCTGGAGACCAAAGCTTAGGCGCCGGGCCAGAGGATGTAATAAACTGCAAGTGTGGAGTATCTTACGACTTGCAACCAGGAGACTAACAATGCCGCACAGACAGCTTTTCAAGAAGGTAGACAACAAAGCTGTTGGCATGATTGTTCTGTGCCTAGCTATAACGATTATGACCTTCTTCATTACGGTTGCGATGATTAGCTCAAGCATTTTCACAATGCGTAAGGAACTGATGACTATTCACCACCGCCTGCTAGAAATAGAGAAATTCAACATCGAGCACCGCCTACTGGAAAAGAAGTGACGTAATCAACAGGGGAACTAGGGTCATGTCAAGCTGGTGGAGAATTTACTGTGAGAACCACGGCATCACTATCACCGAAGGCAATAGCTGGGCGAAGATTGCCGCAGCTCACTTCAATGCAACTGACAATGCATGCTCACACCCGAAACGCCTCGCTCTACTGGTTAGTTCAGCTGGCTCTCCGGGTTTACCTGCTCCGCCTGATGACGGCGTTAGTGCTGGTATTCTTGGGTATGGTTGGACTCGCCAGCTTGCTGAAGATGACGTAGACACTGGCTTGCAATCGTCTAGCGCACGCACACTTGCCCTTGTCGGCGGGCGCGCACCTTTGACCTAGCCGGTCCTATTTGGCTGTGCTATATAGCCTGCGCGCTTAGTTATAGGGAACCAACCTCAAGGGGTTAATAGCATGACCGAACTAATTCCTGCCCCGCTGAAAACCATGCGGGACATTACTGGTACCCTGGAAGAGCCGGGGTCAGGTGACAATCCAGTAATCCTTGGCTGGGCCGACGAGATCGCTCAGCGCTTTCCTAACATGCGTTTGTACTGCGCACAGTACACCCACGACAGCATTCCATGGTGTGGGCTCACCGTCGGCTACTGCATGGCTCACAACGGCATCGAACCCGTTTTCGGCCCGAGCGATACCGACAAGTTTCTCTGGGCTCGAGCCTGGGAGCAATTCGGTACCGAGCGTGAGGGTGAGCCGCAATTGGGCGACGTGCTCGTTTTCCCCGGCCACGTCACCATGTACGATGGCCGGGAGGGTGATTACTACTTGTGCCGTGGCGGCAATCAGTCAGATAGCGTTCGCGTATCCCACATGCCGGCCGGCAGCGTGATCGCCGTGCGGGTGCCCCCTGGACCGACCTCAGTGCATGTACCGGCACAGAAGCCAGCACCAATCAAGATCAGCAGCAAGCCACGCTTCACTAACATCGTCGCTACTGTGTTCGGCGGTGCTGATGATCCCAACACCAGTGCTTATGACAATCACACCATCGACGATGACGAGTTGGGTGTAGCTCTGCCGGCGCGCTTCTCAGGCACTCGGCCTCGCGTGCGTGTGTTCAACGGCAGCCGCAGCGTCGATTGTACCATCGTGGACGTTGGGCCGTGGAACACCAACGACAAGTACTGGGAGCACAATGCTCGACCCCAAGCAGAAAGTGGACGTGACCAAACTGGTCGCTCGACCAACCGGGCCGGCATCGACTTGACCCCGGCCGCCGCCTTCGCGCTTGGCATCAACGGGAAAGGCATAGTAGATTGGATGTTCATCCCAGCCGCTACGACTAACGAAGCGAAGGAAGAAGCTGTCGTTCGCGACTCCTCTCGCAAAATGCAGCTGTTCGCCAATGTCCGCGCATTCATGAAAGCGGTGATTGCTGCCGTTGGTGGCGTGTTCACGATGGATAACTTTGGCCTGCTCAACTCCTGGCTGGGCATTGGTCAAGGCGCTGTGCCGATCACTACGCTGCTTGTTCTCGCAGCGGCCGGTGTCGGCGTATGGGTACTGGTGAACGTGCTGGACAAGATGTCGATGGAAGACTTCAAGGCCGGTCGCTGGATGCCCAGCGAGCTTGCCAAGGGCAACCCCATCGACGTGGCCAATCCGGTACCGGCTGGGCCAGTCAAGCCAGCTACGCAGCCAGAACCTTCAGCAGACGGCACCCCCGTACCGGAGTCGCCCAATGCGAGCACTACTTGAACATTGGGCCGGCTGGCTAGGTCTCGGAGCAACGTTCGCCTCGTTGGCGGCGTTGCTGGCCGGCGCATCGTGGATACCCGGCGTTGGGCTTGCGCTGCGTATCGCCATCGCCGGTCTCGAGGCTATATCGCCGCTGATCAATGGGTTCTTTGCCGCAATCGTTTGGGTATGGGCAAAGGTACTCTGGCCCGGCGCGCTGAACATCATGTCGCAGTGGTCCAGCATCTTCACTGTGATAATCATGGGCGCCGTGCTGTGGGTTGGTCTAATAGCCCGCTATGAGGCCAAGCTGGTAGCGAAAGGGTATGTAATATCACAGTGTAAGTCACCAGTTGAAGAGCCCGAGCCCGTGCTCGAACTGCCCTGGCCATTTAACTGGAAGTAACGACGAGTTACCCAGCTAGTTACTGCCATTCCTGTGGCTGGGTAAAGGGCCGTAGTCTTCTCCCCCGTAAGGAGGCTACGGCCCAGTTCATATAAACCCCCGAGGCCCCAATGCCCCCACCAATCTATACAGAAGAACGCATAGCGCAAGCCTTGTGTACGGCCGATGGCTACTCCCCCTACGAGCATCATGTATGGGAAGAAGTTGCCAAAGGCGGCGTCATGCAAGGCCCTCGCTGGCTGAGCTACGTACCAGAAGCCCGGCGATTTATAGCAGCCTATATCGCTATAACCACGCTGATGGTAGAAATGCAAAGCAACAAGGCACTACGATGATCCTCCCCGCCCAACAAATCCGCAAGCTCGCTTTTGAAAAGCAAATGATCGTGCCCTTTCTCGAGCGCGGTGTTTCAGCAGGCAAGACCTACGGCTTAGGCCCTTGCACCTATGACGTGCGCATCAAACAGCGCGTTACCATCTATCCCTGGAACCTTGCTTACCGCTACAGGTTCTACAAAGCTATTGATTGGGTACGCAGCAGGTTTGGTGAGCCCTTACGCCACGAGCATCTGCGGCTTGGGTTCACGCTGGTCAGCACGATTGAAACCGTGGCGATGCCCGATGACGTTGCTGCCCATGTAATGGATAAGTCGAGCTGGGCACGTAAAGGGCTTAGCGTCTACAACACCCACTTCGATCCGGGCTTCAAAGGCTACCCAACTCTCGAGCTTGCCAATAATGGCAACAAGATAATCGACATACCTGAAGGTATTGCCATCTGCCAATTCAAGTTCGAGTGGCTGACTGAAGCCACCGAGATGCCGTATCGCGGAAAATATTCCAATCAACCTGATCGGCCCGTTGAAGCTATCGTGGGTACGGATATTTGGTCATGAGATACGTCAGGCCCAACCCCCGAACAAAGTACATTGGGGCCTATGCGATTAGGCATAAGGACTCTGGTCGTTTGTATGTTGGCGGCTCAACTGATATCACTGGAAGGTATACACATCACAGATTTTGCTTGCGCCGAGGGACACATAAGTGTAAAAATCTTCAAGTGGCTTGGACTAAGTTTGGTGAAACAGCCTTCGAATTTATAACTCTTGAAAATTGCACGAAGCGTGAGCTACTTGCTACTGAAGATTGGTGGCATAAACAATATCCAGACTCATTCAACAAAGTTAAAGCAGCTAAAACTGGAGGACAGCGAGGGCCTTCCATAGCACAAAGCAATGCAGCTAAACGCCGATGGTCAAATCCTAAGTATCGAGCCAAGCGAGAAGAATGGCTAGCTACCCGAGCACCAGGAGGTCAGTTTGTCAAACGCACCAACATCAAAGCCTACCAAAATTTTTAGCGAGCGAGATATGCAAACATTGTTCCAATCACTTCCTGAGGTTAAAGCTAAATTTCACTATATGGGACTCCATGGCCATACATCAAGTATGGAAAGTGACTGCAAACGTGCGATATGGAATTTTCTTTCCTACATCACACGAGGCAATCAACCAAGTACCCTAACTGAACTCGCTTACGCAGCCTATAGAGAAATGGCTGAGTACAGCAGAAAGCATTTTCCTTCTTTAAGCCCAGCCGTGCCCTCACTAAGATTTTAATCATGCGGGTCAGCGTCAACATTCTCAAGCACAACGGCAATGCGCTGCACACGTGCCGCGCTTTTGCTCGGGGCATCGAGCTATCCGGTGACGAGGCCGTGCTGCGTACAGAGCGCGACCATCGCATGGATGACTTCGACGCCGCCGTGCTTTGGGGTTATGTAACACCCTGCCAGAATATCGTCAAAGCCTGCCGCGATAAGCGGATACCTTTCGTGTTCATGGACCTTGGCTACTTTCGCCGCACTGAGAGCGGCTACTTCAAGGTGACGGTCAATGAGCGGCACCCGACCACTTACCTCATGGATACTAAGCTACCGTTCGATAGGTTCGAGCGGCTAAAGCTTAACATCCGCCCCTGGCAACGTAACGGCGAGCACATTCTACTAGCAGGTATGTCAGGTAAGGCAGCATGGTCGTGGAAGCTTGAAGCCGAAAGCTACGAGCGCGAAGCTGTCAGGATATTAAAGAAGTATACCAAACGTTGCATCATCTACCGCCCAAAGCCGAGCTGGCCCGATGCTCGCCCTATCAAACACGCGAACATGATTAGAGGTACTGCATTAGAGCAGGCCCTCGAGAACGCGCACTGTGTCGTCGCGCATCATTCGAACGCTGCGTGCGAGGCATTGCTGGCGGGCGTGCCTGTATTCTGCAAGTACGGTGCGGCTTCGCTGTTCAATAGCGGTGAGCTGAGCCAAGTGGAAACCCCGCTCTACCCTGACGGCCGCGAGCAATGGGCTGCTAACCTCGCCTATAGTCAATGGAACCTTCACGAGATGGCCAGTGGCGAATGCTGGCGGCACCTCAAATCGGTGGGCTTGATATGAAACTCAACATCGTACTCTACCTGAGTTCGAAGAAGCGTGAGCAGGACTTTCACCGTGCCATGCTGACGGGCTTTAGCAAGCTTGGTGATCGGGTTAGCTACATGCCAAAGCAGACCTTCGACCTGAGCGACATTCCAGCCAATACCAACGTGCTCGTCATCGTCGGCGTGAAGAGCAAGCGTGTGTTTCAAGCGTGCAAAGACAAAGGCATTACCGTACTGATGGTTGACAAAGGCTACTTCAGGAATAGGGAGTACTACCGCTTCTCCCTGGGTGGCTATCAACCGCCTTATCTGGAGGAAATGAAATGTACCCCCGAGCGCATGCGTAGGCTTGGTGTGCGATTGCGGCCTCGTCAAGTGGAAGGTCGCACAATAATCTTTGCCGGCAGCAGCCACAAGTACTGTAACTTCCATGAGCTGGGAGATGTTAACCTCTATGCAAAACATGCGTGTTTGGCTCTCAACACTATTATGGGCGGTGCGAAAACTCTTATCTACCGTCCGAAACCTAGCTGGTGGGCGAACGATGCCAAAAGCGAAAAGCGCATCGCGCCCGATACCGACAACCTGCCAGCCAACACACGATTTTCTGGTCCAAATGAATTGCTCTCCCAGCTACTCCCTGACTGCCATTGCTTGGTTACGCATGGATCAACCGCAGCCCTAGATGCTTTGGCTGCCGGCGTGCCGGTACTGCTACTGAGCGACAAAGGCGTCAGTCCAGCTTGGCCGCTGAGCGAGCTTGATATGCGTAAAGTGCTCAATCCTTTCTGGCCTGACGACCAGTTTCGCCAACAGATATTCGCCAACCTTGCGCACTGTCAGTTCAACTTAGCAGAGATGGCTGACGGTACAGCTTGGGCAAACCTCAAACCCTGGTACAAGAAGGTCTGACACCAATGCGAATTATCATCTATACCTTACCCAAGGTCAAGCAGCGTGAGATGACCGAACGTCTCATGAAAGGCTTTCTGGCCAATGGTGACTACGTTTCAATCTACCCAGCGGCGCAGGCGTTTCATAGCAGCACCGACCGCTACGAGCTTCGCGATGCTGACCTAGCCGTGATGATCGGCGGGCAGTCCTTCAGCATTTACGGACAATGCCGCTCGCGCGTGCCGACGTTGTTTGTGGATAAAGCCTACGTCGGCCGGCGAGACTACTATCGCTTGGTGCTCAACGGCTATCTGCCTTACTACCTTGACGAGCTGGCGCCCAACTACGATAGAATGGAACTTTGTCAGATACCCTTCAAGCCGCGCGTTGCTTACGGCAAGTTTATCATCTATGCCGGTTCATCGAACGCCTATTGCCAGCACCACGGCTTGGGCGGCGCTTTGGAATACGACCGCCGGGTATGCGCCCAGATTGTCCGCCAGCTTCAGGCACTAACGGTGGCTGATATACCCAAGACGATAATGTACCGCATGAAAGCCTCGCTGGTGCCACGCGATCACCTGAAGCAGTATTCCATGCCTGACACGTTGCCTCCAGGGGTGCAGTACTGTCCGCCCGACGTAAAATTAACTACGCTGCTTCCTGATGCTCATTGCGTGGTAACGTTCGGCAGCAATGCAGCTATAGAAGCCATCGCTAACGGCGTGCCGGCAGTTGTGCTATCGTCCGCAGGCATCAACCCGGCATGGTCGATAGCAGAACACAATGACGTGCTGAACCCTTACTGGGCGCCGGACGATCGACGTAGGAGTTTGCTGGGCCGCCTCGCGCAAGTACAGTTCAGCGCGCATGATATAGAGAGCGGATTAGCCTGGGCAATCGTGAGGCCCTGGTTAGGAAGAGGGAGATAAGCAATGGCAGCCTACCAAACTAAGAGCGGCTTTTGGGTGCATGACAATCAGAAGCTGAAGTGGGATAAGCACATTAATAGGAAAACGGGCGAGCCTCAGTACCAGATGCCTCAGCTTGAACAGGCGATAGCAGAGTGTAAGCGTGCGGGGCGCATGCATACCGTTATAGATGGTGGCGCTCACGTCGGCTTGTGGACCTATCACTTCGCGCAGCGCTTCCAGCGAGTACTGGCCTTCGAGCCCACGGTGGATAGCTTTGAGTGCCTACGATTGAATAATAAGGATAAAGATAATGTGAAAGTTTACAACCTTGCCTTGAGCAATTACATAGGCACGCTCACGATGGCGCCCAGAAAAATGGGTTGGGAGCATGTAGCGGAAGGTACCCCCAATGCTATCGACTTGCCCTGTACCACGATTGATAGTTTGGCGTTGAACCAACTCGACTTGCTAAAGTTGGATATCGAGGGTCACGAGTTCGAGGCATTGAAGGGCGCGGTGCAAACAATCACGCGCTGCAAGCCGGTCATCGTCGTTGAGGATAAGCGGGATATCAGGCCCGGTGAGCTGCCAATCCACTACCTGATTGATTTGGGTATGGAGCTTGCCCATCGCCTCAAGCATGACCACATTTTTGTGTGGCCTGAAATCTAGTAGCTATTTTGTATTGGAGGCTAGCAATAATTTTTAGGCTACCTAGGTAGCACCCTATTTTGCTGAACGCTGTATATAGGGCTATAGCTATGGGATTTGGGGCTTAATTGGCACGGCGCCGGCGATGGCGGGGGCGCATCAACCCATATCACGGTAGGCCGTTCTAAGTACTCATGGCCGGTCCAAAAGGCGCCGCGCTGGTACAGCTCAAACAGCCAAGCGTCCAACCGGGCTTGTTCCTCAGGCGTCATAGCGAACGGCCGCCCCTAGTTGTGGCGGAGTCCTGCTCTCGAGTGATGCCTAAGCTATTGATGGGCGGTGCCGGCGTAGCTACGCGGTCGCTGTCGATGCTGACCGTCTGTGGCGACAATAACGGTATCGGGGTTGGCGGGGTTGGCGGTGTATCTTGTTCTGCCATGTTCAAGCCTCACGTTACCTAGGGCGCATGTTAGTCGGTGGGGATAAAGGGTTTCGGTTATCTATCCTCTCCCATGAGCGTTCAACACGTCGCAGGGTATCGTCAATCGTCGTCAGCTTATTCTTGACGACTTCAACCTCTGTACGCAACTGCATCATTGCGTTGAGGCTGCTCTCAAGCCGTTCGAGGTTTTTGGTGAGCAGCATGTAGCGCTCATCCATAACCACCATAGCGCGGGTATGCCGCTCTTCAATCAGCCTGACTTGAGCGGCATCCCTATCTTTCGACTGCTGATCGACTACGGTGATAGCCAACTGGTTAGCGTCTAGCCTCGCCAGCACGTGCGCGTAAGTAAACCCGAGCTGACCGATGTTGAGGGAGAGGGTCAAGGCCAACGTTATGACTGCTAGTGGGCTAGCTTGCCACCACGCAGGTTTACCGTTTCTGCCATTCTCTCCATTATTACCCCCGCTACGTTTCATTACGGTTCGAACCCTCTGAGTTCTAGTGTTGGACCTACCTTTGGGCTTTTTCTTGGCGGCATGACGGGGTGCAGCCTTTTTGGTTTTTGAACGGGCATTTCTATTGGTGGAGCGGGACCTATTCGCGTTTCCATTGGTAGCAGGCGTGTCCTGAGCTTGGGCAGGGCTGCCAGCCTCACCATTGGGTGCAAATCCGGGCACTGTGGGCTCATCGCCGTGTGCAGTCGTAGGCATAACCCCGTTACCCCCGCCAAAGCATCACTTCTCACTTGATTGGCTGCACTGACTGTTAAAATCGTCGCTAGCATTAGCAGGGTGTAGTATCTATAGCTCATTAGTCTTTCCCCCTGCTAACCAAGCTCGCGTAGGTTGTAGAGAAATAATTGTAGCTTTACCCTGTGTACCAGTCCTCGCCCCGAAACGTCAAGCATAGGGTACGGATCAACTGCGAGTTAAGCTTAGACGCTGCCACAAGCAGCTTGCAAAAGGCTTAGGCGCACGAGACTATCAAAACCAGCCTCGTGCGCCATCACAACGTGGTATTTACGCTCGTTATTCTCAAGCGGGGCTGGATTTATCATTGGCAGCCCCGCTAGCATCTGCTGCGGGCGGCTCGTCTGCTGGTTTCTCTTGCCTTGTCGACTGCTCTCCTGCCTGACCGTTGACCACATTAGCCGGCGTTGATGGTGGCGCATCATGAGCGTCAGCTGCCTCCCTGGCCTCCTTTTGCAGTCTGATGACTTCCTCCATCGCCCCGGCGTATTGGAGCTCCTTCTCCTTGAGCTGCTCGGTTAACAGAGCAACGACCTGCTCGGCCTCGGCGTATTTGGCCATGTAGTGAGCTGCTCGGTCATCTGCTTCTGCCCTTTGCTGTACCACCGCCCGATAGAGCAACTGCAAATCAGACTCGTTAGCGGGGCGCAGCAGACGTGGCCCACCTGGCAATCCGGGCAACGGCGGTCCTGCTACTCCAGCTTGCCTGGGCCTCGCCCCTGTACTTTGCGCTATTTTGCTAGCTGCTTCCTGAAGGCGACGTGCCGTCATTTCGCGAACGTTGTTGCTGTCTTTCGTCATGGGGGTGTCCTTCATTGATGTTGACTGGTGGGGGTATATGACCTTCTCAAACTTAGGTTATAGCCTTTTCGTCGGCTTCGTCGGCCTCGTCGTCCTCGTTCTTGGTCTTGACCTGTGGTCGAGCTGCCTTAGCCCGAATTTCATTGACACGGTCCCGTTCTGCTTGCTCGGCTTTGGCGTGCTCCTCCTGTGCCTTCTCCGCCTCCTTTTGTTCCCTCACTTTCCTCTCGAAATCCGCTATTGAAATTTCCTTCATCTTAGCAAGGAAAGGAACTACCAAAGCATTCGTTTGCTCATGCGTGAGTATTTGTCGCTCACCGTACCCTCGCGTTAGATGTTTATCATCTTCTGTGACGACGTAACCATGCTCCAAAACGACGTGGGCAATGCGTCCATCTGGCTCAAGCATGATAGCCACGCTTTGTAGGTAGTCTTTCTTTGCCAAGGCCATGTTAACCTCCATTGTTTATCACTACGCTGCGAACGTTCCGATGTTGTTAGGTGACATACGGCGACATAGCCATCTACTACCAAGGCGCGGCGTGATGGTACCACCAACGTTTTTAGTAGCCTGTATCTTCAAACTCGTGCCGGTGCCATTTTGCAGTTTGATCTTGAAGCGGGCGAAGTGTTCAACGGCAGTTGTCAACGTGCCCGTAGTAAATGCTAGTGCCGCTGTGGCGTCCTTTTCAATCTGTCCGCGCAGCATTGTGGCAGACGCTGACCCAGGCGCTACTATACCTGTTAGCGGGCTCATTTCAAAGTCGATGTTCTGCGAGGTCGGCGCCGCCGAGTTGGTCAGCGTCCAGGTCACCGTGCCGGCCGTGGTATTGAGGAAAAATACCTCGATTTCGATTTCGTAGTAGGCGCTGGCGACTAGCGAGATGTTGGACGTGGTGCCGAAGAAATTTGCGATCGTGCTGATCGTCGAGCCGTCAGCCGTAAGATGGAAATACTGCTCGACCGGAACAGCACCGCGACCGCTCGATGTATCTATAGTCTTATAGTGCTGCACGCCATCGTATTCGTGCGTGCCGGCCACTGGTGTAGTTAGATTGGTACCCGATGCCATGCGCAACGGTGCGACGGTCGCCGTTCCAGCGGCGATGTCAACGAAGTGCGCGGGCGCGTTCGTGCTGCCGATGCCGAACATGCCCGTTGCCAACAAATCTCCCGCATTTATACTGGTCGCAGTGCCGATCGAGACACCACCGGCAGCCTGAATGTAGAGCCTATCAGAATTGTTGGTGGCAAAGCTCAGCCTCGCGTTGGCCTGCAAGTTGATAGACGTGTTGCCGCCGGAGCTGTTTTGATTGATTAGCAGCCCAGAGCCAGACGTGTCGTAGCGGAAGCGCATTTGGCCGCCGCCGCCGCTCTCAACAATGTCAAGCCGAACGGCGCCACCATCAGATGTATTCTGGTAGCCAAGTGATATGCGCCCGTTTTTGTTTATATAGACGGCCTGCGTCGCGCCATTGTTGCCGACGTTGAATGCAATGCCATCGGTGGCGCCAACCCCGGAGGTGGACTGCAGGGTGAGCGTCGAGCCGGTGCCCGTGCCGCCGATCACCTTCGGAGTGGTAATCGACGTGGTGAACGCCGGCGCTGTGTCGAACACATTGACACCCGTGCCTGTACTATCGGTCAGGGCCGTGCGTAGATTGGCACTCGATGGTGAAGTTAGGAATGTCTGTATGCCTGCTGCATTTGAGGCGAGAAGGTTTACACCCTCGACTGCGGCCACGCCCGCCGAAGCACGGCTCAGCGTAGTATCGCTGGCAGCCCCAAGTTCGATTGTAGCGAATTGTGGATTAGAAGTCGTCTTAACAGCTTGGTCGAACCAATCGGCCAGGGTGGGATTGCCGTTAAGAGTGACTGTTCGATCTGCATCTCCAGTTGTGAAATTAAGGATACGGTCAGCGGTCAGGTTCGATGGCGTCTTGATATTTAGCCAATTGCTGGCATCACTATCGTGCAGAAACAGACCAGCATTAGTAGAAATGAATGCACGATTGGTCGTTAAGTCGCCGTAGATCGTTCCGGCCATAGCATAAATTTGCGACCAGCGCTTGCTGGCACTACCGAGCGTGTAGAGATTATCGCCCGTCGGCAGCATGTCATGCGGCCATGCTGTCGTTGTGGCAATGCCATTGCTGTGGATCGTCTTGTCGGTGCCGGTGCTCGAGTCCTGGATCGCCGAGCCGGTCGTGCCACGCGTATCGTTGCCGATGAACTTCCAGTGGTCGCTGCCACCCGCTTCGACGATGAGGGCAGCAGCATTAGCTCCAGCTGTAAGGTTGGAACCCGCCTCATTGAAGGAAAAGTCCCAATCACTAACGCCGGCCTTGGTATAGAAGGCCGCAGTGGCGAAGCCACCAACCGAGTTGCCAAAGGCGCGATTACGCACGCCGGCGGCGTTATAAATGCCGATCGCGCCCGAGGCGATAAGATTGCCTACCGCGTTGAGCTCACCTGCCCAATTGGAGCGCACAGCTAGCGCCGAAGAACCAGTGTTTAGGCCGCCGTAGATTTCGCTGGAGTCGACATAGAGTGCTTTGCCATCGGTGGCGTCGATACTGCCGCCGGGCGACTGTGAGATAACACACTGGCTGATGAAGGTCAGATATGGTGCAGTGCCAGCACCGAGGTTACGCAGGCCAATGGCAGCAGTATTCCAACAACCTGAGAAGTCACTTTGGTCGATATGCGTTTCTGATGCCCCGGTGTCGAGCAGCAGGCTGTAGGAGGTCGTCGGCCCAACTAGGTTCCAAACGACGCTGCCGTCGGCTATATCCTGGAAATAGCTCTTGAGAGCCGGAGCGCTTCCCGCCGTCGTGCCGGCGGTTTTGCATTGAAGAATGAACCCGCTCAGCGTAGAGGTCTGGCCAGCATCGTAGTGCGTGGAGTTAGCTCGGGCTGAAGGGGCGGTATACCCATAAGCCGGCGTCGAGACAGGCCAACTCTGGTCGCATTTACATCGTCGCATCCACAGAGCGATGCCGCGATTGTACACCGACGCAGAGCCAAGCGCGTAGGCGATGAAACACCTGTCGATGATCGTGTCGGCGGCATCATTGAGAATGCAGGACCAGCCACCAGTGATGTAACAGCGCTCAATGTTTGCATCGACGCAACCGTCGAGATGGATGGTATGGGCGCTACCGCTGATAGTCGTAATGTCGAGCGTGTTTGAAACAAAGCCCTGCCCCCCCGCGCCGAAAATGGCGACATCGCGGATATCAGGCCGACCGCCGGTGAAATGCAGCAACTTGAAGTTCGAGCCCTGGGGTGCCTGTATCGCGGTCGTAAGCCATCCTGACCCACGCATGATAATGCTATCTGAGATAGTCACACCAGAGGCAGGCGTGTGGGCCCCTGGTGGCATCCACAATTCTGAACCATTGTCAACGCAATAGTCGACCGCGTGCTGAAAAGTGTCAAAATCCGTGACACTGACAATTTCGCGATCCTTTTCTAAGATAGTACGTTCGACAGCATTAGGATCATCTTGCGAAAACGGCAGCAGGTCTGGAAGATCTGCAACATCCGTTTCACCAGCCGTACCGATGGGCACGTATCTCCATGTACGCGAGCCGTCGGTATAACTGGCAACTATCTTATAAGCTCCGCCAGCAACATGGAAGAATACGTAACCGTTACTATCCGCCGTTGCTGGATTATTTATAGGTGTAGTCCCAGCACGATCAGAGTAAATAATAGCTAACGGAAAACCTGCGGTTTCCGAGCGGACTTCAACTAATGCGCCCGGCTGGATATCACCAGCCTCGTTGACTATTGTTGCCTGCCAACGACCATAGATTGCCATGACGTTTTCTACTCTTTAGTTGACTGTCGACCCACGACGATCGTTGGGAGATCCCACCGTCGTCACATGACTAACGCCGTCAATCGCATAACCCGCCGCACCACCAACCCCATGATACCCGCCACCTAAGTCTACACCATCCTGACCAGCTAGCCCAGGCCCACCACCCGCGCCATTCGTACCACCACCCAAACCGCCAGCATCTGCCGTACCGGCCACACCGGGGAAAAAGCCTGCTCCTCCAGCGCCCGGTACGGTACCTGCGCCGCCGCCACCGCCTACAGAAGCTATAAAGAAACCACCCGTACTGCCTAGACCGCCACCGCCGCCACCGCCCCACAGCTCAGCCGTTGCAGCACTATCATCAAGCGTGATGGGTACTCGCGTATAAAGTGCAGTGCCACCTTGATATCCATCATTATGGCCGACTTGGTTACCATCACCACCAGCACCTTGAATTCTACCATAGATGGTTATGGCAATTGGGAAGCCAACCGGCCAACCCGTTTGCACATCAAAGGCCCGTAGGCTTGTATTTGCAGAGCCAACGACGACGCCCGAGTTAATGATGACAGTTAGATTGACGCCATAGACCACGTCACTGTCAGTCGGTACTGGGAAGATAGTGTTATGCAAGTCGTACAGATTGATATTGTTAATCGGCGTATCAATCGTGATGACGCGATCAATCAAAGCCGTGGCTGACTGCTCGGTGAACAGCATCTCTTCTGCTGTTATTTCATAGCGATCGGCAAAGGGCGCGACTTGTGTTATCTGTATGGGCAACGTGATTACATTGCCCATCTCATCTTGGGAACCGTGATAGCTCATCTGGTACCCACCGCCCTCGGCAGGTACTAGCACGTTACTGTTGCGCTGTATCGAAAAACTAACCTTTCTCGGTGGCGAGACGAACCTGCCCACCTGAAGCTGATTGGCACGATCGGCAGCGTTGGACCCGAAAGCCGGTATCCAAAGCGCGTAACGCTTTAGAATTACTGCCGTGCCGCTGAATGACGCAGCCTCAAGATCAGTCAGCACGGCTCCTGATCTAAAGTTATTTTGCTTGTCGAGCGGGTCACACGGGTTACGCGTGCCGTAGAAGACCCAGGACTCTGTGACTTGCTTGGTCGGCTGCTCTTGTACCTTTATGCTGCCTTGGATTATGTTGCTCTCATCGTAAGTATAGGCCGTAGTAGCAATAGCCCTCAGCACCTGCAACTGTAGCAACTGGTTTAGGTTATCCCACCAGATTATCAAGCCGGCATCTTGAATTAAGTCCTTCAATAGCTCATTGATGCCTGTGGGCTGAGCAATAAGCCGTGAGTAGAGCAAGCCTAGGTTGGTCGAAACTTCCGTATCCCACGTGCTAAGAGGAATTACGCTCACCGGCACTGCGGTATAGCCCGTCAGCAAAGTATAGGCAGCCCGAGCCGGGGTTTGCGCGTTGATGTACAAACATTGCTGCACCCTATCTTCAGAACTATGATCGGCAGCAGTCGAGCCAAACTGGGCGCGAATGATATTGAACCTATCACCCGATGTTGTGCTCCATGCAGCCCCCGGCACTTGAAAACTCTGAGCAACTCTAATATTCGCGTTGCCCTTGACCACTCGTATTTCGTCCATCCAGCCATTGAGGCTGTTGGCACCTGCAGAATTGCCGTCGCCCCCGATTGTCGGCCGGCTGGTACCATTTAAGTAGTTATTGACATCTGTATAGTCTAAACCTTGCTGCACTCCATTGAGGTACAACCGCGTAGTGCCGGAATATCTAACCAACGTGACAAAGTACCAAGTTGCAGTCGTCAACGTCGTCGCGCCGGTAATCCTATCTGCTGCGTTGGTGTGGTACACCAGCACATTACCAGCCGAGAGTTTGATGGTTGGATATAGCCCCGTCACACCTGACGGCCGGCTATCGTATAGCGTGCGCGCAACGCCCACGGCATTCAAGCGCAACCAGAAATCAATTTGGAAGTCACCTGTACCGAACGCAAAGCCAGCCGAGCCGTCGCTGCTAAGGTAATCACCCGTACCATCAAACAGAGCGCTCGCCGTACCAAACTTGAATTGTGCAGTATCTATCTGCGCGTTGCCATTAGCAGTCGTAGTATGCCCATTCCCCGAACTATCCGTGAAAGTCGTGCTGGCATCGACACCATCACAATGCAACAGCAGGGTTGTAAACGCGTCGATGCCAGGATCACGGTAGAAATTAACTATCTCCGTGCCGGCGATGTTCACATAGCCTTGCGTGTCATATTCTATACTGCCAATACCCGTTGGTGTAATCACCATAGTGAGATCGACTGCAAGAATATTAGCCAGCAAAAAGCCTGAGTTAGAAAGTGGAGCCTGAGCGCGGTCGTCGTCGGCAAACTTAAGAATATCCTGAGCCGTGACGCTGAACACATCCTTAGCATCTGGCCCATCAAAGCTATCGGTATACAAGTAACGAGTGATGAAATCAGTTATCTCATCACCAATATAGCCATGCTTCAAGCGGAAAGGTTGGGCTCGCCTGAATATCTTGCTGGCGCGAAACTTGCCCCAATGCGTGCCAACGTCGTAGAACTCGCCATAGCTCGCGCCTGGACTATCAGAAAACTTGACGACGCATTTGGCTCGCGTACCCAAATCCTGCCCCAGCGACAGCATGTTAGGCGTGTATTGGATATCAGTGATGCGAGGCTCTGCATCGAAGTCGATGGGTAAATAACTAGCTGCCTTGGCATAGCGCAGAGTTTCAGTCGTAGCACCGAAGTAGCTGCGAGCTCTAAACATACCACAGTAGGATAGGTTCACAGCTGCAGTAGAGTACAAACCAGCGTAACCCGCAGCAGTGATGGTACTACTAGAATCTATATATGATAGTTGGAATAAAGCCGGCTCGTCGCTAAGCTCACCGCGCCACACCTTGGCTCGAAGCTCAACACCATTGGCAACATCACTTACACTGATAGCGTCATATCTTATCCAGATATTTTCACCAACAAGATAGTCGAAACTGAGTGTAGCTAACGTTGAAACAACGCCAGCGTATCTCTTCTTGATAAAGAGCGAGTTGAGGCCGCCAAGTATACAATAATATCCCGAACCCGCAGCACCGACAGTTGTATCCCCACGCAATACAATGCCTGGACTAGAAGCACTACTGCCCACTCGCACCCAAGCAATGGCAGAGACATCGTCGGTTGCTGGAAACAGCGTCCAGGCAGCAAATGAGGGCACACCCGTGCTGACAGTGCGTTCGAACTTCAGGCAACGATCTATAGAAAAACCAAACGCGTTGTCCGTCAGCAAAGTATAGGCCCGCGTTGGCGGGGTGAAAGCCGCAGTCCAACGTGCGACATTAGAAATACGGAACTCGTCAATCCAGCCGAGCCAGTCTCCTCCAGCAGCCCGCTCACCTTCCCTACCAATCGCTAAGTTGTTGCTGCTATCGTTTATTGCGCCGGTGATGGCAACGGTGCTTTTTACAACGCCATCTATATACATGGTGATCACATTGCCTGAGCGAACAGCAGCAAAGTGATGCCATCCCGTATTGGTCAACCCAGTATATTGAGTGCCACTGCTACAGGCAATTACGGTAGAACCCTGCCCGACAAAGAAACTAAATTGATTGCTGACTACACGCGCGATCCTAAATGAAAGAGTTGAGGTAGTCTCTGTGCTATTGACTTGACCGGCAATGTGCCTCTGAACACCCCCAGCGCCATCGGAAGCGGCGATTTTGAACCAGCAGTCGATGGTCCAGTCACCTGATCCTAGCGTGAAATCCACATGATCGGGCGTATCGACGTAATCTCCAGTTCCATCGAACAAGCCCGATGCAGTGCCAAACTCCTTATCAGCCGTATCGAGCTGTGCATTACCGTTAGCAGTCCAAGTATGTGCCGAGCCTCCCTGGTTACTGTCAACGAATGAGGTACTAGCATCAGTACCATCCATATGAAGCAAAACCTTGGTGTAAAAATCATTGCCACCAGGGTTAAGAATACCAGATGTATCATAGCCCTGCGCTGTGACTGAAGCTTGCGCCCAATAGATAGTAAAGTTGGGGACACTCTTACCATCACGTGAATTCTCAAACCGCGTAATGCGGTAAGCGTCGAGATCCATCTCGACGAATTCAACTACCTCACCGACTATCGGGGCTGCCATCACTCTACTATCCCCTGCATGTCAAGCGTGATTTGAAACAGCTCGGGGTAGGTATGCGATATCTGTGGTATGGCATCACTCATGAGCCAAGCGTAGCCAACCTCAAGAGGGTAGCTAACGGGCGCCCACGCGAAGAAAAACGTTGCAGTACCCGAGGCATCGGCAAAGGGCTCGAAGTTCTCGCGATACCAATCAGGGCTCATGAACGCCAGCGAGCATGAAGTCTCGACCTTTTGACCGACAATGTTGCGGCCGAGAAACTGCCCGCTCTCGCTCATGCCTGACGTGACTTGCCGCTTGCGGCCATAGGGCAACGGTGTAAACGTCGCCTGCACCTTGCGCTCGCAGATTAGTAGCTTACCAACTGAGAGCACCGCCGCGCGAACCTTATCACTGGTACCACTGGCCGTCATAACCAGCTTGACAGCAACATAGATATCGGCCGTGAAGCGAAACATCAGTGGCCAGTTATTGGCCACGATAACGTCCTGTGTCACAGCCACGTATACGGGATTACCTGAACCATCTAGCGATGTCGCTCCGTACACTTGCAGTATACGGAGCCCATCGCCGAAGTTATGGCCAGCAACGGCCAAGCAATCAATCTCATCATCGTTATTGGCATCCATCCACTCGAAGAAGATGCTTTGCCCCGCCGACAACTGCTTGAAATAGTTACGACCTCCCGTTGAAGGATTGGCAAGGTTAATAGTCGGGTAGGAAGGATCCTCAACCGTAGCAAGACCAGTTGCCACATCAGCCGAGCGAATGTTAGACGTTGACACCTTGTTATCCCAAAGTATTAAGGGATTATCAGTGTCAAAACTCTCTTCACCTGGACTAAGGACCAGTGAACTTGATATAACGATCATCCGCTCCTCGTCTTCGTGGTAATCATGGTCGCGCCATTCTTCACAGCATCGTTCATGCGCTCGATCAGCGCGTTTAACTGGGTTCCCGTGTAAACCATTGCAGGATCCACACCCTCGATTGTGATTGCCTGACTAGGAGGTGTTGGGGGCGTGGTTGACGATGCGGCTGTTGCAGTAGTTGAGCCAGTACTCCCACCACCAAAACTGCCACCAGCCCCTCCACCACCACCACCAGCATTACCTATCTGCAGTGCGCCAGCAGCTATGATGCTAGCTATCTGAATAGCGCCCATAGCTTTGACAAAGGTGTAATACCCCCAATTAGGAGCAGGAGGCACAGCAAGTGCTTGCATAGCTGCCGCCTCATTCGCCATGTAAGCTTGCGCAACGGCCACGGCCGTATTGACCGCAAGTCCGGCGATAGCAGCAGCCTTGTTCTTCTGGCCCATGATTTGGAATACGTTCGCAATTCCTGTAGCTGCCGCAGTTGCAGCATTAAAGCCGATCATGAATTGCTGGCGCTGGATATTCGCGATGGCAATGTAACTACGAGCATTCTCCATCTCAAACAGCCGATTAGCTTCTACAGCTATCTCTTGCTTGTTGCTAAGATAAATTTGAAGCTCGGTCAACCGACGGGCAAAACTTTCCTTTTCTAGTTGCTCTTCGCCAACCAAGCTTTCACGAATTGATTGAAACTGACCAGCGGCCTGCGCAATTTGCAACTTATCGCGCATGGCCTTAGTCTCATCCTGAGTTAATTCCTTACCTGTAGTCCTAACTTGGTTGGCAATCATGTAGAGTTTGTTCAATACTTCTTGCTCATAGGTAAGGAATTTACCCAACTCTATCTCTTTATCCAAATCAGCATTGATATCTTTTAATGTTTTCGACCGGGCAATTTCTTGCTCAGCTGTTAGCTTCTTCCCGGCAGCTATATCTATCTTATCTTGTAAATCGGCAATGACCTTCCAATTCTCTATTTGCCGACGCTGCGTATCTTGCAATAATGTTGCCCAACCAACCTGCGCCTTGGCCCGATCAGCTAATTCTTTAGCATACGTGTTAGCACTGGCTAGTTCATTCTTCCACTGAACAGTCTTATCTTCAACCTTTGGCATAAAACCAGCTATGTATGAAATAGCATCACGTACCTTACCAAGTAAGAATACGATGCCACTACTCGCCCCAAGCAATTGATCTAGTCTAGCGAATGCATCACCAAACGCAGTCAATGCTTGACTAGCCGAACTTAGAATAGTTGGTTGTTGCAATGTTGCTAAGTGAGCTTCGTATGCCAAGAAGATCTTATTAACTTCTTCCACAGTAACGCGCGTACCGATAGCTGATTGCTGTAAGGCAGCGTAGCTCTTAGTCAAATCTCCTAATGATTTCTGACTGGTTAGCGCAGCCGTAGTGATAACTGTGAAAGAGTTAGCTACCTGATTGCTGATACTGCTAACTTCTGCCAATGAGTTTTGCAAAGTTGCAAACTGGGTAATGCTGGATACAATAGCTAACACAACTCTAGATAGCATCTGAGTAGCAAGATTGCCCATCACCGTACCTAAGGCAATCGTAACCGGACTGACGCCAAGCATGCCGGTCGTCAACTCGCGCATGTAGCGGCCAAGATTGCCACTACTGCCGCCTAAGTCATCGGTTGGCTTTTTAAGCTTGGTGACGCCAGCCCCGGCTTTCTCCATCGAGTTAGTTAGATTAGTGACGTTGGCAGTTAGCCCCGTCATATTCTTAGCTAGCTCTTCGACATTCCCCTTCAGCGAGTTCAGGCTAGGGCCTAGCTTGCTTACATCTATTTCTACTTTAGTAGTCAGTGAGGCTACTTCCATAGCGCGTTATTCTCCACCCGGTACGTAGGATGTGGCAGTACGAATGTTACCGCCGATTGCAACATAAACTCTATCCGCAGTATTGATAATGGTTGGCGTCATGAAGGGCCTAGGCGCTACTCTACCCGTACCAAACTCTAGCCAAGATGACTTAGGATCATTGCTAGAGAGTACCACCGTGCGGCTGTATTGATTGCCACGAAATACCACGCTGAGCCCGCTAACGAGCGCGCCGGTCTCACTAGCGGGAGCTTCTCCCGGCGCGCTGGCTTGGTGACTGCCGTACATGCGACCAGTCTTAGGCGTGTCGAGTATGAGGCGGCGAGCTTCAGCAATCAGTATCTCGCCCGTGCGGCGCAGCCCACCGTCAACGCCGGCCAATATACGGGCTTGAGCTTGATCGCCCTTCCAAACAAACTTGACTTGTACGACTGCCACAGCCTACCCCCAACTAACGTCTGATCCTGACTGGACTTCGTGTATGCTTACTCCCAAACATTGCATCAAAAGCAGCAGGTGTCATTGGCGTAGGTTTACCACCAGCAGTGACAGGCAGCAATTTTACCTTTGAAGCATCCTGTTCTGCTTGGCGCTTCACTTGCCATGGAGCAAGTGTTGGCTCGCTTGAACCGTGGATAGTCTTCAGCATTTCTAAATGCCCACGCTGCGCTAGCAGTATTGCATTGACATCGCTATGCAGCACTTGTTCTTCGCTCCAGTAAAGCCAACCTAAGGCAAACTCAGCTAATCCATCGTACCAGTTCTCAAGCTGAGTAAGCCGGTCGCGCATTAACTGGAGCTCTTCCCGTTTCCCATTGGCTCGTTACCATCGGCCTCTTCCTTATCGAGATTGAGGGGGCGACCGCCGCGCATGAGAGCGATGATATACTTCTGACACGTCAAGGCGAAGGCTCCTGTGTCATCAGTAAGCCCAGCGCCGAACACCTTATCCATAAACTCCTTGCGCTGGCGAGCACTCTGATACGATGGGCCAAGGCCGAGCACCAGTACATCCTCTACTGCCTGCACGTCGAGCCGAGCCAGCTTGTCGATAACATCCTGCAAGCCACCGTACTTGCTACTGAGCACGCGCATGGCGTTGATAGTTGGCTTCATCTCGAAAGTGTGGCCATCCAACTCGAAGGTTACGTTACCTTGCCCGAGCTTTGGCGCGGTACTCAGTGGATTGGTGGTGGCGTCTTGCATTGGCATGGGGTTTGTTCCTCAGTTTCTAGGTCTTATTCGCTTTCGTTTCGCTCGCCGGCCACTTGCAGGTAGTTAGGGCGCCCGAAAGCTTGGCCGGTCCAAAGCATGCGATAGCGTGGCAATAACTGATTGACTTGCATAGTAACAGTGGTAATATGCAAACCTGCTTTACGTTTTAACCTCAGGAGTTTGCAATGCCCCGCCTCAAGTCAACCCGCCTTTGTTCTATTCCTAAATGTAATCAGAGACATCGAGCATTGGGATACTGCAACAAGCACTACCAGAAATACAAAAAGCTAGGAGATCCACTAGCTAATTTACCTAGAAGACCTACTTCTAAGTGGTTAAAAGAGCATTATCGTTATGATGGAGATGAATGTCTTATCTGGCCATTCAGCCTACTACCAAATGGATATGGACAGTGCGCTAATTACTTTGGAGTAGGCAAAGGCGCACATAGAAATATGTGCTACATGGTTCATGGTAAGCCGCCAACTCCAAAGCATGAAGCTGCGCATAGCTGTAAACAAAATAGAGCTTGTGTACACCCCAAGCATTTAAGCTGGAAGACAGCTAAAGAAAATAGAAAGGATAAAGTTAGACATAATACGCACAGGCGAGGCGAGCGTTGCCATCTAACAAAATTAACTGAGGCGCAAGTGAAACAAATAAGAAAATTGCAAGGACAGTACACGATGTATGTCCTTGCTGAAAGATTTGGCGTTAGCTACGGAGCAATCAACAACATCATGCTCCGACGTTCATGGGCATGGTTAGCTTAGTGCGAGGCTGAGACTCTCACAATGTTGGAATTCACACCAAGGTTTGCAGATAATTTAACGACATTGTTGGCACTGTCTAGCTTCTCCTCCACCGACATGATCTTGGCGATGAAGTAGCGGTAGCTGGGTGTGCCGCCAAGCGGCGCGTCGTTGAACTCTACCTTGAACGCGTAATCGTTGGGCGTGGCTTCGGCTGCGCGCAGGGCAATCTGGCCGACGTCTTCCCAGTCAATGCCGATCACTAGGTCCATACTGCCGGCATTGCGCGTGCCCTTCAGCTTCTGGGTACGAGTTTCGCCGATGGCATCGAAGGTGATCTCTGCGCTCTTGTCACCGAACGAGCCCATATTCTCAACCCAGCTAATCTCCACCCAGCTATTGCCTGAGAAATCAGCGAGCACGAAGTCATCGCTTTGGGCAGACATCGACTGCCCGATTGAGATTTTACTACCTGCTGTTGCGAAGATGCCAGCCATGTCCCTCGTCCCTTCCTGATTGCCTAGCTACGAAGTGCAGCCAGCTCGATTGCCAAAGTCACTGCCATTCCCTTATTTTGGTCATCTGCGAAGCTAGGCGCTGGCCCCGTGGCAGTGATCTGCACTACTGTCCAACCTGATACCACTATAGCCTGACGGTTACGATGGAACAAGTCGCGGGTCAGTAAGGCCAAGGCAAAGGCTTTCCTCGCGTTGTCGGGTGTGTCATTGGCAGAGTAGGCCATGATTGCTCTGGTAAACGTGGGGCGAAAGTCATTCACCCCATCATTGTCCAGCACGCCCATATCTTCTGACACGATCATCATAGGTAAGGGTGCATCGGTCGGCACTGGCCGCAGCGTGTACACTGGAAAGCTACCTTTGTAAGCCGGCAGCAAAGCAGTGATCGAGGCGTTGCCGACGATGGCACTCCTTAATGACTGTGACAGATCTGGGCTCGCAGCCGTCATGGCCGTTACTCTACCGGACTACCCTTACGCATTGAGCGCGCCGTACTTCTTCAACAAGATGTTGGCCATGTAGCGCGTGCCAGCGGGTGCGCCGGCATCCAGATCGTTGCCGTACTTGCCGGTGGCCCAGTTCAGCCAGTAGAACGCGAAGTTGGGCATGGTCCCAGAAATCACGTAGTAGTTGATCCCAAAGCACACTACGAATTGCATAACCTTGTCCTCTCTAGGTCGGTGCTGCTATTTCGAAGCATTGCAGATTGATACTGGCACTTGCCGGGTCAATCTCCAACACCTTGCGAACCATGTGCCACTGATTGCGAATATAAATCTTGTCATCCTTCAGTGGCATAGTGAAAGGCACAGTGAGGTTAGCAATGAGCATGATCTTAACGTCGGTATTCGGAATGTTGTTGAACGTCGCGTAATAGGCTGAGAAGCTTTCGCGTATACCCTGCACCTGATAGGTCAACGGCGTGCCCGCAACCCTATCGCCATCACTACCCACCGTCGTAGATACCTCACGTCGTAGCGTGCCGGTCATCAGCTTGCCATTAAAGGCGCTGGCGACGATGTTAGCGATTTCAGTTGGCAGCAGGGATGTCATTCAACAACTCCTGCCACTTCGCTTCAGCGATTTGTATCAGCTTGGGGAAACCAGCGCGCGGTGGGAACGAGGTGTTGTGCGCCTGAAGCCACAACCGCAGCTCGTCCATCGTCAGCTCTTCGAATACAGGCTTGTTCGGCGCTGACAAGCGCGGGGCTTCGTCCTGTGCCGTTTCATCGAACGGAGCCATCTTGATCCAGCGGCCGTTGTAAAGCAGTTCCAACAGCTTGGCGTTGACTGTGGTCTTGTCGAACGGTTTGCCCGCCGTAACCTTGTTCATGGCCACGCGACCGCTCTTTACACAAATGAATTGGCGCGAAGCATCGAAGGGCTCGCGCATCCGACCACCGAACTTGGCTCTTGGGGGGAAGTACATTGTGATTTCCGTTTTGTTGCAGGTGCTAGTTAGTAGATGGGCGAGGGGTTGCCCAAGGAACTCAACCCCTCGCCCGTTAACGCCCTAACCCCCAATCATCAGGGCGCCAAATTGTCCACGGCCTTGCTGAAGAACACGCCGAGGTCCGAAGAGACCACCCGCATGTCCCAAGCCATACGGCCCTGGAAGAAGTCGCTATGCGCACGCGCCTCGCGGCCACGTTCGATCACGCCGCCAAGCTGGTTGGTGAAACCCGGTACGAGGCCGGTCCAGCTAAAGGTGGCGATAGCAGTCGGGCTATCCAGCGCGGGGTTCGGGTCGATGTAGCACAGCAGCATCGACTCCTCGTCCGCAATGAACTGGAAGCTGTCGGTAGCGCCTTCCGCAGCCGAGTTGTAAACGCTGCGAGCGACCACGAGGTTGTCCACCTCGAACAAGCTGGCAAGAATGCCATCGTCCGCAACACCGGTCTGCGTGTACTTGATCCGGTCGGTGATGTCCGGGTGCGAACGGAGCACCCGCTTCACTGCCGAGCCGAGCACCAGCGTATTCGGGCGGTAGCCCGTGTTCCGCATGATGCGTTCCTTGGCTGCGTCGATCACGTCGATTGGCGTCGAGGCGGGATCGTTGAAGTTCAGGAACTGGTTGGTACCCGGCGTCGAGGTACCCCCGAGGTAATCGACGGCCCAGATACCGGTAGCAAAGAACCGCTGACACCACATGCGATCCTGCTTAATCATGTTCTTCTGCGTCAGCAGGGTCGTCGCATTCTCGTCGAGCCGGATCGGGTCGTCGGCATTCGAGCGCTGGCGGTCATCGACCGTGTGCTCCAAGCCGTACTCGATCGCGGTGTAGGTGCCGCTGCTCACCTTGTAGCCAGCCTGTTGCGGGCGTCCGCCGAGGGGACGGGGCTGAACCTCATCCCTCCAGAAGTAGCCACGGTCGTAGGTGACGTACAAGTCGGTCTGCTTCAGCACGGGGATCTGCGACGATGCCCGCTGGGCAACGAAGTTCGCTTCGTCCTGCACGAAAGCTACCGAGAAGTTTGTGAGGTAGCGATCCACGTGGAGCGCGCCCTCGATGTTGGTGGCGGTTGGGCTGTTCTTGCTCATAGCCCCGAAGATATCGGCGCCGCCAGCCTTCAACGTCATTACATCACTCTGTTTCATTTTCAGTTCTCCTGTGCCCCTCTGTGGCGCTACGTTGTTAGATTAGCCGATCATCGCCACAGCAACGAGCACGTTAGCGGCCCCTGCGGTCTCCAGCGTCACGCCGACTGGGTTGGTAGTGCCTGGAGTAATCTGCCCGTTCGTGGTTGCCTGCACACGCGTACCTGCAGGAATGGCGCCGGCAGCGCTTATCTTGGCAATGCCGCCAATCTGAATGCTGGCAGGCCCATACCGGCCGGCAGTAGCCGACAGCGGAACCTCGATGATTGGCCCGAGGGCCTTTTCTGCCGAACCGGCCAGCACCACCGTACCGTCCGCCTGAAGCTTGACGAGCCGATTGAGGCTGCCCGTCAAATCTGCCCCAGCCTCGCAGGCCCAGGTCAGGCTCTCATGTACCTTGAAAGTTGCCATGCTAGTCTCCTATCTAGGAATTAGTCGTGACTTGATTGCAAAGGGTGCTGGTTAGTTTGCCTCCCCCTGCCAAGCATCGAAGCCCTCTGGGTCTTCCATGCGTGCCTTGCGCATGGCTTCCTGACGCTTCATGCCGCCCTGCTGGAGATCGGTAACGCGCTTCTCGAAGCTGCTACCACCCGAGCTCTTGAGCGTTTCGACCGTCGTGGCGCGCGTGCCAATACGCTGGAAGGCGAGCGAGGCGGTCTTGTTGGCCGCTGCGAACGCATTCTTGGCGTAGGTACGCTGAGCCTCTGGCATGCTTTCGAGCGACTTGAGGAAAGCAACCTTGTCCTCAGTCTTGCCCGGCAGGTGCGCCAGCTCGGTCTCGGCACGCTTGGTCAGCTCGACCTCTTCGCGCTTCTCACGCTCGACCTTGAAGTCCTTCTCGAGCTGAAGGGTGCGCGCCTGACTGGCCTTGAGCACGGCAAACATGCTGTCGCCCACGACCGACTTGAGGATCGTCTGGCCCTCGATAGCGAGGATCTCATCGCTGGCGATGGCCTTCTTCACCTCTGTAAGCCGGGCCGACTTGTCGAGTGCCAGGAACTTCTCCTTCGAGGCATCGTCCTTGCAAATGTTGTCGTAGTGCTCGCGCTCGTCGCCGGTCAGCTCGGCAACCTTCCTGGCAACAGCCAGCTCCTGCTCGGCCTTTTCACGGGCCTTCTTCTCCGTCGCCGCCGCTTTGGTCATCTCGTCGACCTTGGCAGACAGTGCATCCAGCTGCTTCTTCACTTCTGCGCTGGCGCTGGCTCCAGCATTTTTGTTCACAACCATGTTGTCCTCGTCCTTCTCTGCTTGAACCAGGGCCTTACTAACCGCCCCTTCTACTTCTGGCATGGCGGTTTTAAGGCCGGCCAGAAACCCTTCGACGCTAGTACGCAGCATATTCTGCCTAGTAGCGTCATCTACGTCTTGATCTGCGATAATCGAGCGAAGCGAAGTATCCAACGCGCTAATCAAAGGCCACGCGGCCGACATCATATCCTGATATTTCTTGTCGGCCTCGTACGTGTCGAGCACTTCGGTAAACGTCATTGCGCCATCGGATGGATCGATATAACGCTTGAGAATTTTACCAACTAGCCCTGGCGGTGTCTTGTCCTTCGCCGGTGCCTTACCCTTGCCCTTTGGAGGCGCCTTCTTGGGCTTCGCCGCAGCATCAACAGCGGCGTGAGCAGCAGCAGTATTGTCAGGATGAGGATTGGCAACAGCATTGTCGATGGCGTCGTGAGCAGCACTAGCAGCATCGGCGCCATCAGGGCTATCTGTACCATCACCATTGTCGGCCCCCTCTTCTGCATTAGGGTCAGTGTTATCGGCCCCGCCCGCGTCGGCATTTAACTCGTCTGCCATCTGAGCCGCTGGGTCTGTCCCATCAGGTGCCGGGTTCGAGCCGTCATCCTGCAGCGGGTTCGGCATGTCGCCAGGGTGGCTATCCGGATACGCGATATGCCATGCATCGCGCAAGCGATTGAGCACGTCGTCGATGGCGTCGGTCGGAATGTGGTACTTCTGGGGCTTCACAGCGCCGCCGTTAGTGCCATCAACCGTCGAGGCTGCGTTGACGTTATCGCCAAATGCATCGATGGCCTTATCCAGTCGAGCCTTCGAAATGTCGCCACCGGGCTCTTCGGTCAGCAACAACTTCCAGGTCTTGGTGTCCTTTGGGTCACCAACGTAGGCGAAATCCTCAGCCGGGTAGTCAAAGCGACCAACACTCTTCGTGATCGACTTGCGTTTCATGATCGCCATGACGGCTCCTTGCTGAGCTGGGACGTCAACAGTTGAGATTTCGCTGAGGCGAAACCTACGCATGATGTTCTTTTTAGGCGCAGCCACCTAACTCTCCCTACTCGACTTCTTCATCAACTAGGCGATGACCGCCAATGCTGAAGCCGGTAAGGGTACCGTCTTCAAAGTCCTTCAACACCTTCTTGTCGGTCGGCTTCACGCCAACCATCAAGCCTGTCGTGCCAGACTTCAACCCCATCGCCTTAGCGATCTCGGTTGTCATCGGCCATGCAAACACAACCTCGCCGGCCTGCTTGCCCTTGTGCATGACCTTCATGACACGGTGCTCTTCCATAAACTTGGTAGCAGCTTCGAGCATCGCGTCTTCTGGTATGTGGTCGCCCTGCAAATCGTAGTATTCTTCACCGCCGACCTTGCTGACGATAGCCCAACCAAACACCAAACCTAGGTTCTTCAGGAATTTGAATACGCCTAGGTTTGGCTCGGCGGCGCCCTTCTCTGTAATGCTGTCGGCCCAACTACCATCGTCAACCTCTTCGAAAATTTCAGGACCCAGCTCGATTGGCCCCGTGTAGGGTTCAACCTTACTAAGATCCATGCTGCCAACATCGTAGCTAATGCTAACATGAGGACTATAGTCAGGATAATCCCAACTACAACCATGAACTTTACAAAGCTCATTGAAGCGCCGATCAAGACTGGGACTTGCGAACTTGAGTACTACTGCCCCCTTGTCCCCCAAAGGCTCGACTACTCGGCCACGCTGGCTCTTGATGACAACGCTGTCATCATCCTGCACAGGCCAGTCCACAGCATCGGAACTATGTGCGACCGTAACATGCATGTCGTGCGGCTGTAGGGTTTTCTCGAACCCCTGCGACTTGGCCCACTTGATGATGTCAGCTGCATTCTCGACATTGCGTCGGCCGTACAGGGTAGCATTCTTGACCTTGTGTATCCAGCGCGTGCCACCACTTGGCTTCTTGTACTGCTGGCTGACCGCCGACCAAGCCGAACGAAAGGCAATCTCCTCCGACTTTCCACCTTGTAGCTGGGCGTTGACCACCCTGCGAAACAGGGTTTGCGCCGCCACAGGTAGCGGGTTCTTCACACTTGTCGGAAGATCTTGGTTTCTGGCATACGGCACTGTGGTTACATCCCTCGGCCCCAAGCGTTCTATTTAGAAAATGCCTCGTGCGCTTATAAGGCAAGAGCAAAGCAAATGCAACACGGAGGCACCAACAATTTTAGTGCTATCCTTGAGTTATACAACTACCATCTAAAGAAATAATCGTGACCGTTTTGCACGCCAGTACACGTCATGCCAAGGTCCGTGAGAAAGCCAATCGCCCGCTTCATCTTGTCGAGCTTCTCTTCAACGATCACAAAAGGCTTGCAGCGCATGATTGTTTCGCGCGCACCAAGCAGGCCCGCGTACTCATGCCCTTCCAAATCCAGCTTCAGTAAATCGAGCTGGTCGAGCTTGAGGCTATCGACCGCCATGCATGGAAAGTGCTTAGGCTCGCCCCGCGACTTGGTGTGTGGGTGAGCTGCCCATCCAACTGCCCGTGGCGTCATGGCAAGCTGACCGGCCTTATCACTAAGCGCCAACCTGTACAGATCGAGGGCTCGATCAGACCCGCGCTCAGGGCCGTACACCTCAGTATTCTTTTCCAGGCAGGCAAAAATGTGCGGTATTGGTTCGAAGGCAATTACCCGCTTGAAGTAGCGGGCCAGATGAATAGTCCAAATGCCGACGCATGCCCCGCCATCTATTGCAACGTTCAGCCGACTACCGCAAGCCTGCACGACTTGCTGGATATCATCGTATTGGTAGCTGGGCAGCCCATTGATAAATGGGCCTTCGAGCCAACGAGTCTTAATCTCATCAGGACTCCACACACCGTTTACGTGCTTCATTTATCATTCTTCCGGTGCAACGTACTTAGGAACATCGGGTAACGGTACGTTCTGACCCGAAAGTGCGTGTGTGCTATCCTCACAAAACTTAATAATTCCATTGTGGATGAAATAGTGACACACTATCGACTTGCCGCACATCTGGTAATCTATCTTTATTGATGGACCAAAGGTCGGTTGTAGCATGTTGCCATCAAATGTCCACTTAGCGCCGTTAGTAAACGGATGTTCTACTGCGATTGCATGCATCTCCTCACAGCCAGGGCACCAATGCATCCAGCCTGCATCGGCATGCTCGGCACCCTCAGTATTAACACAGCCATCCTTACCTACCTTCGTACAGTAGGTATAGCGCCGGAGTTTTATAGCTTTTGCCATTTAGATACCGTCGTTGTAGTCGAACTCGTCGTTGGTGACGCTCTGGGTCTTCCTATCCGTCGTCACGCCGGCACCAAAGGCTTGCCCGATAACTGCTGCTGTAGCGCCGCACATATACTTGCCGACCAGTTCCTGCACAGGTATCGGGAAGCGAGCATTCTGATCGTAGTAGTTCTCGAGCCCCGGCCGAAAGTAGGTCAAGCTCACCGAACCCGCCTTGATTATCTGCAACCCTTGGCCGTTAGGCGTTGTCGTGCTCTGCACGTTGCTGCCAGCCATCAACAGATTGGCAAGCTCGATGCAGCCATCGACAATATCGGTAGGCACGACATTGTCCTCTACACCGTCTATACCTGTATCAGTGCGCGGCCACTGCAATGCTTGGCCGCTAGTCATAGTCTTCTCACCTACCCAGCACTGCCTATCCATCGTGCGGGTAGCCGTAATCAATGCTTGTGCCTTCTGAGTTTCAGTCGCCGCTGCCCATGCCGTGGCGCTGAGCATGCCAGCAAGATACATATCAGCATCGCCAACACTTGCGTAAACGTCGTACAGAGTGGAGTCAATCGCAACTACAGTCATGCGTACCCCCGATTATTTGCTAGCCGCTGTGTTACGCGGCAGCCGTTGCATTTCTGGACTTTGCTTTGGATTACCCTGCGCATCTACCTCACCTGTACCGGGCGTGTGTGGATCAACGCTGTTAGCTGGTGGCAACACCTTGGGCAATGGTGCCGGCGGCTGGTTTGGGTCGTTAGGATCAGCCGTCAACACCTCTTGCTCGGGTTGAAACTTGGTACGGCTGACGCCGAGCATGTCGCGCACGTCATTGACGACGGGATCATCCGGCGCGAGCGTTGCACCACTCTGGCTCAAGCGGGCAAGCGTCGTGGCAACCTCGACAACGTCCTTCGGGGCTATGTTCTCAGCTACGAGGTGAGGCCTAAGCCTATCATCAAAGCCGTTAAGCGCCCACAATGGAGTAATGATATCATGTTGCATAGCAGCTACGATGGTACGGAGCACGCTGTTGGCAATCAGATAGACATTTTGCGACTTATCTGAAGCCACGGCCTTTGCACCGCCAGCCGTACCGCCCCCGAGCATGAGATGCTCGATGCCCATGATGCGCGCCATTTCACGTTGGATGCGATCAATCGCAGCGCTGATCTCGCTCAGGCCCAAGGCTGGGCCGCTCAGCAGGTCCAAACTCCACTGCTTTTCGCTAGAAACTACCGGGCCGCCAGCCGTGATGGTCGTAAAAGTCTGGCTATCCAACAGCAGGCCGGTATCCGACTGCTTGACCTGGGTTTGGACCATATCGACCATACCCTGGACCAACCGTGCGCCTTCCTCAGCCGTCATGTTGCCGGCCTTAACCGCCTGATTGATGGCCGACAACGGCGCCCGACCTACGGGAATACCACGCAAATCCCGCTCATAGGCCCGCACCTCAAGCTCAAGAAAGCGTCGCAGCCGCGAGTATGGCTCGACCAAATGCCGAAAGACCCCCAAACCCTCGGGGCTATCGGTGAGGTTATCTTCCTTCATATAAACCAGCTTGCTTCTAGGCAAGCCTAGCAATGCATTGTTCTGTGGATTGCGCTGAAAGCAGCCCAGCACGTGGCCAACCTCATCCACCGCCCATTGCTCGATGGTATGCTGTGGCCGCACCTCAATGTCAGAAATGCCGATCAGCCCGTCGATTGACCGATGCTCGGCAGTCCACTCTTGAACGCTAAAGCCATGAAAGCGAAACATGCCGGCCTGTCGCACGATGTTAGGCCAGGGAGTATGCGTATTGGCCAGCACATCGTTCACGAAGTCAGCCATATCCTTCGCTTCACTACTAGCGTCGGCAGGCTGGGCCGTCCATTTGGGGTTTGAAATCAGGTTGAGGAAATAGTGAACGCCGGCCGCTACCACGCTGGCGTTTACGGCTAGCTCGCTCGAGAGTATCCAGCGCTGCCGGCCATGCCACTGTGACGAGGCATCCTTATTCTGAATGTAGCCGCCCCAAGTGGCAGTACCAGTAGAACCCTGAGTTTGGTAAGGCGTTGGTAGAGGAAGTTGCGGTGCGCCCCAGAGGCTTCGACCCCACTTCCTGAGTTGATCTATGCTTAGTGGATTTGCCATCCGTCCGTGACCCCTCAAGAGCGCCCAAAGTTTATTTTGTGCGCCAGACTAGCATAAAGCTGTCTCGCGAACAACCTGCCTAAGCCCTGATAATCATTGGAGCAACAAACGTGGAATTAGAAGCCATCATATCGGTTGGCACTGGCCAGCTCGCTATGACCACGGCTTCTGCAAGGTTAGGTGACTGTCGATCATGCTCGGCCTTTACAATCATGAGCTTCATCTTGGCCGATTTAGCCGTCGTCGCCTGCACTTGGCACAGCTCGTCACGCAGCTTGTGAAGCAAACCAATCTCAATGCTCTTAGTCTCAATGCAAATCATCTCCTTAACGTCAAACTTCTCACCGTTGACCACCGCGCGCCACGTATTATAGAATAGCCTGCCTACGTGGGTCCACGCCTGCGCCTTCATGTTCGCGTAGTAGTCCTTATTCATCATGGACTTTTCGTCGTTAGGCACAATCCGCCCAAAGGGATTAAGTGGGGTAGCACCTGCATTCCATGGCACAAGAGTGAGCGAAGCTGGAAACAGATTGTCGTCGGCTAGCCTGAAACACTCGGCCTTGACGCCGGCGCCGACGCCTAGACAATCGTAGTTCAACGTGCAAGGCAAAAACGACTGGCACAAGCCAACGGCCATTCTTGCAGTTATGGCAGTGTCGCGAACGGCCCACGTGTTCAACGCCTTTACGGTCTGAGCCATCTTGATCGCGCAGGCGTTGGCAGCTTCGCCACCATCGGCAACGTCTAGCCCGCCGTAAGTGTCGCCATCATCCATCGTGATGCCTAATTTCTCATTGGCATTGCAGGCGGCCTCAAACCACTCCTGCTTGATGATGGCGCCTTGGGTCACGGCAGCGTAATCGCGACCGATCTCGCGCGCGTACACGTGGCCGAGCCCTTTATCCTCAAACATTTTCTTGCGCTTGGCCGCCCACTCGGCGTTCTTTTCAGGGTGATCGCGCCAGTCGAGCAAAAACACATTGGCGCGCTCGGTCTGTATCTTTTTGCCGGGCGCCCACTCTATCCCAGCCTGCCGAGTTCGATGGAAAACAGTACCAGGAGCACTAACGCTGCTAATGTCAATGCGCACACGAGTATTTTCACTGAGCGAGCCTTCCACTGCATCGGGGCGCTCCAAGTAGGCTGCCTCGTCAACGAAGTACACCCTGGTTCTACCACCTCGCCCGATGTTGTCGCCAATCTCACCGACAATCGACGAGCCGTTGTCGGGGTTGACGACCCGCTTGAACATCAGGTTCTCGTCTTTGAACTTCTTGGGCTTGAATATCGGCGGCATGCCGCGAATGACCATACGCACTTTCTCAAAAATGCTGCTGGCATCGCCAAGCCGGTCGAGCTTCTCGCTGTTTGCCGAGCCCCACCCGATGGCCGAGCCCGGTATGAACTTCCACATCCAAACCGAGTAGCCCACGCCGCACCACGTCGCGCCCATATCACGCGACTTTTCTACAAGCCCGGTGCCTTCCTCGACCACGCAGGCATGAAAAAACTGTATCAGCTCCTCTTGCCGCTTGAACAGCACGAAGGGAAATCGCGTCGGCAGGCCCCGGCCGGCGTTGCGGGGCTCATAAATATCTACCCAATGGCACACAAACCTGACGGGATCATTGATGTACAAGCTTTCGATCATACTTGGATCGTCGTTAAACTTGCTCATCATCCGATGGCGCCAACGCTGCACCATCACGTAATCGCGTGTGGGCCATTCCTCATGCGTCAAGGCATGAGGCTCAGGCGGATCGACCTGATTTGGTATTTTGCCGTCACGAAAGTTCATCTCATCTCTAATTTCGGCCAGCACGGCCTCCAGCAACACAGGATCAGCCTTGCCCAAAAAGTCGTCTTCGACTTGGGCGGTGTTATCTACTGTATTGCCCTTTAGCTTCTTACGTGCCATCACTTTCCTCGGGCTGCTTTACCAACTCAATCTCTTCAGCCTCGACCGCGTCCAACCTTCTCAAGCTTTGGTTAGGCGTTAAGGCTGCCTGCAATACCTGCATCAGCTTGCGGAGTTGATCGGTACTCATACCGCGAATATCGCTGATGTTGATTTGGCCGGGAACATTAGGGTTCTTAGCGGAGTCAGGATCACGCCCCCATAGCTCGGGATTGCGGTTAATCATCCAGAACTTAGCTGCGTTGAAGTTGCGTGGTACTTGCTCCTTATACCTGATGATCTTATGCCCCTCACCCTCCTGATTAAATATCTTGACTGCGGGTATCTCATAACCGACAGCCATCTCGTACATGCTGCGCATGACGTTGGCATCGACAAGGCTGGCCTGCCGACTTATGACGAGAGCTTGAGCAAACTCGGGGTAGCAGGTCTTCCACATGCGCAATACGGGCAACGTGGTTTTGAAGTACGTCACCAATTCCTTTTCCGTCGCGCCGTTGAGTACCTGAGCAGCAGCTTGCTGAGGATAATCCTCCTGATACTCGTGAAACAGCCGATTAAAACGACCGTTGCCGAAGTTCTGACGAATGGCGCCTTCAGGTTTCGGCTTGGCAATGCGCTTGCCTACCTGCTCGATAGGAATTTCCTCAGGCTCGACTAATCGCTCGAAGCTGTCGTGAGCTCCGTTAAGTTTGGCCGGTAACAGACGCTTGCGCGGTAGCGGCTTTGCCTTGGGCTTTTTCTCTCGCGGCATTAAACATTCTCCTCGCACGTTCTACTGAAGCCAAACCCCCACTACCCGGCCGGCAAACCACCGTGCTCATGTATGGGCTAGGTTTCCACCTCCGCTGCCCCTCAAGCTTGGTGTGCGGAAACCTACTGTAATCGAAATACCCCCTATGCTTCTTGTACCATCGCTTGACTAGAATAAATGTTTCCAACGGGCACCAAGGCAATGTACCTAATGCCTTGCGGTTGCCGCTGACTATGAAAAAGAAGTCGTTGATATGAAACTTCTCCTCTGTACCCCTGTACATCGTGTAGAGCACGATGTTTTGCGCCGTACCGTACTGTGGCAACGGCAGCGGTACGACCTTCTTGCTCTGTTTGCACAATTCGAGCCATTTGGGATGTATCGTTATCTCAAACGAGGCGTAGGGGGTCTTCGCGTGGTGCTTGCTTATGTTAGGTGTCAGCTTCAGTTGTGCAATAGGGGGCGGCAAATCTAGGTCTGGCCACGTCACGGCGAGCTGCTGCCACAGCCTTATCCCGTCCCACAACGCCTTATGGTAGACAACATGGGTTACGTTCATTTGCTTGAAGATGTTACGGTACATCTCCGCGTAGGTGCGAAAGCGAACCGGGTTGCCGTAGTAAGTAGCCTCTCTAATCAAGCCAAACAGAATGGTCATGTCCATGCCGGTCGGTATGCGCGGCTCGATGCGAATTCTGGGTGGCTTACCAGCACCGAGTAGGTCAGGGCACTTAGGCATCCAATGCATGATGACCTCTTTCTTCCAGTTGCTGGGCTCAACGCCCGCACTGCCTGGAAGTGTCACCTCGTACTTGGCTCCGGGCTTTTTACCGTATCGCCAAGTCCTTTCAACACGGCAATCCCGAGCCAGCGGTTGCGCCATTAGCTGACGAAACAGATGTACTCGGTTTTTCTTGTCACCATTCTTGAGGTTGTACTTGGGTTTGTCCATTGGCTCACACGACTAGCTGCATGAAGGCGACAACGTTGATAGGTCTCGACCCCCGACTGTATGCAACCAACCCCTGCCAGTATCTAAACCTTGCCCCAAGTTGCTTCTGCGCGATCTTGCGCATGCTATAGCCCGTATTCCACACATCATCCACAACCAGCACTGTATTGGCTTTGGGCGTGATGTGTGGCTTGAGTAATTCTGCCAGGATTAACCCGCCCTTTGGCACACCGATCACCTTGCCAAAGGGTTGCAGCTTGGGAAGGCACGCCTCGACTATAACCTTCCACTCAGGCGCGAGCATGTAATCACACTCGATCTTGAAGGGTACGGGAAAACCCGCTGCCCCAATGAACTCGCCCGGCACAAGCAACATCGGCACTCTCCACCCTTCCTATACGTTGACGTAGTCTATACCACCAAACGATAACTTTAGGCAAGTTAACCCAAGTCAAGTCGGTCAACGGAAATTAGAAGGTCTGTGATAGTTCACCACAATGAGTTGACTAATTGCCCCTAACTTGCAATACCTCAATACGATTTAGTCACGTCATTTAGTTTTAGGAGGCTCTGGGGCATCATGAGAACTAGACGTGCAAGCCAATCAGCCGAAATTGAAACTATGACCTCCATCGAAGTACGAGGCATTGCATTACGCGAGTACTTAGAGCATATAATAGAGGAACGAGATAGACTCTACCATACACGGTTCGAAGCTTCCGCTATCGCTGTCAATGCCGCGCTGGCTGCACAAGAGAAGGCTGTAGCCGCAGCATTCTTAGCTTCAGAAAGAGCTATTAGCAAAGCTGAAGAAGCTCAGAAAGATTATAATGTGCGATCTAATGAATTTCGTGGACAACTTGATGATCAAGCTAAGGGACTAATGCCTCGTATTGAGACTATGGGCATGTTCAAATCAATGGATGAGAAGCTTGAGGCTATGCGACGATTTTTTGAGAGCCGGCTCGAAAGCCAACGACTTTCATTTGAGAAAAGCACTGAGACTCAAGCAAAAGAGATAGCAAGCCTGCGTGAGTCTCGAAGCGAAATACAAGGTATCCGAATTAGTAGTCGTGAGACCTTAAGCTACGCGTTTGCTCTTATAGGTGTAGCTATAGCTGGAGTTACGTTATTATTGAAGTTCCACTAAAGTTCAATTTTGAACTTTAGGTCCAGCCAAACGTTGGTATGTTCAAGGGCACAAACCCCCGACAACATACCACTTGCACTCGGCAAGCTGCCGGGCGTGCTGGTATAGAAGAGATGTGAGATGACAAAACTCTATAAGTGGCAATCGACTATCATGGATGAACAAGGCTTGCCGTTGAAAGGCGTTATTGTTCAAATTCGCCACGAGATGCCAGATTTACACTACCCCTTAGCTTGTCTCTATGCTGACCAAGCCGGCAACCACCTGCTCGGCAATCCAATTATCTCAGGCGACAAGGGTGAGGTCTCTTTCTTCGTAGTAAGGGGCGCGTATCGAGTAGTTGCGACTATCGGCACCCGGATCCAACGAATATGGCGTTACGTCGGCATCGGTTTGATAACCGAACTAACCAAGGACAACGGAGAGTGACCATGTTTACCAGAAGCCAAGCCAATGAAACAGCAAGTGCAATCATGTCGAGAAATACTACCTTCAAGGTGCTCGCTATCGTAGCGGTCAGCTGGACTCTCGGGCATCTATGGTCGAGCGTTAACCTGCTGGATAGGCGCGTAGCAACACTAGAAGCCGCCACCTCGACGTTGCAGCAATTGCAATTAGAACGGCAAAGGCAAAGCGATGCGCGTTAGAACCTACCGCAAGCAACAAAAGCGTAAGCGAGTAGTGCAAACTCGCTTGCTGCACTATTGGTGGATTATTGAAGATCCGGCTATAATAGGCTCAGGTACGACTTGCATCAGATGTGGAGAAGTGCGTACGCTCGATAATATTCTATCAATATGCCCCGGCGAACGGTTGGAGAGTTAGCTATGCACACCATTCGAGCAGAAGCTACGGAAGCAATCAGCGACTTCGCTAAGCGCATGGTTGTCGAGGCGTACACGCGCAACGACATGGTCTTTGGACTATTCAACGAGCACACGTTGATGGCCAAGCCGGGCACCAAGGCTGAGGAAGTTGTGAGCATGTGGGATAGGCTACAATTGCGCGCTGCTATCAAGAACCAGCTAAAACAGATGAATGCCCAGCGTCGCGGTCGTGGCATTACGTGGACTACAATGAGCGCCGATTGGTATCAAGAGTATGCTAGGCTGGAAGCACAACTAGCCAAGCTATCGAAAGGGTGACAGAAATGGCCGATGTACCAAAAGAGCACGCAACTCGTATCAGCAAGTGGTGGAGTAGCTTAACTGAAGCCCAGCGAGCCGATGTATTAAAGATGATAGATGCTCATAACGCAAGCGAGCGTCGGTGGGAGGTAGCGACTAAGATTCTGCGATTTGTAATGCTGTGGCTGGTGCTCATGGCCGTGGTTGTGCCTATCACGCTGGTAATCGTCCGGCGGCTGTTCGAATGACTTGCTGAGCAAAACCAATGGACTAGCCCTCGCATGAGTACAAGTCGCAATTGAGTTTCAGCCGAATTTGCAACCTTTCGCCAGCGCAGGCGTTACTATGGCGTGAGGCTCAGGCGAGCCGAATGGGTGAAAGGATCAAATCACCATGGGCAATCCGATCGCAGTGATGTGGTTATTGGGAAATATAGCCCTCACAATTGGAGGCTGCATGGTACTGCGCTACTACCTGATGAACCACGACAAGAGGTAACATGCAATGGGCATAGAAGCCATCGTGATGGGGCTCATCTATCTCTGCCTCATCGTCATAGCCATTTACCTAGTGATCTGGGTACTTGGCCAGCTCGGCATCAGCATTCCAGACAACATCATGAAGGTGCTCTGGGTGATCGTGGTGCTGATCGCAGTGCTGGTGCTCGTTCGCACCGTGTTACCCGGCATGGGTATCAGATTAGGCGCCGTACATCACGGCGCGGTGCAGTACGTCATGGCAGCCATAACGTAGAACTCTAACCCCTGAAGTAACTGGCGCAAACTGAGGAGGCCCTAGGCTAAACCCCTAGGGCCTCTTTTTCATGTCAGCAAGGTAGATTTAGCTGACGGTCGGCGTGATGGCGATAGATGATAGCACTTGAGGCTCGGGCACCACTTCGACATCTAGTGTCGCGGTGAACAAAACCCCACCAACGGTCACTTTGACATTGATGGTATCTACCCCCGCTGCGACAGGTACGGCACTAGCTGAAAGCCCATCTGCCGAACTGGTCAGCGTTTCGACCCCGGCATCCATGTTTTGCCACACCGGCACGTCATCTGGCACCACGGGTGAAAGCATGGGGTTGCCGTGCTGGTCTAGAAACGAAATGGCCGCTGTGAGGCTATGGCCAAGCGACAGTTTCACGTTCATGTAAACTTCTCCTTCGAAGGCTAAACCGCTACTGATGATTTCATCACCTAGCATCAAGAGCATGTACGTCGGGTGTTGCTTGTGCTTGTGATGCTTTCGGTGATGTTTGCGACGTATGTGCTTGAACATTCTTAGTACCTCGTCATGGCTCGTACCCCTTTTCGCTCTGAGCTAAAACTTGCTACCTGCGCCCCTTGCATACGCGCAAAGTGTGACGGCAGCAAGTCAGCTAAAGCGGGCGAACTCGCCGTGGAATTTTCAGGCAGCTTTGCGGTAGGCGAGCCATGCTTTGAATGGAGTGTTGAAGGTACCGAGCCGGTGTACTTTACGGTTTTTAGTGATTGTAGCTTTGTACTGATGTGGACTCACACAATGAACGCCTTTGTAGTCGCTAGATTTGGTCATTCGCTTTTTGTTGGCCATGTTTTGTGAGAACGTAGCTAGTCGTAAGTTGGTCCAACGATCATTAGCAGGCATGACGTCTCTGTGTTCTATTTGATAGCCGTGTGGGGGCCATTCACCTTTTACGATCACCCAAATTAGATGCGATGCTTGGTATCGACCGTAGTCTAACCACACTTGCCTGTGCCCGTCGCTTACGATGGTGCCGGCAATGCTTCCAGCTCTTACACGTTGTCGGCTTTTGCGCCATGTGAGCACGCCCGTTTTTGGATCGTACTTCAATATGCTGCGAACTCGTTTTATGGAAGGTTTGCTCATTTGGGCCTGACGTTGGGGGTTGCGTAGCATTAACATACGTTGTGCGATTTAGCTAGAACTCGGGTTCAAAATTGCACTGATGTTCTAATACCCCAATTTTGCCGTAAAAATTGGCGGATGTAAAATTTGCGAAAGGGCTTTTGACCCCTGGCTACTTAGATCTTTTACCGGATTTACCTTAGAAAATTATATCTACAGAATTTTGGGGCTGCCCCGCAAAGTTGTATCCGCATCTGTTGCTGGAAATCAACACAGTGAAAATTTCGAACAACCAGTCTGAGCCAGCGCTTGACATCCGTTGTATTTACATCCGAACGTCAATGCATAAAGCCTTTGATTTACTTGTCAATATGGCTCTTTTGCAACACGTTGCATTCTGCGATTGACGTGTCTTTTTGGCAACGATTTGTATTGCATCTACACTTCCGCTTCGGGCTGGCGTTGCCCAATTGTAAATAAAAGGCGACCTGTGATCCCCCGACAACACTTCAATTGAAAACCCGACATCGCACACAACTGCCATTGACTATGGCAATCGCAACACTGATTTGCAATGCACCTACATCCCCAGCAGGTTCGCGACCGTAACTCCCTCGCAACACTGGCTCGCACAATCGCACAAACGCACGGCATTGCAACATCGAATGACTATTGACACGCACGAATCACTTCCAGGCTAGGGTACTAGCTAAAGGCTCGTTTGCTTGTCAGCGGCCACGCTAGGCGCATTGGCTGCGTTGAGCCTTACAACTCTGTCATTGGCACAAGGTTTGCACTCGCGCACACATGCGCATGCCTGAGCAATGAGCGACCGATCACCCTGGCAAACTCTAGTTGCAACAGCACCGCAACGTTAACGCTTTTTTAACTGATTGCGCCTTATACCTTGGGCGTCGTCGGGTTGACGGCATGGGTACCTAGCGCCGTGATGGCGTCAGTTGCCCCCCTATGAAACCCGATGCCCCAACCGGCGCCCATTCACTCGGCTTTTGCGCGCTGCTGCTGCGGGGTTTGCTACCAGCATCGCCAGTGCCCATCGTGGCCGCGTGCGAGGCATGGTCGGCCGCTAGTGCGGTCGGGCAATAGCACTCACGAGCTAGAGCACCAACGTCGCCCCATTGCTTACCGTCACACGCGCGCACCGTCGCTGCACCGTGACGCGGGCATGGCTACCGGCGCCCGTAACCCCTAGCACCAACAAACCCCAAACTTGCGAAACCCATGTTTCGCCTTCAATGCTCGGCACGCGCGCACCGTCGCCACAGCACGAGCATTGCGGCCGATACCATCGGGCATGATTGAACTAATCAGCATGCAAACCAACATCGACGGGGGTTTTACACTATGACGCGAATTGATCGGTACAAGCACAATCGCAACGTTGCCGAGCAATCGGCAACACTCACGGTCGGCTCAATTGTGCGCATCACTAGCGAGCACAATTTTTACAACGGTCGGCTTGCAGTCATCATCGGGCACGTTCAATTCGCAATGAGCGAGCTTGATTGCTATTGGGTGCGTATCACTGATACGCAAGTCACTTGCCTTGAACGGGCAAACGAACTGCGCTTGATTGATCGTCAGCACTCAAACTAAGGGGTTTACACTGATGGTTAAACGCCCATTCGACGGCATCAACGTTGATGCCTTGCAAGCTTGGCTCGATAACTTCGAGCGAGCGCACCCGACGACTAGCGTTAAGCCGGCCTTGCCCACTAAGGCGCAAACGTTTGCCGAGCTTGATCGACTCGCAACACCAACAACCCTTGCGACCGTGAGCATTCGCACGCGCAAGGGTTATCGACCGCTGAAGGGTTACAGCTACCCATTCGACAGTACACCGAATGATAGCGTCGTGCATACGCTGGTGCATTGTTGGTTCATTGATTACGTCGGCCCCGACAAGCCCGCGCGCTATGGCAATGTCGAAATTTCGGCCGACGAAACGGCGACTTTGCTTGCATGGGTAGCCGAGTGGCGCATTGCGCGTCGTCGCCCCATCAAACGCGTGGCTAACTGCTATCGCTAACCTTGCCTCGCCTCACTTGCCTGCGATCACTCGCGGGCTTGTGGGCCGATGCAATCGCATCGGTTGCCGTTTCGGCTTAGGCCCACGGCGAAAACACTGCACACTGAGGGGTTTACGATCATGGCTCGTTCGATCAAGCATGCCAAGGCCAAGGGCGCGACCGTCACCAAGGCCAATGGCAAGGCCAAGTCGGCCAAGTCGCGCAAGGGCGCCAAGTCGCGCAAGGGCGCCAAGTCGCGCGTTGTCGCTCGCGAGTACCAGCCCAAGCCCGGTACCGGGCTCGAGTTCACCGACGACACGCGCATCACTGTGCTAGTGCGCGAAAACCCGAAGCGTGGCAAATCGGCCAAGCGCTTCGCAGGGTACCTCACCAAAAAGCCGAAAACCGTCGCGGCCGCGATTGCCGCCGGCCTCACCCGCGCCGACATTCGCTGGGATGCCGGCAAGGGTTTCATCAAGCTGGGCAAGTAAGCTCGGCTAGTCGCGTGGTAGCGTAGCGCGTCAAACATCAGCCCACAAACTGCAACGCCCACGCGCACACGGTTGCCAAGCTGGCGATTGTGTGGCGTGGGCTTTTTTGTTTGTACACTACCAATCATCATGGGGGTTCACATGCTCGACAAGCTTTGCGCGTGGGCATACCGGCTGCCGTTTCGTTTGTGCGAGCCGGCTTACCTGCGAGCCGACTACTGGCGCGAGGTGCATCATGCATCGCGGCATACATAAGCTAATTCACCAATGGGTTGCTCGGCACAACGTTTGGGCAATCATAGCGTTTTGTGTACTGATGATTTACGCACCTCGCGTGCTGCAAGTCGCGTGGCCGTTCATTGGCCAGCTAGCTTGCGCGACAATCGTAGCCTGCGCGGTCGCGGCAATCGTCGCACGCTTCACACGTTGAACGTTTCGCCTCACGGGCTCGCACGATGCGAGCTTGTGGGCCGACACGTGGCGCAATCATGTGTCGGGCTTGTTGCCGCGCGCCAAGTACGGCGCAACGCCTGATGAGGTTAGCCGGGTTCAACCCGTTACCCGCTAAACCTCATTGGCCGTTGCACTGAGCGGCGGGCGCGCTGGCGATTGTCAGCGTGCAAACTAAACTCAATGGGGGTTCATGTGCGATACGCAATTGTTGACTTGCGCACCGGGGAAACCATGCGCGTTTGCGTCAGCATGCTCGCAGCGTTGCGTGAGGTGCGGCGCTTCAATGACCACGCGGCACAATGGCACGGCGCCTTGTCGCGCTACGCGATTGTGCCGACTTATGACGCGGCGAACCTTTGCGGGTTCGAACTGTGACGCCTGACAAGCTGCGAGCCTCGCACGTTCGCAGCTTGTCGGCCGCTACAGGCTAGCGGCGCCTCGCAATCGTGCGAGGTGCAATCGACGGGGGTTCACATGATGCAATCGCATAGCGTCACTCAGTTGCGCCACGCCATGACTCACGGCCACTATCGCCGCATGCGCGCGGGTGACCTGTTGACGGGCTTGGTGCTCGGCATGGCACTCGGCATGGCACTCGGCACAATCATCACGCTCGCATGCCTGCGACTTGATGAACTGACGCACAGCAGCGCCCGCGCGGTCGTGAGCGAGCGCACGTGCATCGAGGCGATGTTACGCTAACCCGCTGCTGCCTGCTGCTACCCTCGCGAGGGTAGCAGTGGCCAGCAACGGCAGTTGTATCCGCAACACCGTTGCTTGTCGCACGCAAGCCGAGTTGTATATCAAAGTAGTTCATGTTGGAATTGCAACTTGTTGGTGTGTCAGCGGTCGCGGTCGCGAGGCTCGCGAGGGTAGCTGGCCACGGGCTTGCGAGGCGCGATGCCGCATATGGTCACAATGGGGCCTAGCGCGGTCGCTGGCTCGCATCGTGCGAGGTGCGGCACTGCCCTAGCCGCGCGCGGTCGCTGGCCACGGGCGACGCTGCTAGGGGGCTTGCGTGCGTTGCGTGACGTGCGGTCGCTGGCCAGCTCGGCAGCTTGCCCAGCTCGGGGCCGACCGTGGCAGAGTTGTATAGTCAACAGAAGTCGAGTTTCCTCAACCTGAGGTTTCAATGCACATACATCTTCGCCTTGACTGTACATCTGAACCGCGTTCATCTTGTAGCTACATTCTGAACCGCGTTCATCTTGCATATGCATCTGATCAGCGTTCAGTTGCATGTCGAACGCAGGCAGGCAGGCGGCGGCTCCTTGTAATCGGCCTCGGTCGCCTCGGTCGCGCCGAAGTCCAGCAAATCTGAGATTTGTCTTGGGAAAATCTTAAATCTGAAGCTCGAAGCTTTTTGCCTCGGTCGCTTTTTCAACAATTCAATTCGAAACTTTCACAAACGATCCTTATGACGCCGCCCCACGCGCGGGCGCGCGCTGCCATGTTGTTGACGATTTGCTCGGCGATGCTGGGCAACTCCTTAGCAACAGATGCAGCTTTTGCTATAAGCTCAACGCTGAGCGATAGCACTAGCCTTGGGCTAGATCTACAGCATTGTTGCAAATCGTACATCGTATGATCGGCATGCGAGGTTCGAAAAACGGTTTTTCAATTTCGATTTGGATTTTCCAAGTTCAAAATTTCCAAGTGCCAGTGAGGAAGCAACCAGTGCAACAAGTGAGGAGCGTGCTATGAAAGTGTCAGAAGCAGGCGTGCTGACATTTCAGGGGGTCAGCTTCAATTACACCCTGAGGAAGCCAGAGCACTATCGCAGTGCGATGTTTCAATACTGCAATCGCAACGCCTTCAAGGTTGAAGATAGCAGAATATGGGGCATCGAGCTGGAACATGCAATCGAGTGCTTACGCAAGTACGCGCAACTGAAGCTGCCCGACATCATCGCCGATCAAGAGGCGATGTTTCGAGCTCTCGGCTTCAACGTAACGTGGGGCACTAACAGCAAGGCCCAACACGTCATCATCATTCACTAAGGAGAAAGGATCATGCCCGCCCCGTTAGGCAAAACGATCAGGCTCGAAACCTACAAGAAGAATGTGTACCGATGCGTAACGAACATTCGGTATCAAGAAACCCAACTGCATGAGCTAACGATGCAGTTGGCCGGAACTACAAACCTGTACCGTCAGTCGAAGCTGCGCAAGCTTATCAAGAATAAGCACTTCACCATCGCACGCTGGCGTGACAAGTTAAAGTTCGAGAATGCTCGCGAGATAGAACCTGAGCCTAGACCAACACGAGTACGCTAACCTGCACTGCACAGTCTGACACTCAATGGAGCATGACTATGCCTATCAGCCGAAAGACCAACCTGCCGCCCACCAAGCCCAAGGTAAAGGTAGAAGAAGCTGCGCCTACCCCAAGCGTCGAGTACAAGCCTTCTACAACCAAATACCTGTTCACGCCCAAGCATCACCGCAAGCTCGCTGAGTTCTGCGCTGCTCATATCAAGAAGGTTGAGCAGCGTGAGCGTGAGCAAGCATGGCAAATGGCCTATGATATGGGCGAGATGTTACAAGCCGACCATCGCGAGCACTTCAAGCCAACTGAGTTCTTCGCGCTGGTACATCAGCTAGTAGACCAGAAGTAAACTGCACACACTGCACAACTAACAAATGGAGCACTACTATGCCTAGGTTCGAATACATGAAGCTCAATCTTAGTCATGAAGATCGTGACGGCGATGATGTGGATAGCTTGAACTACTACGGCGAGCAGGGTTGGCAAGTCATCGCCGTGCAAGTGAACGGCATGGCATATCTGATGCGGGCTGTAGAAGAAACTACTAGTGCAACCGTCGACACGCCACCTGCAAGCCCGCGTGGTGTGCTGACGCTCGACGTAACATCCTTCGACCGCAAGGCTGATGAGACAATGTTGCGCGAGCTACACATACTGCGCAAACTGGCTACACAGGAAATAACGAAGTTGTCAGAGTTTGTTGAGGTGGTTCAATATCTGGAACCGACCGTCGAGTATGCGTCGGTAGTAGCGCTGCTCGACAGGCTCGAGAACGTCGGCGTGGTTACGCGGCCCCAGAAGGGCAAATATACGGCAGGCCCGAATGCACAGCAATATATGCTGCTACTTATTCAAACGCTGACGGAACGGAAAGTAGAAATACCCAATGGGGTTCACAAGAAGTAAGCAGCGCCTAAACCAAACCAGCTAATGAGGGGGAATATCAAATGCCCGCGACTGACAACGCCTTGATGGCAAAGCCTCGTAATGTGGATGTTACCGATGCACGCACCCCGATGTGGATTGTACGCAAGATCGTACATCGCTTGGTGCTCGACTTCGGCAGCATCTACGTGGTTGATCAGATACAAGTGGCGATGGTTGGCAAGGCGTATGGGTTTATGGTCAGTTTCGAACTGACGCCCCAATCACCAAACGTGGAGTTGATGTTCAACGTGAGAATTGCGTACTTCGACTATGTTGGGGAGATCAAGTGGTGTTGCCTTACTACCAGAAATGAGGTAACTGGGAGGTGGCAGTAATGTCAACACAATACGCCGTCATGCGGCGGAGGGAAGTGAATATGTGGTATGTTGAGATGTGCAATGGCAAACGTCACGGCCCATTCGAAAGCTATGAAGATGCTAACCAAATGGCTAGCGACGACGTAGCCAGAATATACCGGGTTCACAGCGTATCTCATCTACTGGCCTATGACAGAGCCATGCGCGAGCGGCGTGGCAAGCTGTCGCCCATAACGCTGCCAACGCCAGATCACCCGGCATTGCGGCGCCTGCTTGACGAGTAGTCGTTCTACCCCAATTACCCCTAGCTATTAATGTAGATCTAGTACCATTAGCTGCCCTAGCTAGCACCCTAGCGCCCAAAATTGCTGAACGCTGTATATGCACTAATAGCTACCAGATTTCGACCGTAAATCGCGTATGTTTCGAGTACCGGCCAACGCCGAACCCTACAAACCAACGTCAACTTATGAAGAGGAACTAACCATGCCTGCATTCATCAATGCCGCGACTGGCAAGCCTGAGAAGAAGCGCATGCGAATGGAAACTACGATGCAAAGCGGCAATCGCCCATTGTCATTCGAGGATGCGTGCAAAAGGTTCAAGAAGCGCTTCACCCTCGATCACACACCGGGCTGGGCGCGTCACATCGTCGAGCGCACGGGCAAGTATCCGGCTCCTCGGTACAACAGCGACGTGGAATGGTACCAACGGTCGGAGTTCATCGGTTTCGCTACGACCGGCAGCCGTAAGTACATTCGTGAGAACGACCCGACATGGCCGGTTGGTCGCTGGCTCGATAAGCCGTTCAAGCGTGAGGAGTTTGGCAAGGTAGCCAAGGCCAAGCAGAAAGCCGAGCGTTATGGCACGCAGCGCAAAACGTTGAGTAATCCTACTCCCAAGGCTTTGCAAGAGCTCGATCGGCTGATTACCGCTACCAAGCCCGCTGCACCAACTCAAACGGTGCCAAAAGGTCGGATCAGCGGTAAGAAGGCCAATCACCGGCCGACCAAAGCTGGCAAGAAGCCGACCAACGGCAACAAGAACGGCAAGAAGTGAACAAACGTCAACTCAAGGAACGTGCGTCATGAGCGAGTCTGAAGCAGTTGCGTGGGTAGCACTGGGCTGGTGCTACTTCTGGGGAGCCATAGTTTCATTTGTACTGGTCTATATGCTTCGTGCTCCTGATCCAACAATAAATAGGTGGATTGTGCTGGTAACTTTCTCATGGCCAGTAACAATGCCTTGGATGATCGTTGATGCACTCGCCAACATGGTGAAGGACAAGAAATGAAAGCGCGCACATTCGACAAGGCCGATGTGTACGAGCGCATAACTGCTCAGATTATTAAGGACGTTGAGGCTGGGACGATACCCTGGCTGATACCCTGGTCACATTCTAAAGCCACTCAGGCTCGAGATTTGACCTTGCAAGACGTGTGGCCGGCTAACGCAATCACCGGCCACCTGTACAACGGCGCAAACGTGTTTCAATGCTGGATGCATCAGTCAAGGCTGAAGGCAGAAGGGCCACCGCTGTTCTTAACCTTCAAGCAAGCGAAGGCAGCCGGCGGCTACGTGCGCAAAGGAGAGCAGAGCATCATCGTCATCGGCTTCAACAGTGGCTTGAAGAAAGTCGAGCAGGACGATGGTACGACCAAAACCAAAAAGACTTTCTATGCGTTCGGCCACTTCGTATTTCACATCAGCCAATGTGAGAATGTGAAGCTGCCAAAGCGCAAGCCCATAGAGCGACCCGTGGGCCTCGACGATGACAAGGCATGGCAGGCGTTCATCAAAGCTACCGGAGCAGACATTCGCCACGGTGGCACGAGTGCTCACTACAAGCCCATCGCAGACTACATACAAATGCCGACGGCCAAGGCGTTCAAGACTAAGGATGATTACAAGGCTGTCGAGTTGCACGAGTTGACACACTGGACAAGCCACAAGACTAGGTGCGACAGGCCAATCATGCACATGTTCCAAAGCGAGGGCTACGCAAAGGAGGAGCTGATTGCCGAGCTGGGCAGTGCATTTCTATGTGCCAAGCTGGGCGTCGTGCAAAAGACTGTGCGTCACGCCGACTATGTTGGCGATTGGCTGAAAGTGCTCAAGAACGACAAGCGCGCCATCGTGCGCGCTGCGTCGCAGGCAATGAAGGCCACAACCTTCATTGAGACGCTGGTAGGTGATGCGTTGAAACCAAAAGTGAAGCGCAAGCGTTTGAAACCATCGAAAGGAAAAAGGCGATGACCCCAAGACACGGCGTAGCAGCAGCGACCTTCTTCACAGGCACGAGAAAGAATGGTGACAAGGTATGGATCAACGTGGCTGAAATAACCACGATGATCGACCACACCGACAAGAAGAAACCTGACAACAGGTACACCATCATCGCAACGGTGCATGGCGTGAGCCAGCAAGCTATGTTTCTGAACGAAACGCCAGAAACCCTGATCGCCACGGCGGTAACGATAGTCGGGTAAGCCCATGTCAACTCGAGAAACGCTGCTGGTGCTGGCATTGGGTTGGCTCTATTTCTGGGGCCTGTTCATAACATTCTGCTTTCAAATGCTGACGGTAGCCTATTTCAAACAGACTAAGGAGATGAACGGCCTGCATTTGGCCTACATCATCTTCTTATGCATATGCTGGCCTGTTAGCTTACCCAAGGCTGGCGTGCCAGCTATCGGCGACATGCTGTCAACGTTGGCAGCTCACATCAAGCAAAGGAGAAAGAAGTGAGAGTGTTCAGGCGCCTGTCAGATGATGGGCATGCTTCTGTATTCAAGTCAAGGGTAAGCGCCGGCATGATCGTACTGGAAATTGCCTATGCGCATGGCTTGGCCAGAATGATCACAACCTTATCCAAGGAGGAGGCCAAGCGTTACGCAACGTGGTTACTAAGCAAAACGGAGTGAGCTAATGACTGGGGGTCACATGACGTTCATTGAGGAATACCTAGGCTGGGAGATATACCTCGATATGCCAGCGAAGATGTACTACGCAATAGATCCTAGTAGCGGCACTCGCTACGGGCCTAGCCGCAGTCGAGCCGACTTGAAACTCTATATCAACAGAGTAAAAAGTAGCTTTAGCCTGTAACAATTAACATTCAAAGAAAGGAGAACTGACCATGCCGCAACTTGCGAGAGTTACCGTGCTGATGGGCCTAGTCACGGCATTTGCCATCGTGCTGGCTATCAGCTTGATCGTGATATTCGGGTAGTCTGCAAAAGTTCAAAATTGAACTTCACCAAGGAGAGGGAAATATGAGCGAGCATCGAGACGTGCGTAGTGACGCTTATTGGCAGGAGTGGGCCGATAACTACAAGCCGACGCCAAGTGGTCCACAGCCAACCGCCACGGGTTATCTGCTGCTGGCGGCGTATGGTAAGGCTAAGCGGGCACTCATTCGGCTGGTGTGCTTTGTGTACCAGCACGACATCGAGACTGAAGAGTGGGATGAAGTCAACTACAAGATCGAAAACATACCCTGGCACTGCCGGCGTTGCGGTGCTGGCGGCATAACCCGCTAAGGCTAAGCTTCAACACAATCAGGCAGTATGTAAACTCTAAGGAAGAGAGGGATCGAGCTATGGCTAAAACAACCCAAGTCTGCATCAATGAGAACTGCGTGTTCGTGTTTCAGACCAATCACGGCTCGCTAGTAGTGAGGTTCGAGAAGGTAGGCACCCGTGATACTATTTACAGCGTCGTGACCTATCAGGACAAAAACAATACAATCATCGGGCCGAACATCGGCTACGCGTTCAAGCCGAGAAACAGCAACGAGGCGTGAGCATATGTGGATACACAAAGTAGAACGAATATTAAAGGAGGGAACTATGGATGTGCAAATCGAGGCGATGCGTTGTCAAGTATCGAACGTGTTCTACCCTCATTGGGCACTCAGAAGGGTAGCGCTTGATACTAGCAAGGACACCGGCAAGAGCATCATCGTGCATGAGCCGTTGGCTCGAATGACAGCAACGGCTGTAAGGAACAATAGCCTAGAAGCTTTTGTGAAGCTGGTACGACTGTCGCAAACACTAAAAGACATAAAGGAGTGAGTAGCATGGGGAAGAACAGACGTAAGCCAATCGAGCGCAAGCGGCTAGGCCCAGTCGGTGGGCGATACTCGACGCCGTTCTTGAACTATGGCGCGGGCGTTATGAAGGTAACGCCACGACCCATCGACATCAAGATACCTCGCCGCTTGCTGCTTGCCTTGCAAGTACGTGAGGATAGCAAAAAAGAATGGGGTAACCTGCGCGCGCATTCGATCAACCAGTACACACCCGAAAGCCAGAAAAACAAGCTAAGAAAGGAACTCGAGTACTTGCGTGAGGGTTGGATGGTGAATGCCTACTTCGGTAGCAATGCATCATTCAGAATTCACGAGGTTTACACCCGGCCCGAGGCAGCCACCTACTAAGGAACATGAATATCATGACAAAGAAAGCAAAGAAAAAGCTCAACGGCGTTCACGTGCAAGTCGCAGCGGAGCCAATCGAAGCACCTCAATACCTGGGGCACAAGCCGCGCATGGGTAAAGGCAATAAGATCGCCTTGGCCCGAGCAATAGCAGCAGCACGCAACGCCGCTCGCAAGAGCAACTTGTTCGACGGCATCAGGGGGCACGGCATCGTGATACTCATAGATGCTGCATTGCAGGATGCATTCTTACCCAAGGGCAAGATCGAGGTGCGCCGCGAGGGGGATCGCTTACAACAAGCATTGAAGCTAGTGAGAGACAGCCAGCGCATGCAGCAGGCACCGCCAGGATTGCTAACCTAATGGAGCCAGAAATGAAACACAAGCTAAAGCCCAAGGCTAAACCTAAGCTTGAGGAGTACATATACGCAATCGCAAATCCAGTCACCGGCATGGAGTTGGTGCGCTCGACCTGGGCGTACTCACTGCAGGAAGCTACTCGCCAAACTGAGAATATTGCTCGGTGCTTTGGCAAGTCAACAGAAGTTGTTCATGTTGAGAGGGCCTGATGATTAGAATAACACTGCCCCCTTATCCAGAAGTGATCCACATCATGGGCACGCACGGCCTACAATCGCTGACCACTGATAGATTTGCATACCTAGAGAGGGAGTACAAGCAACATCTAGCCTTGCTGGTCAGCATGCAATACCACGGCAAGTTCACCGCAGATCAAATAACGGGCATGGTCTTTATCATAGGACTAATGCTGCAAGCACCCGATGGAGGTAACTGATGGCAACGTACAAACAATTCCCACACTGTCACGCATTCGCAGCCGGGCATGCTGCTGAGAACAGCATACCGCACGACGCCTTTCATCGCCTAAGGGACTGTGAGGTGTTGCAGACTGAAATCAACCTTTGGAATAGGACTGAAACCGTACTCGCTGCGCTGAAGCTAGATACTCCTGGTGGCAAAATTTCAGAGCGGCAAGCTGCACTGTTTCAGCTCGGCTATACCCAAGCAATGGGTACGGATGAAATTGCCGATGCCGCTGACGATACCGAGCGCGACAAGCTTGAGAAGGAGTACGACCAAAAGCTGGGCCTCGACGACCCGACTATCAGAGAGTTTGTGATTTCGCTGTACTGAAAGCAAACTCAACCCTAAGGAGACTTACTATGGAACCCAAGTTGGAATTCGCATTGACTTCGTGGTGCGTGATCTGCCGTAAGTTCGTGCTCGTGCCTTGCGAGCGTGGTGAGTTCGCCAGTAGTAAGAAACCAAGCTAAGCAAGCGCAAGCTAAGGAGATTTGTAATGGCCGCTACTCGCAAGGTTAAAGAGCCAACAACTGCCAGACGTAAGGCAGCCGCCAAGAAAAATGAAAAGGTGGTGAAGGAGTATATAAGAAAAAAGCTGCCGAAGCCTTCGGCGAAGAAGTTCACGCCGAAGGCAATGATCGTCACGAGCAAAACGATCAAAAACACACCGGGCATGCCGCTCACGGCCAAGGCGTATTTGAAGAAGCCTACCAAGCCCACCGCAAAGGCAAAGAAGCCAGCCAAGGCTAAGGAGACTGTTAAGCGTTGGATACCAGCGCTCAGTGAACCCCAAGCCGAGCGAATGGCTAAGAAGCTAACCGAACAAATGGCTGCGGAGCTAACAGTTGAGTGGAAACCCAAGTACGAGCTTATTCTGCCCAAGGGCAACGTACCGGCCTCGCCGCAACAGTCTATATTATTTGATTGGATCATCGTGGGTTCCGGCAACGCGTTCGTGGAAGCTGTCGCCGGCAGCGGTAAGACGACATCGCTGACGCAAGGCTGCCGGTTCATGAGTGGCAGCGTGATGTTGACTTGCTTCAATAAGAAGATAGCGGTCGACATCAGCACCAAGCTGGAACAGTTGAAGCTGGCCAACGTGAGTTCCAGCACGTTCCACTCGGTTGGTTGGAAAGCATGCATCAGAGCTTACAAAGGCGTCAAGCTCGACGCCCGTGGTAAGCGCGATGCCATGTTCGAGTATTTGCGGGTAGAGGCTACCTTGATGGAGTTTCCCGTCAAGCTGCGCAGCATCGTCGGCAACCTCGTATCACTGGCAAAGCAGAAGGGCGTGTTCAAGTTTCACGAGCCTGATGATCGGGAGTTTTGGCATGACATCATCGAGCATCACAACCTCGATGATGAGATCGAAGACCCCGCAATGGTCGAGCAGGCAATCGAGTTCGCCATCAGCGGCATCAAATGGTCGAAGGAGATTGCACCAAAGCTGATGGACTTCGACGATCAGATTTGGATGCCCATCATCACCAACATGCAGGTGCCTAAGTTCGACTGGGTGCTGGTAGATGAAGCGCAGGATACGAATGCAGCACGCCGGGCATTGGCACACAAGATGATGCACGAGCGCAGCCGCATTGTATTCGTCGGTGATCGCAACCAAGCCATCTACGGCTTTTGCGGTGCCGACAGCGATGCCATCGACATTTTGATGAAGGACTTCAACTGTATCGCCCTGCCGTTGAATGTCACCTATCGCTGCCCGCAAGCCGTGGTGCGTGAGGCTCAGAAATACGTGAGCCACATCGTAGCGTGGGATCAGGCAGCCATCGGCTCAGTGGCCAGCGTCAACGCCACCGAGTTTTGGGATAACGAAGTGGCGAAGCTTTATCCCGAATGCGCCATACTGTGCCGCAACACCAAGCCGCTCGTTGCATTGGCGTTTCAGTTGATCCGTCGCAACGTGGCTTGCCATGTCGAGGGTCGCGACATTGGCCAAGGTTTGCTCAAGCTGACCCAACGATGGAAAGTCACTGAGATAGGTGAGCTGCACGACAAGCTCGAAGAGTATCTCGAGCGTGAGCGGGCCAAGCTCGACCTTGCTCGTAAGGAGGCTCAGTCGGCCGCCCTGCAAGATAGGGTCGAAACCCTGTACATTTTGATGGAGGGCTGCACGACCGTATCGCAGCTTGCCGCCAAGATAGACAACCTGTTCAAGGATACCGAGGGTAGCCAAAAGCGAACCGTCACCCTGAGCACCGTACACAAAGCCAAGGGTCGAGAGTGGGACTACGTGTACATTCTCGGCTTCGACAAGTACATGCCGAGCAAGTGGGCCAAGCAATCGTGGGAGAAGGAGCAAGAGACTAATATCATTTACGTCGCGATCACCCGAGCCATCAAACAACTCACGTTCACCGAGCACTTGGAGGATAAGAAAGCATGAGACGGCTTTTGAAATGGTGGCGTAGGGAGAATTTGCGTGCAGCGGTCTACGGCGAGCAAATGCGATTTTTCTACCTCACACACCCCGACGACGTATCGGCTGAAGAGCTAGCAAAACATCGTGCGGATTGGGCTCGCCGTTTGCAACTTGCTGATGCTGAGTACAGGCTGGAGGAGAAGAAGTCATGAACTACTACTGGGTTTGGTTTCGTACCTCTAAGTACGAGTCACTGGAAATAGCCAAGTTCGATAGTCAGGAGGGTGTGACGACCTTTCTAAACGCTTACGCCGGCAATAGTGAACTCGAGTTTACCGTCGTGTTTGGATCAGAGATCAAGTTCAGAGCTGTCACTGTCATCACCAAGTACGAGCGGGATGATACCGGCGAAAACCAAGGGGAGAAGAAAGCGTGACGGACCAGTACTGTAGCAAGTGTAGAAGTAGAATGGACATGATTATCACTGACTGCTCACAAATAGGTAGGTGGGTGGGCAGTGATGGGCTAACCGCAAATCGCCAGTTTAGAAAGGACACTGGTGAAGAGATTATGGTGCGTATGTGGGTGTGCCCCAACTTCAATAAGAGAACCAACAACAATTGGTTTCAAGTAAACGTGCTAGGGCATGCCAAGTACGAGCAGCATGACAAGCAAGCAGAGTTTGTAAACCATGACAACCCGCACGCTGTAATCCTATAGCGCGCAACCCCAACCAAGGAGAACTACCCAATGTTACAAGATAAGCTCATACCCCTACTGCTGGGCGCTGCTGTTTGCACCCTGGCCGGCGCGCTGGTATTTGGCGTTTCCACCATACCACGTGACCCGCCGCTGGCGCCGATCAAGCCAATGAGCTTGAACACGGCAATCCAGCATTGCAACGATGCCGCCTACCAGAAGGCGCCCAACGTCAAGCAGTGGGACATCACCGAATGCCTGTACCATGCGCTGGATGGCAAGTACCCGATCAAGTCTTCCATTTCGAAGAAGCTGCCACAGTAGGTATGTTATAGGCGAGGCTGCATCAACCCCGAGGGCTCAAATGCGACGCAAACAACTAACCTCACAAAGGCGCAGAATCGCACCGCCGGCGCCTGATCGCCCGCCAGTAAAGGAGATGCTGGTCGGGCCAAAGAAAGCTTTCAAGCCATCGCTGCTCGCGCAGTTTCAGCGGTTGCTTGAAAAGACCCCCGGCAACTACTGGATAATCGTGTACAGTGGCAAAGGGTATACTGACCTGGATTTGAATACTACCAAAGAATCCACCGTCAGCACCATACGCCACTTCAAGCACTGTTACCCAGATGCCAAAGTGATCTACTTGAAAATACCCGACGAAGAGCCTAAAGCTAGCCCCAAACCAGCCAAGCGCAGCTTTGATAAAAAGAAGTACGCGAAAGCTGCCAGAGCCCGTCAATACTAAACCCAGTGGAGGCGTACCGTGCTTCGCTTAATAGTCAAAGTGTGCCCGAAAGAAAATGGCCGTTTCAACGGTGATGACGAAAGCATCAACCTGAAATGCTACAAAGTTTTCGAGGTGGAGCACGAGGACTTGGAGGACTACATCACTGAGCAGCGTGATAATGGCCAGCCAATCAAGCTGGTGGCAATAGAAGTGTTCGAGCAAGCGCCACTGCCATTGGCAACGCCAGTGTTTCCAGAGTACAAGCCGAGCGATGCAAGCCCCGCCGCGCAAGGCTCATTGATGGCAGCACTCGCAGCGAAGCACAAGCCGGCTAATGACTTCTGGGGCAGCCTGTTCAAGCGTAAACGCTACGTGCCGCCGCTCAACTTGCCTAAGTAGAATTGGCGTTCAATTTTGAACTTGTGGGGTAGAAACAGCTAGGGCGGTCGAGGGTGATGGGATTCCCTGACCGCCCTAACTCGTTGCACCCGCGCCGTCAACCCCTTGCGCGTCACAGGAGCATCATAACACTAGCGTAAACATACCTAATCGTCAACCTAAACTGAGGGAGAACTAGCTATGAGCCTTAATTGGGAGAACGACAAATGCCGCAAGTGCAAGCTAGCGCGCACACCTGAAGGGCACGACCCATGCCTAGGTGAACTGCCGGGGGTTTTGTTCGCATGTTGCGGGCATGGCAACGGTGCGGGGTACATCTACTTCCAAAGCGGGGTGCTTATCAACTTCGGCTTTTGCTCGATTGAGCAAGTACCGCCAGAAAAGCTGGCTCAAAGCCGAGCATTGAAGCAATCAGAGTTATTCGAGGCTTACAAGCTCAGGCGATTGAACAATACCAGCATTGTTAAGCGAGATTCTGATGCATTAGTAAAGGCTAGAACATTCAGGTGGAGTAAGCAGTCGGGCTAGAGGGTTAGGCTGGCAGGCATAGGCTGGGCAACCCCGTTGCCGCCCCTACGAGCCTCGGCACTGGTGCTAGGGCTGGTACTGGGCATGCAACTAGAGTGCTAACCAGCATTGTTGAACCAGAAGAGAGTGAATAGTAGATTGGCGGGGTTCAACACGTTACTGGCTTGAAGCAGTTTCAGCGACGACCTACAGGCGCTTTTGTTTTGCCAGAGCCTCAACTGGCCGCCCCTACGATCCGCAGGGTTTGGTTTGCATCAGTGGAGCCCCCACTGATCGAGCTACGCGCTTCCATGAGCGTGTTGCCGTATGCTCGCTGTTCGGTAGCAACCGGCCTTCAAACCGCATTGCTATATCCGGGGTTATGAGATTTGTCGCAGTAGGTGCTCGGCAGCACCGTCGCCTTTCATTGGTGGGCGGTGAAGGGTCAAGTTCCGCTGAAGCATCATCAGGCCGTAATCGCTAGGCAGTAGGCGGCGGAGGTCACGCTTCAACACCACTCCGCTCTTTAACAAGCTCGATCAGCTATTAGCTGGGCTCGCCTAGTGTGTAAGTACAACCATACTGCGATTCTTAAATCAAGTTGGTAATCGTATGTTGAAAGTGAGCAAGCAATCGGGCTTCGCTCAAACTCGAAGGTAACATCATGTCACGTATGGAATCCAAAGCTTTGGAGCGGGCTATTGAAGCGTTCCGCAAGTTTACTGAAACACAAACAACATTGATGGCATTGACCATCGGCCCTGAAGAGCTCATGAAGTTTTTGCAATGCAGGGGGAGTTGCATCATAACAGTAACACCCTCGCTCGCTCGCTGGATACTTGATAACATGGGCGGGCGCAATCGCGATATCGTCAAGGCTACGGTAGATCGGTACGCCGAAGCCATGAAGAAGCCCAATGGCTGGCGCGTCACTGGTCAAGGGCTAATCTTCAACCGGGCTGGTAAGCTTGACGATGGGCAACACCGTCTCAGCGCTTGCATACAAGCCGAGGTACCATTCCAAACCTTCGTGGTGTTCGGCATGGAAGAAGACATTTTCAAGTACCTCGATGACAACAAGCCGCGCCGTGGCTCGGACATTTTCAAAATCAACGGCGTGCCTCTCTATGAGCCTACGGCAAATGCCATGCGTTGGCTTATGGTGCTTCGCAGTGAGGGTAACAACAAGAAGCGCGTCAGCAACGATGACAAGCTTGATTTCTATATCGAGCATGTTCGCGAGGTTGACAAGGTAGAGTTCATGCGCGAGTGCGCCGAAACCGCCTTGCAATTGGTGGGTGTTGGTGGGTTTCCAAAGGGGATCTTGGCAGCGCTGCTGTTCGAGGCCGGCGAAAAGCACGGTGAGCCAAAAGCACAAAAGGTCATGCAGGACCTGAAGCTCAACAAAGGCGAAGCGCGGATCTTCCGCGAAAACTACGGCAAAATGATGACTGGCTTCAGAGACGACAAGTCGTCATTGACTGACACTGCCAAGTTGCGAGCCATTGCCGAGGGCGTTACGGCTTGCATCGAGGAACGCCGCGTTTCGGTTAGCGCGCTCATGCGTGCAACTAACGTGAACAAGCCGGAGGAAACTGAGCCCAGCAACAAGTAACATTTGGAAAATGGATGGGGTAGGCTCAGTATGTATAGTACGAGCCTACCCTAACCTTTTGGAGCTTACAACATGGCCGACTTCAAGGTACAAAATCTACGGGTTGCGAGTATAGGCTTTCCAGTCATTCGCCTTCGCAAGATCAACGATCAAAATGTTGCCGCTTTAGCTTCTTCCATGAAGCGAATTGGACTTCAACAGCCAATCATCGTTTACCATGCCACGCGCGGGGCGATGGGGTTTGAGTTGGTCGCTGGTAAGCATCGGTTGCTGGCAGCAAAGAAATTAAAGTGGAAAACCATACCGGGGCGCGTGCTGCCTCACGATCAAGTTAGGCAGGCTACTTTGATTGAGATAGATGAAAACCTTTGCCGAGCTGAGTTAACACCAGCCGAACGTGTGGCGCACCTTGCCGAGCGTAAGCGCTTATATGAAGAAGATCACCCTGAAACCAAACATGGCAAGGCCTCCAAAAGTAAAGGCGCAAAGTTTGCGCCTTTATTTAAGGATAAAGCTTTTCATAAAGATACAGCAGATAAAATTGGTAGGTCAGCGCGAGCAGTTCAACTTGACGCAGAACGTGGCGCAAAGATAGCGCCAAAAGTGCTTCAACGTATTCAAGGCACAGCTCTTGATAAAGGGGTACATCTCGATACATTGAAAAACTTGAGTACTAAGGAACAGCATAAGTACGTGGACGATATGTTTCGTAAACCAAAAGAGCCTAGGTTAAAACCAACAGTCCGGTTGATAACATGCCCACGTTGTAAGAATTGCCCTGATTGTCACGGCACTCGAAAGATCGAAGTTGAAATCGACTAACATCAATGGAGCACGAGAAAATGCGTAAGAATGCCAAAGTAGCTCGCTCAGACCGCGAGCTTACAAAACTAACTGATCTGGAGAGACTTGCGTGGCGCTTGGTCCGTCACGACGCGCACGCTGCCTTCAGAGAAGGTAGACCTGGATGTATTGAACTGAAGCATCTTTACGCTTGGTTAGTAGAGCAGCGAAGCATTAAGCTCGGCCATCCATTACACAAGCTGTTATATCAGGAGTAAGCTTGAGTATAGCGTAGCCAACGAAACCTCAATGGAGCAGACTACCATGACCAACCGTGATTATGAAGAAACAGAAGCTAACAGGCGTAACCGCGATCATATGGAGCTCTGGACTGCTAACGCGATAGAAGCCTGTCGTAACGACCCCGAGTTCTTAGCCACGGGGCTTTGCCCAGTGTGTGTTTGCCACACCCCCTGCCTCTGTGACCAAGCGGCAATCGTCTCTCGCATGAGAGCCTTCTACGAACTGCACCGACCTGGACTCAAAAACGGCTATGCGCCTGCCACTATCAACTCTCACCCGCATAGCTTGCCGGAGGTGGGTGGCGGCGCACCGCTGCATTTGGGGACAGGTAGGGACCATCTGGACGAACTGCTTACGCGGCTCTACACGATAGTAGAAAAAGGGCTTGATGCGCGCAAGGCCGGTAAGGAAATCGACCCGCCTGTTACTACGGCCGAACGTATTGCGTGGGGAGAGCCAACCGCCGTGACTGAGCCCCGCCCTGAGAACCCCCCAGTCTTTGACAGCTTCGACTGGACCGGCGAGGTACGCGAGCCTCTGCTACTTAGGTTCTTCAGATGGCTCGCGCGGCCGCCAGTGATTAAGTAAGCCTTAGGAGAAAGAAATGTCAGTAGTTTGGAAAGAGACTGAGTGGGGGCGTAAACCCTACGGAAAGTGTGGACAAATAACGTGGCACTGCCCCTACGAACCTACCGATCCAATGTGCTGTCAGTACGCCGATATTCAAGCTAACAAGGCGCGAGCAGCAAAAAGGGAGTATCTCGAGCACAACAAGGCAGCATTCGACGCCGAGTATGGACCTGAGGTAGTATCGCAGGCTGAGTATGACGATGGGCCAGTAGGAGATACCAACGGAGGCTAATATGGATACAGCAACATGGCAATTCATAGGAGTGCTAGTAGCGATTGGAAGTAACTTGATTACTACCGTGTACTTTCTAGCTCGGCTACAAGCAAAGGTCGAGGCACTTACTGATAGAATTGATAGGCTTGAGGCTGATCTAAAACAAGACATTCGCGACCTAAGAAAAGATCTAAATGATGTCATCCGACGCATTGATAAAAGCAGTTACGTGCCTGGAAGTTAAGTTGAGTATGCCTAGTGAGTATCACTGCACCTGACTACCAAACCCCAATGAATGGAGAACTGCAATGCAGAAGGTCAATGACACCTCAACCGACCGCCTGATCCGTTTCTCTTATACCGAGGGGGGCGGCTTGGGGCTCTTTATGATCGTGTTCAATGAGCCCGCACATGCGCATCACATTGGCAAGGCGATCAGCGACCCCACTGATCGCATTGAGATTATGTGCGAAGGCAGACTGCCAGACGGTTCGTCCTTCTTTCGCATCAGCGTGCTGACTACCGCCAAGAATGGTGGCAAGGTCAGCTACGAGGCCCGCCCGATGGGCAAGCAGGTTTACGTCTACCGGCGTGCTGCGGTATTTTCCAAACTCTTCAAAAAGCCCGGCTCACGTGGGCAAGGGCTCGAACGCCCGTTCATGTTCGGTCGTACCGACGCTGTAGAACTTACTACGCTGCAAGTAGCAGAAGCTGGTGTAGATATGAACACGGTGAGTGACGCTGACTTCTTCATATCTGTTCCCATGGTCAACATGCCAGCGCCAAAGCCACGACCAAAGGAGGTCGCTAGGCAAGGGCGCAAGCGTAAGCCGGAGTCATTAGAAAACGTCGCTGCCGGCGAGTTCCACATGAACACTGCCGACTTGTTGACGGAGGCAGGCTTCAAATGGCTAGTAGAGCAGCTTAATGCAGCCATGCAGCATAATCTAAACTTAGGCATCGCCGGCACCGAGGCCGAGCGAGTGGGTAAGGAAACTATGCTGCGGGGCACCTTGTCAGCGGTGCGCCGGCCTGTCACTTGGTCCAAATTATAACCTAGAACGCGGGTGTGTTAAGGTGAAAGGCAGTCGAGTACTCACTCGATTACCTTTCAACCTTGGAGAGACTTTATGAAAGCCCCGCTCGTACTAATCCTAGCCCCCGTACTATTGCTATGGCCAGTCGCAGCCAAAGCGCAAGAACCTGACATGAAGTGGCTTAACCGCAACGTCGATTGTTTCTTCGGTCATTGCTATCGGGAACCTGCCCGTCGTGTGATTGTCATATATAGAAAGCAGAAGCAGGCTCGCATTTATCGAGATAGGTATAGAGAACGCGATGTGAACTATGACCGATATGATCGTGATAGGTATGATCGGTATGGCAGGCACGAGCGAGGTAGTGAGGGCGAGCATGGGTGTAAATCTCGAGTAGTGATTGCCGGCAATCAACATCTTACCGTCGCGGGCGCGAAAAAAGCCGCCGACGATGTCTGGGCCGGCATGGTGCGATTTCGCTATGGAGAAATGTTTATGGATCTCGATAACGCGCGGCGGGTTAGCTACACCTGTTCGCGTAGCTCAATTGCTGAGGGTGGTGTTGCTAACCTTGGCCAAACGTTGACCCGCTGCGAGATCGAAGCCGCGCCCTGCGCTGCTAAAAGAGACAACAAGTAAAAGGAGCAGTGCGATGTACGATATCATCAACTCGACCGTCAACTTAGGTCACATCCCTCTAACCAGTTTACTGCCGATAGTTTTGGCTTTCCTATTGTTCTATTGGGCGATGTATCAGGTACGACGGGATATCAAAGCCCTCACTGCACAGCTCAAAGGATTAGATACCATCACTACCGTTGACGCGAAACTGGTTAGTGCCCTCGAATTGATTGAGGACCAGCGCACGCTTATCAAAGAACAGACCAAGCGCATGGACGACATCGAGCGTGGAATTCGAGAGGTAGCTGTCAATACTGCCGCGGATGTGGCTTTGGCCCTAGAGAAAGCTTTACAAAAGACTCGTGGACGATACCGGCTGGTAGTCCACAAGCCTACACTCAAACTAGCCGAAGCCTTGAAGTCCGTCGAAGTAGCAGCATCGTAACTCAGGCGTGTAAGTAGAACTTGGGTTCAAATTTGAACCCTAGACCAAGGAGAACTAGCCGTGCAGAACCGCGACTGTTTGGAAGCCCTCGCTATCTTGCTCGAGACCCATGACTTCAAGCCCGGCAAGTTCCACCTCCACAGCTTCATGAGCTCTTACGCCTATCTCCATGACACTTACATGAGCTCTTACGCCTATCTCCATGCCACTTATGGGATAGGGGATGACCCGATATACCCCATAATCAAGAAGCTAGCCTCGCGGCACAATGGCATGGCGCCAATTGTTAAGGATGGGCAGCTTATTGACTGCCGCACCGTTGGCTGCGCGATTGGCTGGGGCATTGTTCTACTTCCGATTTTTAAGGAGCGAGGGCTGACGTTTAGCCAGCCGTGTAGAAGCGGCGGCTACGACGTTTTGGGTATTGAGTATAGACCCCCAAACCCCCGAGAGCACAACGTCGGCATGTATGCTGTAGAGAGGTTCTTTGACCTGTCTACAACAGTGGCACACTGGCTATTCGTGGCGCATGAGTATAGCGTGCCCGAGCGGTCGAACCCGAAAGCAGTTGCCAGCCGCATTCGTGAGGTGTTAGCAAACCCAGAGCTAGCTAAACCCTCGTACACCTAAAAGTTTGCAACGTTGGTAAAAGGAGAATTACGCATGAAGCCTAGAAAACCCCAAAAACCCCAACCGCTCCCCGCTGTGCGACTGCCGCCACTAGCTGCGCCCTACTGCGAGACCTACCAGTACCGCATAGACACTAACCATGTCATCACCTTGTGGGGCAAGCAGGGTGACACGTTTCATGTCGGCATGGCAATGCACCTCAATCTGCTGCGCAACCTGTACGAAAGGGTGATGACATCTGCAGCTGAAATGTCGCAGAGACAGCAGCAGGCAAACGCGACCGCTCAAAAGGCCGCGGTCAATGGCAAGGATGAGCCAAAGCTGGTAGAACCCGAGCCTGCAAAATCCGAGCTGGTAGAAACTAAACCTGAGGAGAAGCAACCATGATACAGGCTACCGCCACAGCCGAACTCCGCTGGGTACTGCGCCCAGTAATCACCGGCGCCGCAGCTACGCTGGAACAGCCCCCCGCCGTGCCTATTCTGCAGCGCCGGTTCCATGCCGTCGAGAACCCCGGCGGCCACAACGAGCGCAGTTACTTCCTTTGGCTCGACGTTCCTACTATTGCCGAGCCCGAGGCTGACAGGTTGGCCAGAGTAAAGGCTGAGAATGCTATGGCAGCCAGCCAGCTGACGTTGCAATGGCCGAGCGTCAAGTTGTTCGGTTAAGTGCGTAGATAGTGCTTGCGTCAAACGATAAAGGAACGTCACTATGACAGGTCAAGACGTACTCGTGATCGCAGGCAGCCTAGGCTTCTTCGCCTACTCGTACTTCCTTTATAAATGGGGGTACGGGATGGGCCTAGCCGACGGTACCGCAACAGCCTACACATGCGATGTAGAGGCTAGGCAGTCGGTGGAGCGCTTTCAATCCGAGCGCGCTTCGCCAAAAAAGCTTCACTGAGTTTGAAGACTAGCCTCCGGGCCTTTTCACTTTCGTTTGGAATTTGCATCACAGTGACAAACCCGGAGGCTAGCATTCGTTCCTCGCCCTCAGTACGGCGCCTGATGTCGGTAACGACCAAGCCATTATCCGTCAGACAGCGTCGGGCGAGATCCGTGTAGGCTTAGATATTATAGTGATGCCCCCATGAGCGGAAGGATACTATCAAGTCGACGGGTGGGATCACTAGGTTCGGGTCTGCGATGTGCCAATAGCATTCGACGTGCGGCAGCCGAGCTACGAAGTTGTTGTAGCCATCTCTAACGTCTGACCATGCCTCTGGCACCTTTTCGGTATAGCCGCCGTTGTTACCTGTGTCCTTACAGCTGCCGCCAGTACCATCCATTAAGTGAACTCGACCAATCTTGTAGTGCTCGGCAATCAGCAAACTTTTGACGGCGCGGCCTGAGCCGATGTCTAACATGGACTGTGGCTTGATATCGGGCAATGCCTCGACAAAGCCTGCGAAGGTCTTTTGAGCCCTGTACAAACCCGACATGGTTTTCCCTCTACTTAACCCCAACCGTATGTGATTATAGCAAACCCTCAACCAGTGAGCAAGGAGTGACTATGATCTTCCCAATCGAAAGCAGGCTGTACATGGAGAATGACAGGTTTATGCTGCAATGGCGCGGCCATCAGTACGTCGGAAGTGGAGCTGGCGGCGGCGGAGCCGGCAGTGGCGGCGGTGGTCCGGCGAACACTAGCGAGTGCGGTGGAACGGTCGACTTAACCTCACACATCGAAGGGATAATTCGCCACGTACTGGACTCGTACTTCACGGGCAAAAGGCCAACCTGACATAAGCAAGGAGTTACCTCAATGCGTCTAATTCTACCCATCGTGCTGCTAGTGACGAAAGTGTACGAGATCTATGAAGCCTGCAAGCTCAGATGCCTCAAGCTGAGGAGGGGACGATGAAAACTCGTGTTATATGGGAGGTAATGATTGCATGGAAACATCCATGCAAAGGTGTTGAGTACGAAGTGTATTACATAACCAGCCAATGGGAGTTAGTGGTACTTATAGATAAATGCACCGATCCTTTCTATTTATCAATGCAAATAGCCTAATATTAGGGTTGTCTAAGCAAGGGGCAATATGCTAGGTCTTACCCGACCATCGAGGGTTTAGTAGGAGGGACTAAGATGAGCAGCAAGGTACTCGATCTCTATAACGCAGCTTCGCCGTACTTGGCCAAAGCTTGGGCTTGGCTGGAGCAGGCTGCCGCGCAAGTATTCATCTGGGCAAAAACCTACACCCATGCCACCATGTTCATCATTGGGTTCTTCTTAGGCTTGCTCGCTAGTCGCTTCATCTAAGGAAAGTAATAAATGTGGAAGTCGCTCAGGGCGTGCTTGATTGCTTTGCTTGTCGGCGGGCATGGCTGGTACCCTCATGAGTGTTGCAGCGGGTTGGATTGCGCCGAGGTAACGCAATTTTCCCACCCGATTGGGGAACAACTCGAGGCGTTGATTGTACCGGGCACACCAACCCCACCCATGATCGGTGACATCGGGCCACTGGCCGTAACGACCAAATATGGAACTGTCGTCGTGCCTGATAAATTCCCTCGACGGCGCTCAGAAGATAGTAACTGGCACGCATGCATTCGCATAGTCATGAAGAATAACGTGGTGCTGCTGCGTCGCCTGCTGTGCTTGTTCGAACCCGATCCAACATTGTAGAGTGCTATGCAAATTATCGAAGGCATACACTTCCCTCAGCCGGTGCTGGATCACTTGAATGCAATTGCGCCCACGTGGGCGCAAACATTGATTGACCGAGCGTGGATGGCTTACATCACTATGGAGAAAGCCCTTAACCACGCAGTCGAGCGGAATGAAGTCAAAACCCTGCTCGACATAGGTGCTGACGCCGGCATGATTGATATTCTGCTGGGCGCCACCTCACAATTCCCCCAACTGACCGACATTTATTTGCTTGACGGCGATGGCACAAGCACGCGCCTCACTGAGAAGTACAGCGCAGAGCAGGTAGCCTGGAACAACGTGCATATGGGCGTCGAGCTGGTGAAGGCTAACGTTAGCTCCACCATTGCCGTGCATGCCGTGAAGCCAGACCCGAGCTTGATACTGCCTCAAGCCATGGATGTTATAATCAGCCTCAAGTCGTGGGGGCATCACTATCCCGTCGAGGTGTATCTCGAGTTCGTGAAGCATAACTTGGCTGCAACCGGCGTCGTGCTGCTCGACATCCGCGAAAATACTAACGGCCGCCAAGTGTTAGAGGCTAACGGCTTCAAGGTAGTCGAGTTGATACCTGATAGATCCTCAAAGTGCCAACGTATGTTACTAAGGCGGAACTGAAGGGGTAAATCAAATGTCAAGATACCTTTACCCTCGTGAAGAGCGAGGCACTAACGTCGAGCTACCAGCTACTCTCGCTCAATGGAGGGCTAATGTCGCCTATCGCTGCAAGCTGTGTGACACGGTAGTATGGACCAACACGAAGATCGAGCCGGTCGACGTACCCATCACGCGGGTTGAGCTGTTCAATTTCAAGATCGTGAAGCCTGCAGAACCTACTAATTCATGGAGCTTGCAGCGATGCGTATCAACTGGACTGAAAAGTCAGTAGAGTATTTGAACCGGCACAATAAGCAGGGCGACGATAACTTTGCCCTGTTCGCTAAGCAGCAGATCAGAGCTCAGAAGCGCCTCGACGACATAGCACGGGTTGTCGATGAGTGGAGGCCAACTCGCTCGCTCGACATCGGGTGCGGGCTGGGCGTGATTGATATCCTACTTGCCGATCGCTATGATCTGGCTCACATTCACTTGCTCGACGGCGACGGCAGCAGCCCTATTCAGCACGACTATCAGTCTGACATGCAGCCGTGGAATGACGTGTTTGCGGCAGCCGAGCTTGTGCAGAAAAACGTGGGTAAGGAAGTATCGGTCTACCCTCATTTGGTAGTGTCAGCGGGTGAGTCCATGGCTTCGATGGCCAAGGAGATTGGCTGGCTCGACATGGTGTGTAGCTTCAAGTCGTGGGGCGTCCACTATCCCGTCAGCACCTACCTGCAATTCGTGCACGAGGTTTTGCGCCCTGGGGGTTTGCTGGTCATCGACATTCGCGAGGAGCGTGGCGATGGTGACAAGAACAACCAAGTCGAGCAGGCTGGCTTTCGGCTCGTGAAGCAGTTGGACGCGCGAGTTCGCACGTTCAGGAGAGGCATATGAAAGTCGGCTTCTTTTGCTCAAAGCGCCCTCGCTGCATTGAGTTCGCAGAGCTGTTTCGATTTGGCGTGCAGCGGTGCGGCGACGAGTTAGCTATCAGACCGGTGCTGAAAGCTCATGGCGATCCTCATGAGGTTGATGGGGAAATAGTACCTGATGTGGATGTAGCGATCATCAATGCAATCCTGCACCGCAAAGCTTTCAAGACCATGTACGATGCCGGCATTCCAGTTGTGTACATCGACAAGGCTTATAATCGGAATTGGGACTGGCGGCGTGTCAGCATTGGCGCGCACCAGCCAACGCACTACCTAGGCTTTAGAGGCAAGCGTGATGGACGCCGAGTACAGTTCGGGTGGGAACCTGCAACGTGGCGCCGCAAAGGTTCGCACGTGTTGCTAGCGTGGTCAGATAACCGCGATCATGAGTGGCGCGGCTGGCCCCCGCCGGAAGTTCATGTCAGACCTGTCATTATCGGCTTGCAGCATTTCACCGACCGCAAACTCTACTATGGCGCCAAGCCGAACTATCATCCAAGTGCTTCAATCACTAGCCTACTCGACATTCGCAATCTAACCCCTGATGCACAAATCTCTGATTACTTTACGGGTTGTCATGCGTTGGTAACTCCCGGTACCAGTGTGTGCTTGCAGGCTATGTTGGTAGGTATTCCTACCATCGTGCTCGCTGATGCCATAGTGCGCAGCATATCCTCTACATGCATTTGCCAGATCGAAAGCCCGTACCTAGCAACCCAACATGAGCGCATTCAGCTACTCAATGATCTTGCTTACTGTCAGTGGCATAAGGGGGAGTTTGCCGATGGCACAGCTTGGTTCGATATTCGTGACCAGTTAGAGGAAGGGGTAGGAGTCAATGTCAAATCGTAGCGGCGCCTACTTGCTGTCAGAAACCTATAACTTGCAAGCTGCAAGCGAGGGTATGTTGGTAGTGCCGAAGCTCAGGCGACGGCAGCCTAAGCAGACGATGCTGCCTAAAGATCCGCCATTGGTTAGGCAGTTTCGCTGGACTACCCCCGAAAGCGTGCTGGCTCGTATCAAGGAACTCGCGAGCCAGCCGCTCCGTACAGCACCAACTGGGTTTGCGCTCAACTACAAAAGGCGCGACCAATGCCAAAGGGTGATCCCATGAAGTACATTCTGATTTGGTATATCTTACAAGCGAGTGGGTCAGCTATCGCATCAGGTGGCATGACTTCTGGCTCAGCCGAGTTCAACGATCAAAAGAGCTGCGAGCTTGCGGCCGAGCAAATCAAGTCGTGGAATGACAAGGCCAAAACTGCGTGCATGGAAAAGGGTGAGTAAGGAGTGGGGTGATGAATACCAAGTTTGTGAAGCATCTGAAAGTAGGGGATCGCGTTCGGGTACAAGACCCTGAAGGCGTAGGCAAGGTGACATACGTTGGACGTTCTATAATGTTCACGGCGTCGGGCGGGTGCTTTAGAATAGATGCTGACTTGGTAGCCGGCCCAAATGCCGGCAAATCGGTGTGGGATCAGCACCTGCCCGGCGATGCTGAAATCGAAGTCTACCCAGTTCACTAGGAGTAACGAACATGATGACGTATGCGCAAGGTTGGATCATCATCGGTGAGCTTGCCTTTGTCATCTTTCTAATCATTTACAACATTGGTATCGGAGGCCCACAATGATTACGGTAACGCAAACCGAGCTCTATGCTCATGTGTGCAGTGGGGTTCATGGGGCGAAGTTGTCGACCTACCCATTCACGCACATCAGCATGAGGAACTTCCTGCCGCAGTTTCTGTACGGGCGGCTTATCAATTCACTGCCGGCGCCTGAGCTCTATACCCCGTTGAGCGATACTCGCGCGCAATTCGTATTCACGCCCGAGAACCAAGCGAAGCTGCCGGCCGATACGGTCGGAGTTTGGATGGACCTGCTCAAAGTGTTCAATGAGATTGGGTTCAAACAGACCATGTTCAACAAGCTGGCCAGCGGGTTGAAGCATCGCTTTGGCGATAAGACCCTCGACGACATCGACTGCGACATGGATATCAGGTTGATGCGTGACACGGCTGGCTATGGCATTCTGCCTCACTGCGATACCATGAAGAAGATAATCACGATGCAAATCTACCTGCCGGCCACCGATCGCTATATGGATAGCGGTACGGTCATGTACAAGAAAGACGTAGTCGCTGATGGTGAGGAATACGTTGAGGTAGTGCGCTTTCCCTTCATACCGAATTTCAGCTATGCATTCGTCGTCAACAATAAGGAGCCTCACCAAAGCTGGCACGGGGTAGAAACTCTGCCACCTGATTTCCCCGGCGCGCGCAACAGTCTGCTTGTGATGTTCAATGCTGTAGGTGGTAAATGAAATTCGCCTATCATCTGCGAGGCGAACGCCCTCGACAGAAGCAACTGTGTACTGCATTGCAAGCCGGCGCTGCCAAGCATGGGGATGAGGTAATCCCCATCGTTGGCTACCTAGGCCCAGAACCTAACGTCGATGGCGTGATACTGCTAGGCGTCAGCGGCCTTCACCACAGAATAAGCAACCGCATGGTGTACGATGCTTATCTCGCCAAGGGTAAGCGAACGATGCTGTTCGACAAGGGCTATGTGCGGAAGGACAGTAGCGACCGCGACTACTTGCGGGTGTGCGTCGATGGGTTCCAGCCACTCAGCTACTTCATGAACACAACCAGACCCAATGACAGATTTAAGCAGTTGGGTATCAAGCTAAGGCCCTACGCCACCAAAGGCGACTACTTCTTGCTGGATGGTGTCAGTCAGAAGTACTGCGCTTGGCATGGCATCGACAGTCACCTTGCCTGGGGCTTGAGCGTAATTGAGAAGATCAGGGCACACAGCAACCGCCCCATCGTTTACCGGCTTAAGAAGTCAGCGGCGAACTACAAGGCTCTGCGCGACATGCTGCGTACGACCATATCGAAGCGTGATCTGGCTGACGATATGAAACGCGCCATGATCGTCATCAGCCACGGCGGCAATCTGGGTTGGGATGCCATGATGAATGGTCGCGCTCACTTTGCTATCGGCCCGAGCATTGCTAGAAGGGTAAGCGAAACCGACTGGGATAAAATTCACACGCCGTATGTACCTAGTGAGGCAGAGCGCTATCAGTTGATGTGCAATGTTGCGTACTGTCAATGGACCGTGGCCGAGCTAGCGAGCGGTGAGGGATGGGCAGTCATCAACCAGCAGTTAGAGGAAACCAAATGAGAGTAGAACTGTGGCGGGGCATTTATAAGTTGCAGGAAGAAATGGGTGACCTACAGCAGCTACTAGGCAAGCTTGGGGCATTTCCAAGCGAGCACCCTAGCGGTGAGGATACTGTAACTAAGGTATGGGAAGAGGTTGCTGATGTTCAGGCAGCCCTTGTTTACTTTAGGCGGCACAATGCCCCGCCCACTCAAGAAACCTATATTGTGAAACGGATGACACATAAGCTTGAGTTGTTCGAAACGTGGAACTTGAGCGGGGTAAAACCAAATGAGTGACGCAGAAGGACCAACGTGGTTTTACTGGCTCACCTATGAAGGCACGGGTAATCCACGTAGGCCCGATTATTTTGGTGGAGTATATTCGGCATTACAGCTAGCACAAGCGGCTGTGACTGATATCCACACTCATGTAGCAATTGCTAGGATCTATAAAATTGCCTTAGATCACCCGTGGTCGCCCGAATTAGTTTGGCAAGAGCGCGAGTAGTTCAATGCCCGTATTCGATTGGCAGAAGTTTCTCGAGCATCATCGCATCGAGTACACTGATCGAGGCCGTAACGTCAGCAAGAACAACCTCGCGCTGAAATGCCCGTGGTGCGGCTCGGCTGATCCCAGCCAGCACATGAACGTGAGCCTTAAAGGCTACGGCTATTTCTGCTGGCGTGATGCCACGCATCGGGGTACCAACAATGCCAAGTTGGTGCAGAAGCTACTCAACTCGACTTGGGCAGAAGCAATTGAGGTAACTGGTGGCGCCGTCGAGGTGTTGCCAGATGAAGACTTTGGTACCAGAATTAACCACTTGCTGCATGGTGAGGCTGAGCCGGTTCGCAAACTGCCCATGCCAAAGGATTGGAAGCGCCTCGACCAGCCGTCAGGCAACCTACAGCGTAATCTCATCATCGAGTACATGAAGCGGCGAGGCTATGGGCTCGGTAGTGTGATGCGGCTGGCCAAGCGGTATGACATCCATTACGCAATGAAGGATAATTGGGATCGTCGGGTTATTTGGCCGCTGCATGATCGGCATGGCGACTTGGTGAACTACACCGGCCGCGCCATCAGCAGCACTCAAAAGATCAGATACAAAACCCTGTCGGGCGACTTGGCCCGCATGCGCATGAGCGAGTGTCTGTTCGACCTGGGCACGCTTATCAAAGTGCGGGCAGAAGCTTTGGTACTGACTGAAGGCCCGTTCGATGCCATGCGCATGGGTTGGATAGGTGAGCCGTTAGGCATCTACTCGACGTGCGTGTTCACTCAGAATGTCAGCGAAACGCAGGCCGCATTGCTAAGCCAGCTTGCTTACAGATTTGAACGTGTGTTCGTGCTATTCGACCAGGGCGCCGACTTGCAATCATTTAGAGCTGCAAGCTCGCTGGGCTTCGAGCGCATCAAACTTCCCAACGGTGTTAAAGATCCTGATGCTTTGTCGACTGCGCAGGCGTTTTCGATGTGCCACAGCCTGCTAGCGTGATGGGTTGTAACAGCAACCTAAGTTGCCAACATGGTAAATTTTATTAACCCGGATCTCGATTGTTTGGGCTATACTTAGGGCAGGCTAAACCGATGGGGTTTGGCCGAGCCTGAAATGGGGTTAGTCACATGGCAACGAAGACCAAGGAAAAGCCGAAAGTCAAGAACCTGCCAAAGTCCAGCTCGATGGTGCTGGTCAAGGTAGGCACCAAGAACACTGCCAAGTACTGGGCTGCACAGATTAATACCATTTGGCGTAAAACGGCCATCAGCTACATCGAGATGGGCAAGCTGCTGGTCGAGGCCAAGAGTGTGCTGAAGCAATCAGAATGGAAACTGCTGCTCGACAACGAACTCGACTTCGATGAGAGCAAGGCCAAAAAGTTGATACTGATCGCGCAGCACCAAACTCTGACCAAAAGTTCAAATTTGAACTTGCTTCCACCCAGCTACACCACGCTCTACACGTTGACCAAGTTGGATGACAAGGCGGTCAGCACTGCCATCAAGCGGGGCGATATCCACCCCAACATGGATGGTAGTGACGCCGACGAGCTGGTTCAGATGGTCAACCCAAAGAAGCCAAAGCCCGAGCTTTCGCGTGAGGCCGACGACGCCGAGGTGATCGAGCATGAGGACGATGAGCAAGAGGAAGATGATGAAGGCGAAGGCGAGGGTGCCGACGCTGGTGATGGAGATGACAATGATGACGATGATGCGCCGGCGCCCAAGGGCATTCGAAAGACCGAGGAGGCAAAAGCGACGCCGTATGACACTGCCGTAGACAACTTCGACGGCGGCATCGACAGCATGCTTTACTACTGTGAGAACCTCGAAGCCGCCATGGAAAAGAAAGGAGTCGATAAGCTCGATAAGGATTTGAAAGTCAAGCTGAAGCAACTGCATGCCGTCACTGCACGGCTGCTGAAAACCTACTGAGGGGTTAGAGAGGGGAGCATTAGCTATGGCATCGCATGACCAGTCAACAATCGAAAAAGCATGGCTAATTTTTCTACTAATGGTGGGCATAACCAGCATTGTTGTGCTTGCCTTTCTACTGACGAATTGATATAACTGTAGGTGGCGTAGGACGGAGCTTGGCTCAACTGCCCGAGCACCTTCACGGGCTCTGCCCTACGCCTTCACACAATCAGTTTGTCGGGGGTATCTCGTGACCTATACGCCATATCTCGACCAAGGACTAGAACGATGGCTGTTCACGACCGCTCGCCGTAATCTTTGGCGGGTGCCTCAATGGTACAGCGTGGATGACTTAGTGCAGGATGGCTACGCCAGCTTCTACAAATGTGCCAAGCACTATGGCCGGCTGGCTCGCAAGCGCAAGCCTAAGAAGGATGATCGGCGCAACTTCATGGCGCTGGTCAAGCGCACGTTCGAAAACCATATCCATGACCTGTCGACCAAGTCTACCATTCAGCGGGTCGAAAAGCCGGTGTCGCAACTGCATCGGCCAGAAATATCGGCTGACGATTGGCTCGAACGTCACGCCAGCGTAGTAGAAGAAAGTATGGCTGACATAACTATCGTCCTTCAGCAAGCACCGCGAGAAATCAAGCAGGCGATTGCCATACTGGTCGGCGATGTTGTGGACGTCAAATACCTACGCACTAGCAAGAAAAATACGAAGCTCGTTAATAGGGAGACAACCAATGAGTACCTGTGCCGGCGTCTGATCGCGTTTGGGCACAATTTCGATCCGAAAAAGGTTGACATGATCGAACAGGTTAGGCACTATTTCGGAGTGCAAGCTACCGCAACGTGAGTAAGGAGTGATAGCAAATGAGCTTTCACGTCGAGTTTGTGTCAGCTTCAGTAGAGGAGGCTGCGCACATCATCAATGAAGACTGCCCTACCTTGCCAGCCAGCGTCAAGAGCTTTCTCATCGAAGCGCTCGAAGGCTGCAAGGGCGCGGCGGTTTCAATCGCTGCACATGGGTACCTCTACGCACCGGGCGCCAAGTACGATAACTCCACCGTCAACATCGTGGTGAAACGGCTGGCGATGCGCACTGCGGCGCCCCCGCCGAAAGTGAAAGTAAAAGGGCCGAAACCCCCCAAAGGTTAGAGCTGGACTCTAAAACGTATGTAGTGTGTAGGCCCTGAGTTCGGCCTAACCGATACCGTTACAACAAGGAGACTTAACGATGAACGTTTATGACGAACTGACTGGCGCCGTGAAACTCAGTCAGAAGAAGGGCGAAGCCGATCAGGCGCACTTGAGGAAACTGGTCGAAAAGGCTAGCGAGCTATCTGACAAAGCGTGGGAAGGCTTGTCGGGCAAGGCTCAGACTTGGGTGAACTCGGCAGTCGATGCCGTGCAGGCCCAAGAGGACATTCCCGAACCGGCCGGCTTTGGCCAGCCCGACGATGACGACGAGGCCGAAGAGGAGCAAGAGACTGTTGAAGCTGCCGACGATGACGAAGACGCACCCCCAAGCAAAGGAGCTAAGACTGTGAAAGCCAAGGAAGCGAAGAAGGCCAAGGGCAAGCCGGCGAAGGCTGCCAAGGCTGCCAAGGGCAATGGCAAGGCAAAGGTTGCTGCCAAGAAGAAAGAGGGTGGCGCCAAGCGTGGCCGGGCAGCTCGGCTGTTCAAAGATGATCAGCGCATCACCGTGCTCAGCAAGAAGAACCCCAAGCGCGAGGGCAGCGGCGGCTACGAGCGTTTCGAGCTCTACTCCACCGGCAAGAAGGGCATGACTGTCAAGCAAGCGCTCGATGCCGGCGTCACCAGTGGCGACCTGAAGTGGGACAGCGAGCACAAGTTCATCAAGATCGACTGAGCCTACACAGCTAGCTCTGCCTACACATGGTGGCTTCATCTCCGGGTGAAGCCATCACTGTATGAAGGACACAAGATGATAGAACTGCCCCCAAAAAACGTTGCAGCCCTATGCAAGTTCGTGATCGAGCGGCAGCGTATCTACACTCGTCGGCTTGCCGGCAAGTCGAAGCCTTGGACCGACGACCCGATATTGCGGCAATATAGGTTCTGCAACATTTACCGTGAGCAGGATAAGGTCACTAAGTGGATCGCCTACAACTGGCGCAATCCGAACAACATGCACACAGACTTGTGGTTTGCCATGTTGGTCGCCCGCTACATCAACGAGCCCGGTACACTCAAGTTGCTACCGTTTCCCTTGCCTTGGAACCGGCTCAACTTTCACGATGCCGTGAGTGCTCGCAAGAAGGCTGGGCTGACGGTATACAATGCGGCTTACATCATTTCGACGGGCGGGCAATCTGTACCCAAGCACGAGTACCTGGGCAACTTCTTTGATAAGTTTTGGTGGATGCGAAAGCAAATTCGCCCACGCGAAGGCGATACCCTGGCCAATTTCAGCGAGCGGCTGGTGGCGGTGCAGGGCATGGGCAAGTTCTTTAGCGGGCAGATCATCGCTGACGTAAAGTATGCTGAAGGCAGTACCTTGCGCAAAGCCGACGATTGGTGGACATTTGCTGTGTCAGGCCCCGGCTCGAGACGCGGCCTCAATCGGGTTTGCAACAACCCCGTCGATCAGGGTTGGAATGAGGGAGATTGGCATGCGCACCTCAGTACGCTACGTCGTGCGGTCAATAAGGAGATCACAACGAAGGGTTTGGAGAAGCTGCATGCACAGGATCTACAAAATTCGCTATGTGAGTTTGACAAGTATCTGCGAGTCCAAAAAGGTGAAGGCCGCCCTAAGCAAAAGTACGATGGTATGGCGTAGCTTTTCGATTGAGGATCGGACATGCGCCATCGGCGCGGTGTTCTGGCTGTGGTGTTCGATCGGCTACTTGGCTGGTCAAGTGGGGTAGAATGGACCTGATCGTAATACCTACTTGGGGGCGGGCGAAGCGGCAGCAAACTTTGGCTGCCCTCGAGAAAACAGATGTTGTGTATACCCACAAAGTAGTTCTACTTGTGCGGCCTGAGGAAGTGGCAAAGTACCGTCACCCAAGCTATAAAGGCAAACGCATTAAGTCAGCGACTATGAAAGAGATTGACGTGGTGGCAGTGCCAGAAAACTGCGAAGGTATAAGTAAGAAGCGAGCCTATGCCTTGACCACGCTGGCAAAGCAGTACGACGCCAAGTATCTAATGATGCTCGATGATGACCTGTCATTCTGTCATCGGCCTGATTTGCGTAAGGCAGATATGCCCTATATCAACGCTGACTCTTACGGCATGCACTGGATGATCGAAACTATCACCGAGCAATTAGAAAAAGGGTATGCTCATGTCGGGTTGATTTCTAGGCAGGCCAACCGCAAGCTAGGTGTTAGGTGGCAGAAACCCGGTCGATTGATGAATGCCTATGCCTACAATGTGCCAATAATTTCTCAGCTAATACGCAAGCACAAATTAGTGCTAGGTCGCTTGCAGTTCATGGAAGACTTTGATTTGACGTTACAGCTATTGCGCCTTGGTTATCCCAATCGCATCAGTTGCCAATTCGCCTGGACCACAACATCGAACCTAAATGGAGGTTGTAGCAGCTATCGTACCGCAGAAGCACAAGCTGAAGCCGCGCGCAAGCTGGCCAAGCTGCACAAGCCTTTTGTGCAAACGGTAGAAAAGCAGGCCAAGACCTGGAAGAATTCGTTGACTACCCGCGTCGATGTGCGGGTAGCGTGGAAGAAAGCCTATGAGGCTAGTAAGGGAGGTAAACGTGGCTGATACTTCTAAGGAACCCACCCTAAAGGACTTCACCTTGGGGGAGCTGATGGTACTGCACAACCAACAGCTAATTGCGCTGGCGCTGGCTAAGCTTTTGGCAGATCAAAACTTATTAGGAACGGCAGGTGCGCTTAGAGCTGGAATACAAACTGCACCAAGCAAGTAGGGTATAAACCAATGGCAGATACAAAGGACTTTTCGCCGGCTGAGCAGGCGATACTACACAATCAGCAACTTCTCATGCTAGGAGTGGCTAGGCTTTTGGTAGAGGTGGACTGCAACTTACTGGCAGCTAAAATCCAAAGAGAGTTCATAACCGCGCCAGATTTTGTGGCGCTGGACGATACAGCTCGAGAGTTCGCGTTAAAGGGAGACTAGCAATGAGCTTGAAGGATGATCTCATAAAACTGCGCGACCAGCTAGCCACAGATTATCATCATTGTACCGGCTTGCGCACTATAGCTGCTGATGATCTCGTGCAAACATTAGGTGAGGTGGCGGCAGATATGCTGCCCGAGTTTGCTGCACTCGATGAAGCAGCGCAAGAGTTCGCATTGAATGAGGCGTGTCCAGAAGGCACCATTATAAGTTGTAGCCCCGTTCGCCTAGTAGAGTAACCAGTAACCGGAGTACCCCAAATGAAGCACGCTGATATCTATGGAAATGCTAGGTTAGCCGGCAGCGTTAAGAGATACCACGCCCAACCCTATTTGACGACGCAAACCGTGGGCGAGCACACGTGGCAAATCTTTCGCATTTACACAACCATTTGGGGTGAAATTCCGCCCCATGTGACGACGGCGATTATCTGGCACGATGCCGGCGAGCTGTTCGCGGGCGATACTCCCTACCCAGCCAAAAAGGCTTCGCCGGGGTTGCGTGGGTTGCTCAAAACTTTGGAAATTGATGGCATCGAGCAAATGGGTGGGCCGTGGAACCCCGACGGCAAGCTCACGACCCTTGAGCAAATCAAGATCAAGATTTGCGATAACCTCGACATGCTTGAGCACGGCTTGGTCGAAATGGCGATGGGCAATCGCCTTATGGAGCCTGTCACCAACGTGACTTATGCGTGGCTCATTGAAACCCTCGACTGGGATAATGATGCGATACCTCACCTCGATAAAGACTATGCCATTCGTTACCTGCTCAAAGTCCGTAAAGCGGCGCGAACGTATGGTATACCCAACGAGGTTTTCATCATCGAGAAAAATATACCCCTCGCTGCTCAGTTGACCAAGCTGGCCGCAGTAACCCAACCGCCAGGAACCCCCGTAGTTTTACCAGTCAACATCTAGCACGCATCAACCCATTCAATGGAGCATAGACAGTGGATATCATCAAGGCAACGGGTGGCCACCCAAATCAATGGACGTATAGAGACGCACCCGGCTTGATATGGATAAACACGGTCGCTCTTAAATACGAGGGCAATGCTTGTCTTAAATGGCCGTACAGCATGGTTAAGGGAGGGTACGGGCAGCTAACTGTGAATGGTAAGTGTTGGAAAGCTAATAGATTTTTATGCATCTTAGCCTATGGAGAACCCCCGACTAACAAACATCAAGCAGCGCATACGTGCAAAACCAAGGGATGTATGACCAAGAAACATTTAGGTTGGAAAACTCCAGCCCAAAACCAGCGTGATCGAATTAAAGATGGTACTGATAGTAAGGGAGTACGCAATGGTAGAGCCAAACTAACTTTGCGCAACGTAAAGGAGATTAGACAAGCTAAGGGCAAAGTATCGCAAAATCGGCTTGCGGTACTTTTTGGCATTCACCAGACGACAGTAAGTAAAATACAGCGCAACCAACTTTGGCAAGGAGGGTAGTACCTATGGATGTAATAAGAAGTACCAATGTTAATGAGGCGTATCTCAAAGGGTTGCACCTAATTGCAACCAAAGGCGTGCTCGAGAAATCGCGCGCCGGCGACGTACTGGTAGTCCCCAATCCGGTCGTCACGCAATACAATTACCCAATGGAGCGGGTGCTGTTCGACGTGACCCGTGATGCTAACCCCTGGTTTCATTTGATGGAAGCATTGTGGATGTTGATGGGCCGCAACGATGCCACATGGCTGGACCGCTTCGTCAAGGACTACTCGAAGCGGTTCGCTGAGGATGATGGTACCCAGTGGGGTGCCTATGGCCAGCGGTGGCGCAGTCACTTTCTTTCGACCAGCATGGAGTCATATGAGGAAGGCCCTATTGACCCGCTATTTGACCAACTGTCGGAGGTGGTCAGGTTATTGCACAAGAACCCCAACGACCGGCGCGTGGTGCTACAGATGTGGGACCCCGAGTACGACCTGGGCAAAAACACGAAGGATGTACCGTGCAACCTTTGCGTGCTGCCGCGCGTGGTGAACAAAAAGCTCGACATCACCGTCTTCTGTCGCAGCAACGATGCCATCTGGGGTGCGTACGGCAGCAACGCCGTTCACTTCAGCATTTTGCAGGAATATCTTGCCGCGCGGTTGGGTGTAGGAATAGGCACGTATTACCAGATTAGCAACAACTTTCACGCTTATAAGAACGTGTTCGAGGCTAAGACCAAGCACCTGATTATCGACCCTGCTGGACCAACCGGGCCGGCGCCCACGCCGATAGGTAAGAGTGAGTTCGTGGTGGCGCCTGCTTGGTACAGGCCAGCTGATACGTTGCAATGCCCCTACTACTTCCACACGGCGAAGCCAACGCCCATCGTGACTGCCGGCGACACGTTCGACGATGACTTGATCCAGTTCTTCAGCGGCGATCACCCGCCGATCAAGTACTATCACAACAGCTTTTTCTCTGAGATCGCCATACCGATGTACTACAGCTTCAAGGCGTGGCGAGATAAGGATTTGACTGGCGCCTTGCAGTGGCTTACGCGCATGCCTGAGCCAAATGGCGATTGGCGCCTTGCATGTCAACAGTGGTATGATCGGCGCCGTTATGCTGGAACTAAGGTTCAAAGTTGAACCGGGGCTCTAACTCAGGAGACAGGGTGATGACCCGAAATAATACTATCTTACTGTGCCTAGCGATCAACGTTGTAGTGAGCCTAATAGTGCTAGGCGGTTGCGATCCTCGACTGTGGCCTGATCCTACCAAGGAGAAGCAAGAGAAGCAGGCGCAAGTAGTTGCCGGCCGTGACAACGAGGGCTTGAAGATACGGGTGGACGACCTTGACCATCGGGCTAGGGATGAGGCAACGGCGGTTGACAAACGCTTTAGGGAACTAGAGCGTCGCATCGAGCGATTGGAACAGGGCCTGCCCGCAGTGCGTCAATAGTTCAAAATTGAACGAGGGTTCTAGTTATGATAACCAGAAGAAAGCTGCTTTACTGGCTCGGCCTAGCGCCGGCTGCTTCAGTTCTGCCAGTCGACAAGTTCGGCTCGGCTAACGTGCTGTTCGATGGACCAACTGAGAATATTGGCAAAACTATCCAATACGTTCAATACGTCGACCCTACTAAGTGGACTATACCTGAGGATTGGAATAAGGTTTACATTGAGTGCGTAGGTTACGGGGGTGGAAATGGTGGCGGTGGGGGTAATGCAACGAGAATGGAAATACGGCGTGGGTCAGGCGAAAGCACCACGACTGGTATTGGCGGTGCAGGTAGAAAGTTAGCTAAGGGAGAACCCGATGTCAGCGAATGATAGGCAGGTAGGTGGGAGCCACTACAAAGGCAGTTACGAGCATTGGGATTTTGTGACCAACGTTGGTATGTCTTATTTACCAGCGCAAGTTTGCAAGTACCTGAAGCGCTGGCGTGACAAGAACGGCCGTGAGGACGTCGAAAAGGCTGGGCACTTCCTCGACAAAATGATTGAGGTGGCACCTATTCTAATTTTGCAAAGGCCAAATATTCCCGCTGACTACATCAATAGTGAGGTTGATAGCTACTTGCACGCCAATGGCATTAAAGGTGAAGAAGCGGCCATCACTTCTATACTTGCGCATTGGTCTACCAAAAGCCATCTGCAAATGGCCAAGTGCTACATCGAGACCTTGGTAATGAAGATACCCCAAGGGCACGCTACCATTAAGCTTGGTGGAGGCGGCGGCCACGCTTCACGGCCCGACAGCGATGAGAGCGTACATGGAAATAGATCGTGAGGCATTGCTGGCGGCAATGACCTACAACAAAAAGTCTGGTATTTGCCGCTGGCGAACCACTCGTAAAGGAGTGGAGAAAGTTAATCAAGTGGCTGGCTATGTCGATAAGCAAGGTAAGCGCTGGATACGATTTAGCAATGGTAGGTATAGATCTACTCATCTTATTTGGTTTTACGTGACTGGTACTTGGCCTCCAGTACTTGTCGATCATGAGGATCTAAACGTGTCAAACGATAAATGGAGAAACTTACGTTTAGCAACCCATGCGCAAAACCATTGTAACCTAAGAAAGAGTAAGCGTAACACCTCGGGTTACAAAGGGGTATCCTTTTGTAAGAAGAAAAATAAGTTTGAGGTACGTATCAATTTTGAGGGGAAATGCCACCGCCTGGGTTATTACAAAACTGCTAGGCTAGGTCACGCCGTTTACAAGAAAGCTTCGCAACGTTATCATGGTGCGTATGGGAGGATAAGCTAATGGATATTGATAGAGAACAACTATTGATTGCGGTACGCGCCGCTAGCAATGTGATGGCGACCAATCATTCGGTTCCCATCTTCAGTAAAATTTGGTTGATGGAAAACCACGTGCTGGCGTTCAACAATACCAGCATGGTGATCCATATTCCAATCGACATGCCGGCACTGGGCGGCGTCGATGGCAAGCTGTTGGCCCAGTTGCTCGACCGCTCGGGTGAGGAAACAGTCAGTATAGAAGTCATCGATGGCAACAAGGCTCGGGTGGAAATCGGGCGCAGCAAGGCAACTCTAGCCGTGATGGACCCTACCGACTACGTGCATCAGTTGGCCAAGATACCCAAGATTAACGGTGAGGCGCCTATTGAGATACTCTGCGAGCAATTGGGCGAAGAGATCGACCTGGGGGCTTTGCTCAACGTTGGTACCTTGAAGCATGAACAGGATATTGCATTCAGCTCGCTCACCCTCAACGGCAAGGATGGCAAGCTGACCATGTACGCCAGCGACCGCATTAGTATCAATCGCAGCATCCTCAGCCTCGACAACATCGAAGAGCCGATAACCCGGCTGGTGCCGATGGATTTCATGCGCACCCTCAAAAAGCTGTGGGACTTGTTTGGTGAGGGCACGCTGGTCATCGGCCCTAAGCACGTGATGGTCAGTGTTGAGGATGGACCTACTTTCTATACTACGACCAGCACGTCAGAAAAGCCAATCGACTTCAGGGCAGCGATAGGCCGGCTGTGGCCGAGCGGTAAGATTGATACCAAAACGCTCGTGCCAATACCTGACGACTTTTGGGATATCATCAAGCGCGCCAAGCTGTTCGCCAAAAGTGATCCTAACCTCGTCACTTTGGTTGCTAGGCAAAATGAGCTTGAGGTTACGGCCGCAAGTGCCGAAGGTAACTTCAATGAGGTGTTGGAGTTCGAGCACCCGTCGCAAAAGATATCAGTCAGTTGCGATGACTTGCTTGATGCAGCCTCGCACGTTGATCGTATCTACCTATCTGCTAGTGGTGTGGCCATGTTTGGCCCACGCAAGTTCAGCCGGTTTGTAGCTGGCAGAACAACCTACAACCCAGGAAGCTAAAAATGATGAGCCCCGATGATGTAGCACGCGCATGTTCCCATGCTCGCAGCCTTATACTCGCTCGCTACCCCACAGCTCGGGCACAGTCGGGGCTTATTATGACGTCTCACGTTCTTTGGATGCTCGATCAAATAGCCGAGTTCATGAGCGTAACGCCACCTCGCCGTGAGAAAGCTATGCGCTGGCTCGGGTTTGTGCAGGGCTATCTTTGGACGGCAACCTACTGCACCATTGAAGACTTGAAGAAGGTCAACCGACCTAGCGATGGAGCTGAGTGATGACCCCGTTGAGTAGGCTACGAGGTGATGGCTGGATGGTCGCGGTCCATAACGACTACTGGCTTAATGGCAAGTTCATGACGTTCTGGCTATTTACTCATCCAACGGGAGTCTTTGTCAAAGGTGAGGCAGAAACAGATGAAGAAGCGCTTCGCGAGTGCGAGCGTAAGGCAACAGCTATCGGAGTTTAACAATGCCCATCAATCGACGCGGCGTGCATATCAACTGGCATGGTAAGTACCTCAATGAAGAGGAAATTGCGGCTGACATGATAGCAAAGATCAGAGCCAACCCTGAGGGCGTCAAGGTTTGGCTTGATCCCATTAGTTGGGAACTGCCTTATAGCGACTATAAGGTACTGCCTCCGCATGCTGGCGCCTTGATGAACGTCGGTATGCAAGTTCGGAATTACTATGGGCTTTGGCATCCTGAATGCCCGTATACCAAAACCGGCGGGGCTGATTTAGAAGTTAAGGATGGTATCATCACCGACCCAATGTTCCCTGACAACCTATCAATGCGCATAATTGACCGGGTGCGCAAGGTATTCGCGGATGAGGCCAAGCAATCGAAAGAGTTGCACATTGCCGATAGTCACCCCCAACGATCAGGCTTTGCTTGGTGCGGCGAAACATTGCTAGATAGCAGTAAGCGAACCTTTCGCAACGTTGAGGAAGCTGCTCAAATCGGCCGTAGTGGTATGGATAGTTTCATTGTTTGCACTCGTTGCCTTGAACGGGTTACAGCAGCGCTACGTCACGGGCACAAGTAATGAGCTTCTTTCCTATACCTGAAAAGGTAAGCAAACAAACAGCGGCTAAAGCCGACATTAAGATGCTCCATACCCTGGAGTGTCAAGCCTGCCCGTTGTCGCAGATCAAGGGTAACAAACACCCTGACATGCCGGCAACGGGCGTCAGTAACCCGATGGTATATGCATTGGGCGAGGCCCCCGGCAAGGATGAGGATATACGCGGCCGGCAGTTCGTAGGCAAAAGCGGCCAACTGCTTAGAGACTTGCTCATTGACATTATAGGCACCGATTACAAAAACTACTTTCGTTGGAACAACACTGTTCGCACCCGACCGATTGACAATGCCACACCAACTTGGCAGAGCATCGAGTGCTGCCGGCCTAGCATCGTAAGGGATATCGAACAAAGCAAGCCGAAGGCTATATTTGGATTTGGCAACATACCGCTATCGTGGCTCACGGGGTATTCTGGTATCTATGCCTATCGCGGTCGCTGCATGCCCGTTAAAGTAGGCACGCACGTTTGCTGGTACTTCCCCATGCTGCATCCAGCGGCGATACTGCATGGCGTCAAAGGCTATGACCCCGACGACGATGACGATGGCAGCGATTACAATCAATCCGATCGCGAGTTCATCAATGAGGACCATCGCATACTCAAGTTCGATCTCATTAAAGCCCTGGCGTTGCTCGACAAGCTCGGGCCACCTATGATCCATTCAGCTGACGATGCCTTGAGCGGCATTGATGTGATGGATAAGTGTGACGATCAAGCCCTCGATGTCATTGAAGAACAGTTGAAGCTGTACGGCTCAAAGGTAGTAATCGGCATCGACTATGAGACCGACGCACTGCGACCGTACAATCCCGACCGGCGAATACTAACCGCCGCCGTCAGCGATGGGCTCGGTGCGATCACCATTCCATTCGATCACCCTGAAGCGAGCTGGACCCCCAAGCAGCGTGAACGCCTCGACCGCATTTGGATCAACTTCCTCACCACGGCCACAGCTATCAAAGCGGTACACAACCTGCAATTCGAGCTGGAGTGGACTGGCCATCGGTTCGCCGGCGACTTGCTCAAAGCCGGTAGGTGGGAATGTACGATGGTTCAAGCGTCGATCATCGACCATCGCTATAAGGGCACCAAGCCGAGCCCACTGTCGTTAGAGTTTCTGGTGCTGCAACACTTCGGCTTCAACCTGAAGAAGCTCGCAGCCGTCGAGCGGCACAACCTGATAAACACGCCGTTGCCTCACGTGCTCCAATACAATGGATTGGATGCCAAGTATCATGCGTTGCTGTTCAAGCGTCAGCACTCGATTATAAGGAATGAGAACCTACTCGTTGCCTACAAGCTCGCCAGCCGCCGCGTGCCCACGTTGGTTATGAGCCAGCTCAAAGGTATTCCTGTATCACAGAAGCAAGTCGAGGTGCTGCACGCCAAGTACGCAGATCGTATAGAAACAACCTCAAAGCAGATCGCCGTCAACCGCACCGTCAAGCGGTTCAAGAAAGAGTACAAATTCGACTTCGACCCCGGCAAGCATTGCGTGAAGCTGTTTCACGACATGCTGCAACGTAAGGAGTGCGAGGTATTCGACAAGAAGAAACGTGATGCCAAAACTTGGTGGGTGGGTGATAAGAAAGTCAACAAGATAAGCTGCGATGAAGATGTGCTCAAGCAAATTGGCGGCGAGCTGCCAGAGCTAATCATTCGCTTGCGTAAGGCACAAAAGCGCATGGGTACTTACATTCTACCCATGCGTGAGGGCAGCGGAATACTTTGGCCCGGTAGCTATCTCCATCCGGTTTACAATCATACCTTCACCGATACCGGCCGGCTGAGCGCTGAAGAGCCCAACGTTCAAAACTACCCCAAGCGTGATGGCGAGGCCAAGGAGGTTCGCAAGGGCATCGTCGCTCGCAAAGGCCGTGTGATTGTCGCCATCGACTACGGGCAAATAGAAGCTCGCGTCATCGCCATGTACACGAAGGATAAAACCTTCGTCAAAGCGTTGTGGGAAGACTACGACGTTCATATGGAGTGGGCCGAGCGCGTAGCCTATGCGATGCCAGGGCTAGTCGGCGGCAAGCAGTACCTTAAAGACAAACCCACGATGAAAAAGTTTCGCACGGGCATCAAAAACGAATGGACATTCCCACTGTTTTTCGGGGCCACGCTTGAGTCCGTTTGCACCTACCTGACCGAAGGCAACGATCACGACTGCAAGGTAGAGCCCGGTCAACTCAAAAAGGTTCATGCCGATTTCTGGAAGCAGTTCGGCGGCGTGAAGGAATGGCAGGAGACCCTGCGCGACTTTTATGAGGAGCATGGGTATGTAGAAACCTTCACCGGCCGGCGCCGTCACGGGCCTATGAGCTTCAACAAGCTAATCAATGCACCCGTGCAAGGGTTCACTGCCGAGCTAGTGATGGACGGTATGTGTAGGTTAAGCGAAACAAATGACCCGCTGCTGCCCCCTGAAATTCAAATCCACGATGACTTGACGTGGGTAAGCGTGCCCGAAAACAGGGTGGATGAATTGGCTGACAAGGCGCTAGATGTGCTGCTCAACCCGCCCGCGCCGTTCATCGAGCATGTCAACGTACCGATCACAATGGAGCTTAGCGTAGGCAAGAACTGGCTGGAAATGACCGACATAGGCGTGTTCAAATCAAACGAGTGGAAGCAATGACAGCTCTAATAACCAAGTACAGACCCCGCAGATTTGCCGACGTGATCGGGCACGCTAGTGCCGTGCGTGCGTTGCAACGCGCGTTGGAAAAGGGTACCAGCAAAACGTTTCTGCTGACTGGGCCGACTGGCGTAGGCAAAACTACGCTTGCCCGTATCGCTGCAACTGTCGCCGGCTGCAAGTCAGATATCATGGAAGTCGATGCTGCCACGCGCACTGGCATTGATGACATGCGCGAAATTGCTGAAGGCATGAACTACGCGCCGCTATCTGGCGATGCCAAGGCGTTCATCATAGATGAAGCTCATGCATTGAGCAAAGCGGCCGTGCAGTCATTGCTCAAAACGTTCGAGGAGCCGCCAAGCTGGGGCTATTGGTTCATGTGTACGACTGAGCCAACCAAGATCCCCGCCAACCTGCGCAGCCGATGCCTGCACCTCACCTTGAAGCCGGTTGATACAGAGGATATCAAGGGCTTGCTCGATGACATAAACTCGAAAGAAAAGCTGAAGGTCAAGGGCGATATAGTGACGCTGTGCGCTGAGGAGGCCCAAGGCTCACCCCGACAAGCCATCACCAACCTAGCCTTGTGCGCCGATGTTAAAAACACAACTGAAGCTGCCGAGCTACTGCAATCGGCCGCTGAGCTACCCCAAGCAATCGACCTTGCACGCTTTCTATTCGCTGGCGGTTCATGGCGTGATTGCCAAGCCAAGTTGCGTGCGATGAAGGATCAGAACGCCGAAAGCGTGCGCCAAGTCGTGCGGGCCTACATGACTACGATTGCGCTCTCCATTCCAGGGGGTAACAAGTTGGCCCAAGCTCTGGCCGTGCTCGAAGCCTTCGAAACCCCTTGTAACTCGCAGGACGGCATATCACCTATCGTGCTGCGTTGCGCTAGTTTGCTGGTCAGCAAAAGATGATCGTATGTAGTTAGTGACCGAACCCCCAAACCCTGTCAGAAAGCACCCCCATGCAGCAACGCCCCGATAAGACCCCGAGCAAAAACCCCCAAGCGGCCGACTATCGCGAATTGCTGGTGATCGACCGCGACGATCTGGAAGGCTGCCTCACCGACCACTCTGACAACTTTTTCTACATCGCCGACGCCCACGTGCGGGCGGTCGCCAAGCGCGATGCCCTCAAGCTCGAGATCGAAGAGTTGCATGCCGCCCTCGATAGAAACATCCGTGAACAGGCCGCTAAGAACGAGGAGAAAACAACCGAGGCTGGCATTCAGCAAAAGATCAAAGACGACCCCGACATGCGCGACCTGAAGCAACAGCTTTTGAACGCCAGCCAGAAGGCCGATGAGTGGGGCGCCCTGAAGGAAGCCTTTTATCAGCGCGGCTACATGCTGCGTGAGCTTGTGGCGATAACGCTCAAGAAACTTTCAATGGAAGGAGAGATCAGCTCGACCGAACGTGCAACCAACGAATTGCGAGCGAAGCAGGGCGACCGCGCCATCGAGCGGGTGAGAACTGCCCGCGAAACGATGCCCATGAAGCGACTTGGCAAAAAGAGCAAGTAGGTAACTCATGGCCAAAATAACTACTCCGCTGCCAACCGGCATACAAAACTTGTGGAAGGGAATGCATGTACGTCACCAGCGTAGCGGCCATAAGTACACTGTGCTGTGTGTTGCCAGGGTTGAGAAAACGCTTGAGGTAGTAGTCGTCTATCGCAGTGATGATGCCGAGGACGAGATCTGGACCCGCCCTCATGGTGAGTTTTGCGATGGCCGGTTTGCAGTAATAGGGTGAGGACAGCGGAGGTGGAAAACATTGCATGGATAGTTGCTATCGTTCTTGTTGCGGTAGTAGTCTTACCGATAGCTAACTATGTAAATGTCAGGCTCATAAGCCTAGCGTACTACCGCAGCAGATTAGAGTACGTCAGAAACGTTCGTCAACTTGGAGTGGATGATGAAAGCGAGTACCCAGTCAAAGACCAAGACCAACGGCGGTCGTCGGCATTTCACGTATCGCGGTGAAGACCGCACCGCCGAGGACGTCAGCCGCGCCAGCAAAACCAGCGGCGGCACTTTCGACCAGTATTTGACCCAAGGTGTGAATTTCTTCAAGCCTCGCGAGGGCGAGAACAACATTCGCATCATGCCCCTTAGCTGGGAGGACACCAAAAAGTGGGGCAAGGACTGGGCGATACTGATCTACGTGCACCACAGCATCGGCGCCGACAATTCGGCCTACCTTTGCCTCGAGAAAATGAAGGGCGAGGCTTGCCCCATTTGCGAAGCACGGGCCGACGCCGAGACCGAGGAAGAGCAGCGCGCACTGAGGCCCAACAAGCGGGCGCTGGTGTGGCTGATCGACCGCGACAACGAGAAGGCAGGGCCGCACGTGTGGTCTATGCCGCTTCAGCTTTACCGTGACCTGCAAACGCGCAGCATCGACAAGAAGACCGGCACGGTGATACTGATCGACCATCCTGACGAGGGCTACGACATTAGCTTCGTCAAGGAGGGCACCGGCCTGCATACCAAGTACACGGCCGTCGAGGTTGCTCGGGATGGCTCGGCACTCAGCGAGAACGAGAAAAAGCAAACCCGCTGGCTCGACCTGATCGCCGAGCAGCCGTTGCCCGAAATCCTCAACTACTACGATGCCGACTACATCACCAAGGTTCTCGAGGGCAAGTCGTCGAAGCGCGATGACGACGAGGACGAGGACGATGATGACAAGCCAGCCCGTAAGCGCGTCAAGTTGGAGAACCGGCGCAACAAGGGCAAGGCCGATGATGACGATGACGAGGCCGAGGAGACTGAGGACGAAGACGAGGACGAGGCTGACGAAAAGGCCATTCGTCGCAACAAGCGAAGCGTCGCCCGTGACGAGGACGATGACGATGGTGAGGCTGAAGAGGAGTCTGAAGACAGCGACGATGAGGACGAGGAGGATGCCAAGCCTACTCGCCGCCGCACCTCGAAGGTAGTCGATGATGACGACGGGGATGAAGAGACTGAGGAAAGCGACGATGACGACGATGACGAGCCCAAGGCCAAAAAGGGTAAGGGCAAGCCGTCAAAGAGACGTGCGGTTGCCGCTGACGATGACGACGATGACGGAGATGATGAGGAGGCTGACGACGATAGTGATGACGAGGACGAAGAAGACAGTCCGCCTAAGAGTAAAGCTGGTTCGGCCAGTGCCCGAGCGCGGGCTAAGCTCGAAGCGCTGAAGAAAAAGCGCCGTAAGTAAGGTTTCCTGGCCTCTCGTGCAGTGTAGGTCAGGAGGCGGGTGGCGTAAGGCTTCAGCTCCATTGAGCCTTGCGTCACCCGTCACTTTTTAACGTTAGAAGGTAGGAAAATGCGTAAGCGCCTAGGTGAGAAAGCTAACGGGGCTGACAATGACTACTTCAAGCCGGCAACCAACATCGAGTTCATCAGAAGCGGCTGCGTGCTGTTCGACTGCATGCTCGGCGGAGGCTGGCCACTCGGCAGAATGTCGAACCTCGTTGGCGACAAGTCAACCGGAAAAACCCTTTGCGCCATTGAGGCTGCTGCAAACTTCGCCCGACAATATCCTAACGGTCATATCTGGTATCGAGAGGCAGAAGCAGCATTTGATGAAAGCTATGCTGGTGCCCTCGGCCTACCTGTTGACCGGGTTGACTTTGGACCAGAGGGCCTCGATAGTGCTTGGGAAACTGTGGAAGATATATTCGAAGACCTTACCGACTGCTGCGAGCGAGCCATCGAAAGCAAAGAACCAGGGCTCTACATAATCGACAGCCTCGATGCCTTATCAAGCCGCGCCGAGCTGGCACGTAAGATTGATGAAGGCAGCTACGGCATGGAAAAGCAAAAGCAGCTTGGCCAGTTGTTTCGCCGGCTGACCCGCAAGCTAAAGGAAGCTCGCATCGCTTTGCTGATTATCTCGCAGGTGCGTGACAAGATCGGCATATCATTCGGTGACAAGCACCGGCGTTCTGGTGGCCGCGCGATGGACTTTTACGCCTCGCTCGTTGTATACCTGAGCCATCTTAAGCAACTCAGTCGCACCATTGGCGGCATCAAGCGGCCGACAGCCATTCACGTCAGGGCCAAATGCCAAAAGAACAAGATCGCCATGCCGTTTAGAGAGTGTGAGTTCACCTTGCGCTTTGGGTATGGCATCGACGAAATGGATGCCTGCGTGACCTTTCTCGAAATGGCCAAGGCGACCAAGCTCGTGCCTGAGCTGGACAAGAACTTCATGACACGGGTTGATAAGCTGAACGATGCCGACTATAAAAAGCAATTGATCGTGCTGCGCAAAGCTACACGCAAAGCATGGCGAGCTATCGAGGTAGATTTTGCCCCCACAAGGAGGAAGTACGTATGAATGAGGCACTTCCTAAATTGCTACGCGCAATCGCTAACGGCACCGCTGCTAAAGAAGCAGGGCACGACGTTGCGCTTAATTTAGCTGCCAATAAGCTAGAAAGGCTGCAGGATCTTACAGTCACTACTATTGTTGAGGTATGGAATAGTTTCGAAGGTAAGGAGGAGTGGACTGTACGCAAAAACAAGCTTCGTAATGATAGTCGAATTTATGAAGTCTGCCGTTGTAGGATTGATGAACCAGCAAGTAACGAGACAATTAAAGTGTTAGAAGCATTTTATACAGATGAAGAGGCTTACGTATTTCGCAAACGAGCAAAAAATGAAGCGCGTGCCAAAGCGGTTCTGGAATTTATAGGAAAGGATCACTAATGAAACCCCAACTTAAACGTAGATTGGTTATCAAGCAACCTGAGGCTCCATCTGAGGAAATTGCAGTTTCTATAATAGCCGAAGCTATCGTTGCAATTGCAGATGGCATTACAAACCTTCGCAATGGGCCACTGAATGATAAGGCACTACTGCTTTTAATTCAGCATGCAATACCAACAAGGCATCGGCCGACCACACAGCAGATAAGCGCCGTGTTGGAAGGCATTCAAGATCTGAAGCGACAGTATATCAAACGGTAGGAGACTTACATGAGACCTGCAAAGATAGGCGGTTTCACCAACATCATGCGCAAGCCTGATAAATGGAACCACAAAATACCTTGTGAAGATTTATATGTTCGTGCTGTGCGAAGCGCCGATGGCATGCCAACCGTGACTAGCGCTTGGCTACCTAGCAAGGAAGAACTCGAGCAATTGAACAATGGCTGCCCGGTGCTGGTTTCCATCATAACAACCCAGCCGCTGCATCCTATGTCAATCAATGTTGGTACAGTTATCGATCTACTACCCGCTGCCGGCTTGCCGGGTGGTCCGAAGTTAGTCATTCCTAAAAAGGATCATAATTGATATGCATATATCAGCTAAGGAAATTTGGCGTGCTGTACCTGGATTGCCTTACTATTATCAAGTAAGCAACCGTGGACGCATGCGTTCTTTGGCTCGCAAAGATAAACGTGGTTGGAATATAAAAACTCGTTATATGGTTGCTCGTGATAGATTCTTAATAACTAATGAAGGAAATAAAATTTGGTGCCCTTTTGCTGCATTAGTACTAAAAGCGTTTGTAGGTCCTCCACCTGATGATTGCTACTTATCTAGGCACCTAGACGATGATCGCTCAAACAATAAAGTAAGTAACCTTGCTTGGGGGACAGATGCTGATAATAGTAAAGATGCTATAAGAAATGGACGCAGCTTTGCATCTTATGGTCATTTAGGAAAAAAGCATTCTCTAAAGACTAAAAAATTACTAAGCGATAAGTTTAAGGGCAGGCCAACTGGTAGAAAAATATCACCTTCCCATAGAAAAGCTTTACTTAAAGGATATAGAATTAAATTTCCAGAAAAACCTGTAATCCTTTGTTTATGTGGTTGTGGAGAAGTAACACGCCCAGGTAAAAAATTTAGACATGGTCACTCAGGTAGAATTAGATTTCGCCAAATAAACAAAGATAGAATAGGAAAGGCAAGAACATGGTGAACAGTAAAAGAAAAGGTGGAGCTTTCGAACGGGAAATATGCCGCTTGCTGTCGCTTTGGGTATCACACGGCAAGCAGGAAGATTTGTATTGGCGGTCGGCAATGAGCGGCGGTCGCGCTACTGTTGGCAAGCGGCGAGGGATTGATCTCGTTGCGCAGGCTGGAGATATCAGTAGCGTACACAAAGCTGGCCACGTGCTCACCACTGAGTTCTACTTCGAAACCAAACACGTGAAGGAATTGCACTTAGACAATTTCATGGTGAAGGGTACTGGCCAGCTCGCCACGTTTTGGGAAACCGCAGCTCAGGAAGCCTCCAGCTACCATAAGGCGCCGGTCATCATCGCTCGGCAAAATCATTTCCCTACCTTGTGGATCAGTGAGGATGGCATCGTTGACATGTTGCACGGCAGGGCGATCAAGCGGCGATGGCCAAAAGGCAAGCTCGCGCTTATCCGCGTAGCGGGTACAGCCCTAGCTATATGGAACTTTGATTTGCTGCTCGCCACGCCGTTCAAGTATAGCGGCTTAAACTAGAGCCCCGTATGTTATGATTAGCCCGCATGCAGCTGCCTCCCCCGTCGGCCTCATGCGTGGCAGGCACGGGCCGACCCCCGCCCCAAGGAAGTCGGCCCGTGCCACTTTTACCTGCAACCTGAGTAGCTACAACCCGCCCCGGCGCCGTACCTAACCCCATGCCGCGCGAGCCTCGCCATTGCCCCCTAATCGTGGCGCCCGTAAGCACGAGCGACCCGCCCGCTAGGGTGCTGAGGGTAGGCAAACTGAACGCGGTTCAGGTGTCATAGCAACCTAGTACGAGGTAGCGCCATGCTAGAGACAATGACCAAGCAGTCAGATTTAACTGATATGAAGTTTGGTAAGTGGATCGTGCTTGCTAGAGCAGCCAATCATGGTAAGGGTCAATTTTGGAAGTGTAGGTGTGGTGGCTGCAAGAAAACCTATAAGATCTATTGGTCTAACTTGGTAAAAGGCAAGACTAGTCAATGCCGTCACTGTGCAAATAAGAGTAGTAGGCATGTACCTAGTGAGTATAGATCTAATTCTATTAGTAACCTTACAGGGCAGTCGTTTGATAATTGGGAAGTTCTATCGCTAACGAAGAGATTTAGCAGCTACTGTTGGATTTGTAGGTGTAAAATTTGTGGACATCAAAAACAATTTCCCACTAGTTGGCTTACAAGAAAGAATACAAAAGGTTACGCGCGATTAGATTGCTATCGTTGCATAAAGAAGAAACAGCCAAAAGCTCTAACTGAAAAGCTCACAGAAATAACTCCAGTTAAAAAGCTTAGAACTATATATCGTAGAGAACGAATAAGCATCGCTGGAAGGTGGTGTGTTTACTGCGGTGAGTTAGCAACTACTAGGGAACATTACCCACCCAGAACCTCTACTAGAGGAGGATTTATTTTGCCTTGTTGTTTGCTCTGTAACGTTACGATCGGTGCTCGCTGGCCTTTCTCTTTTACGCGGCGAACAGCCGAAGTGCAATTAAAACGAAAGATAGCCTATCCTTGGTGCCCTATTACTTACTTGAGATTATTAGGCTTGAGTTATGATATTCTTGATCGTTTGATAAATCCTTGGATACCAGTATCGCTAACAACACTGGGAGACTGAAATGCCACGAAGCGCCGCATACCGTAGGTGTCAAGATTTACTGCCTGACCTGAGTAAGGAAGAGTTAAAGGATATAATACTGAGGGCCAATGCGCTCGCCGGTATGGGCCGCGTGGCCGAAGCAATCGCACCCACCACTAAAGGGAATTTGCTCGATCAAGATGACTGGCTGGCCTACGCCATTAGCCGAGCTATGATCCGTCGAGGGCAGTTCACTACTAAGAATGCAAACATGAGGATTGCCCTCGCTGCTAGGATCACCCCAACCTATAAAGAAGCTAGCCTCGCTCAGCGTATATGGATATTGGCACAGGTAGGTAGGCAGGAGCCGCTATTGGAGTATGAGCTACAATACTTAGGGGATGTCGTAATCAACGCCCTCATGAACAACCTATCATGGATGAACGGGCTCGACGCCGAAACACTGATGCGCAACATCGACCGCATACCCAAAGCTTTGGATGCTGAGTTCCCAGGCTATGCCGCTAACAACCTGCTTCGTTTACTATTACCACATCGTAATAGAGGATAAGTGATGGCAGAGAATGAAAAGCTTGATGCCAACATTCAAAAGAACTTGCTGGCATTGCTGTGCTACGACGACAAGCGGGGTACAGAAGTTGCGAGCATGCTGGAGGCCGATCAGTTCGATGGCTTGACGCGCACGATTGCCACGGCAGTCTACAAGTACCGATCGCAGTACAGAGGCAAGCCGCCCGGCCGACGCTACATGCCAACGTTGATTGAGCAGTTGCCAATTCAGGATGAGCAATTGAAAGCTGCCCGCATGCTCAATCTTGAGATGGGCAAGCTGGTCAAGGCTATAAATTCTGATTACGTGATAGGGCAGGCGAGCGGGTTTGCCATCAGGCAGAAATTCAAGCTCGAGACTGAGGCCCTGGCTACGGTACTCACCAAGCCGCCTTACGATATGGATAAAGCCCGTGAGCTAGTTCATTCGATGGCGACCTACCAGCCTAGAGTAGTTGATGCCGGTATCAGGCTAAACGATGCGCGACAATCACTCGCTTTCCTCACTGCGCCGGATGATGGCTACAAGCTGCTCATTGGCCCTTTCGACAATACCAAGTTGCGGCTCGCGCCCAAAACCCTGCTACTCTATTTGGCTTTCAAGAACTCAGGCAAGTCATGGTTTTGCACGCATGTCGGGCGCTCATGCGCAATGCAAGGCGCAAACGTGCTGCACGTCAGCCTCGAGATGTCGCAACAGCAAGTCGCCGGTCGGTACGTGCAAAACTTCTTCGGCGTGTCGAAGTACAGCTCGAAGTATCTGAAGGTTTCGTTTACGACTGAAAAAGGTGCAGCGACGGGTTGGAACCAAAAGCTGGTCACACCTAAGCTGACAGTGGATAAGCGAGGTATCTACCAAATACTGAAAAACAAGCTGGCACAGTTCGATCGGTTGACAGAACGTATCATCATAAAGGAATTTCCCACTGGTAGCATGACGCTTCACATGCTCGAAAGCTATCTTGACTTTATGGATAGGCATTTCAACTTCCAGCCTAATGTCATCATTGTCGACTACCCAGATTTGATGAAGCTGAGCACGAGGGATTATCGCATTGACATAGGCGAGAACGTCAAGGCGTTGCGTGGCTTGGCCAACACCCGTAATGCAGCCCTGGTCTGCCCAAGCCAAATCAATCGAAGCGGAGCTACCAAAAAGCAGGTGCGCAGCATTCACACGGCTGAGGATATCAGCAAGGTGAACACGGCCGACAATGTGATTACCTACTCGCAAACTGGCACAGAGCGGCAGTACCATTTGGCTCGCCTATTGCTAGAACATGCGCGCGATACCGAAGCCGGTATAGAGGTCGCCATAACTCAGAACTATGCGATTGGCCAGTATGTTACTGATGCCCGGCTAATGCTCAACAGCTATCGCGCACGCATTGAAGAGGGTAACGAGCTGAGCGGCGACGATGCAAAGCCTGACGACAAGCCAGAAGGTTTGGTATGATCCTTCAAAGTACCATTCGCAAGTTTCTTAACCGGCAGCGTGACGATCACCGCTGGCTCAAGAAGCTTAGCAAAAGCGACGTGGATGCATTGCTGAACTCGCTTGAGCCGCGCCCCAAGCTGTGGCCGAAGCTCATGCTGCACCAAAAGGTCGCTTTCTACTTGGGGGTTGCCTACCAAAGCTTCTCATTCTGGCTTGACATGGGCTCGGGCAAAACCCTCGTTGCCTTGGAGCTCATGAAATACTGGTACCAGTGCGGCGCCGCGAAGCGCTGCATCGTGTTTGTGATAACCGACAAGGCATTCCCCACGTGGGAAAAGCAAATCGAAAGGTACAAGATCGGCCTGCCGGTCATCGCCCTCGAAGAATCCAGCGTGAACAAGTGGGAGCAGCTCGACAGCTTTAAGCACGGTTTCGTTCTCGTCACCTATGCCGGCGCCGTGGCCATGTGCAGCGAAACGGTATCGGGCAAGGGTAAGAAAAAGCGTGGGTGGAAACTCAACAAGAACTTGATGAACAGGCTCAGCAACGGCGCTGACATGCTGGTTATGGATGAAAGCACTAGGGCCGGCAACATTCAATCGCTGAGCCACAAGCTCTGCGCCTACCTGTCGAAACGCATGGACTATCGCTATGCCCTAGCAGGCCGGCCGTTCGGGCGCGACCCCACATTGCTGTGGACCCAACAGCGTTTGATTGATCAGGGCGGTAGCCTTGGTGAAACGAAGGCGCTGTTTCAGGAAGCCTTTTTTGCTAAAGAGCGCAACCCATTTGCTCGCTCGCAGTATGCCTTCAACTACACGTTTAGAAAAGAGATGATGCCCAAGCTGACGGAGCTCATGCAGCACCGCAGCATCACGTATGAAGAGCGCGAGTTTCAGGATGTTGCCAAGGTAATTCGCATCGTCGAGCCGGTGTACCTGAACCGCACGGCTAGAAAGTACTACGACTACGGCGTCAAAGAACTTGCCAAAGCTAGGGGTAACTTTGTCGAGACCAACAATATATTCCTAAAGCTGCGCCAAATCACGTCAGGGTTTGTCGGCGTCAAGAACGATGAAACTGGCGAGAAGGCATCGTTGAAGTTTGACGACAACCCCAAGCTGGACAAGCTGAGCGAACTCGTTGCGGAATTGCCCCTCGACCGTAAGGCCGTGGTATTCTACGATTACACATGGTCGGCCAGTCAAATCATTGCGCACTTGTCCTTTCTGCAGGGCATTCAATATATCTGGCTTTGGTCAGGCACTAAAAACTATCGTGCCGATCTAAAGAAGTTTACCGATGATCCCAAATGCCGCATTGCCATCATCAACAACAAGGTCGGTGCCTACTCGCTCGATGGCTTGCAGGAAGTAGCCAACTACATATTCTTCTATGAAAGCCCGGTGTCGGTCATCGACCGCGAGCAATCAGAAAAGCGCCTCAACCGTAAAGGCCAGAAACGAAAGGTGTGGATGTATGACTTGGCAGTAGTCAACAGTGTGGATGAGCGCATACTTGCTTTCCATAAGGAAGGTAAGGACTTGATGACGATGGCTCGCAAAAACCCCGAAATCTTGTTGGAGTAACCCCAATGGCTAAACAGCGTATGACTGTAGAAGAAATAATGGAGCAACTCGCCAGTGAGACTTTGCTAAACCAAGTTAGGCGCAAGATCAGCAGCCACGCTGGCGTAGTGGAACAAGCTACGAGGCAAGTTGAGTCCCTTAGCCCGATTGCGCTTCGCAGGATGGAGTTCGAGGCAGCGATTGAAATCGCAGCTACGCTCGGCATCGACCTAACGCCTGGAGCTCAGCCACCAACTGGCGTGCGTGGAGCTATTGGTCCTAAAGGGCCTACTGGCGCCCCAAAAGGTCCTACAGGTCCTAAAGCCAGTGAGAGGAATAAATGACCGCAATAGTCACCGCTGACTTGCACTTGAGCAGCAACCCCCGTGATAGCTATCGGCATTACTTTGTCAGGAACATCTTGCTCGGCATCGTGACGCGCAAGCGGCCGACCACGCTAATCATTCTGGGCGACCTGACCGATCAAAAGGACTATCACAGCTCAGAACTGGTCAACACGATCGTCGAGTATCTATACGCCTTTTCGCTAGAATGTCCCGTAATCGTCATGCGGGGTAATCATGATTGCATCAACCCCGACATGCCATTCTTTGGCTTTGTCAAGCATATCCCCAACATCACTTGGATTACCCAACCCAAAGTGATGACCCTCGCCGGGCTTGGTGTGTGCTGCTTTCTGCCTCACACGCGCAACTACAAACGGGATTGGGAAGAGCTATCGTTCGCCCCGTACAAGCGTGACTCCAATACAGGCTTCATCTTTGCTCACAATACCTTCGACGGCGCCGATGCTGGCCACGGTCGAACGCTGCGAGGCATACCAACGTCGGTGTTCCCCAAACAGGCTACAGTCATCAGCGGCGATATCCACATACCGCAAACTCTCAATCAGGTGACTTATGTGGGCGCACCCTACACCGTCACGTTCGGCGATAGCTACAAACCCCGCGTGCTACAGATTGGGTTGACACCCTCGCGTGAAATCCAAATGCAGTCGATACCATGCGAGGGGGCGCAAAAGCGTGTCGTCGATATTAAGAACCCTCACAAGGGCTTGGCTATTGCTCTTAACAAGGGCGACATGGTAAAAGCTCGTGTTCACTTGGCGGCGGAAGACTACGCTCGATGGAATGAAATACAGGCGCAAGTGCGCAAGGCAATCGAGCAACAGGGCGCCATCGCCAGCATCATCCAGCCCATAAAGGTAAGCCAGACTATCAAGCTGCAACGCAAGCGCACGGCTGGACTTCAGAATGATCTCGAGCTACTCGAAACCTACGCGAAGCGACGAGGCGTGACAACTGACACGCTGAAAACTGGTAAATGGATCATGGAGCAAGTGTGATGCACTGGATATTTCTGTCGGTACTAGCTGTATGCGTAGCCATCCTAGCAATAGTATCAGATACTGACGACTTGAAGCAACGAGTTTGCCTATTAGAAGGCCGAGAGGTAACTAGAACCTACGTGCTTGGGTTCATATTGAACTATGGCTGTACTGACAAGGCGAAGGAAACGAAGTGAAGATCGAGTTTCGCCAGCTAGCAATCGAGCACTTCGGCAGCTTTGCTGAGAAGCAATTTCTCCGCCTCACGCCGTTGAGCGTCGGGGTGCATTTCGTGCGCGGCGTCAACGAGGTGGAAAAGCTTGGCCCCAACGGTGCCGGCAAGTCGAAGATGGTCAACGCTCTGGCGTGGTGCCTGTACGGCAAGACGACCGACAACCTCAAAGCATCTGATGTCAAGCCGTGGTCAGGTAAAGGCAAACCCCGCGTCAGTCTGATTGCCAACTTCGACGGCAAGAAACGGAAGGTAACGCGCACCGCCCCCAACTTTCTCGAGCTTGATGGCAAAGAGGTAAGCCAGGACGAGATAGATAACTTGATGCACATGGACTACGGGGTGTTCAAGCAGGCTATGCTGTTCGGCCAATCAGAGCCGCTATTCTTTGACTTACCTAATAAAGATAAGCTGGCACTGCTGAGTGAAGTACTTGAGTTAGATAAGTGGGAAGTTCGTTCGCAAAGGGCGAGTGAGCGCACCCGCGAGCTAGAAGGTAAGCTGGCTGAATTGCGTTCGCAGGATATAGCGTTGGAGTCAGCTATTGTCAGAGTACGCGAGTTGATTGCCAGCACGATCGCCGCTCGCGATAAGTGGGAAGCTGAGCTGGCCACCAAGCTGAAGAACGCTGATAAAGACAAACGAACACTTACAGAACAACTTGCAGCGGTTGAGAAGAAACTCAAAACGGCTACTCGCATCGGCGTGCATGCCGCGACCAAGCTAGGTGAGGTGCAGGCTGATCTCAAAATAGCTGAAGAGTACCTGAACAAGCATAACCAGCAACTATCTGTACTCAACGAGCGCAACCGGCAGCTTACGAGCCAGCGTGCGGTAGTTGTCAAAGACCTTAAAGAATTAGATAAGGCTCGCCGCTGCCCGACATGCAATCAACCCATAACCCACGTCAACGTACGCACGCATCGGCAGCATTTGCAGGATAGGTTGAAGCAGCTCGATAAGCAAATCAAAGAGAGCACGCCGGCTGATATTCCTGAAACCCAAAAGCTGACGTTCAAGTATAAGAATGACGTAATCATGAACCGGGCGCACGCGGTCACATACCAAACTGAGATGGATGGCCGCGCTCGTGAGGTAACAGCCCTGAATGTCACGCGGTCAGAATGCCGGGCAAGGCTCGACGTGATCGACAAGCTGATACAAGAGCGCGAGACTGAAGCCAATCCACACACGGCCCAGCTCAAAAAGCTCAAGACCCAGCTTACAGAAATGAAGGCTGAAAGCCTCGTAGCCGGCAAAGCAGCCGACAAAGCTTCAAGGCAGGCCGCGCGCAGCAAGTACTGGATAAAAGGGTTCAAGGACGTTCGACTGTTCGTAATAGAGGACGTGCTGCAGGAACTCGAGTTGACAACCAATGCATTGCTGGAAGACATGGGCTTGCTCGGCTGGCAAGTCAATTATGCAGTGGAGCGGGAAACCAAGTCGGGCAGCATTCAAACCGGCATGACGATCAGCATTCTATCGCCGCGCAACAAAAAGTCGGTCAAATGGGAGTCCTGGTCAGGAGGTGAAGGCCAACGCCTACGATTGGCTGGTGCTTTGGCACTGTCTGAGGTATTATTGGGGTACGCCAATATCGAGGTCAATCTCGAGATATTGGACGAGCCTACAAAGCACTTATCCGATGAGGGGGTAGTCGACTTGTGCGAGATGCTGACAGCGCGCAGTGAGCAACTGGGCCGGAAAATCCTGTACATCGATCACATGATGACGGAAGGTAGCCAGTTCGCCTCGACTATCGTGGTGCGCAAGACTAAGGCCGGTTCATTGATTGAGCAGAGCTAACGTATGTTGTAAGCGGGGCTGATGCACGACGATGATAAAACATTCTGGTTGATGCTGTTCCTGCTGTTTAGCCTAGTCGCTATATCAGCACTGGTAGCCATCAGCTTGATGGAGGAAGCGTTCGGTGACGATCTCAACAGGCAAATGGGCATACGGAAAATGGTACCCACCCTGCAGACTCTATCGCATAAAGCAGCGAGGCACGCGCGGCAAGTACAAGCGCTCGACCGAGACACGCATGAAAGCCTCTCAAGCCGTCAAAAAGACGAAGGCGAAGCGGTGGCAATCGCTCGCAAAGAAGTTCAACACTTCTACCAAAAACATACAGATGTTCAACAAGTTGTGGAAAAACCAACAACGATGCGCAAAACGACGAGGCATAGGATTTCAGTTAACCTTTCATCAATGGATGGCAATTTGGCTAAATTCTGGCAAACTACACAAACGCGGCAAGGGTGCGAAACTCTACGTTATGGCGAGGTTCAACGATGTGGGAAATTACGCCGTAGGCAACGTGAAGATAATTCTTGGCACTGAAAATGTTAGCGAGGGGCATAAACGTGAGCGTGTACGTAGACGATATGTGGAAGTACCCGATGGGCCAATTCAAGGCCAGAGGTGGGCGCACCTACAAGATGAGCCACCTGATCGCCACCGACCTAAAAGAGCTGCATCGTATGGCTCGTCGCCTTGGTGTAGATAAACGCCACTTTCAAGATAAGCATAGCGGGCCTCACTATGACATTGCGATGTCTAAGCGAAAGCTCGCAGTCGAGTACGGAGCTGTGGAAGTAACCATGCGCGAGCTTGCCGCCATACTTTGGTGCCAGCGCAACGAGTTGCCATTCCGCAATCCAGGTCACGCTTATAGACGAATGATCGCAAACTATCGAAACAGGGTGAGGGTTAGTGATGGAACGTCGTCGCTTGGGACAACTACCAAAGCCGTGCCCGCTCGTAACAGGTAGAATAATCTACGATAAGTCAGCCGGTCAGCTTAGGCCCGAGAATTACCAATGGTACACGTACCTCACCAAGCCAACGTATGAGAAGTTTGGTGGCGTATTCAAGCGAGTAGGCCGCGACCCTAAGCGAATACCACAGAATATTCTCGAGGCGTCAGGGCACAAGCCTCGCTCGGCAACGTCACGCATCAAAACCTATCTCATTGACTTAGAGATAGAGCGTGACCCCTCGCGAGATCGTGGCTTGAAGCGGTTGCGTGAGCTTTGCCTGCGCTGTGCCATAACGACCAATGAGATCCGGCACTGCGCGATCATTAACTGCCCACTCTGGTGCCATCGCCTAGGTACTAATCCCCATAACTTTCACAAGCGTCAAGCTAGAAAGGAGTAGTGCATGCGCGTTGTAATTTACAGACCTACCAAGTCAGAGCATGACGCGGCGCTCGCTGACGCTTTGCTTACCGGGTTCGAGGCTAATGGCGACAAGGTATTTCTGAAGAAGTCAGTCGAGTTTAGCGGGATTGACGAATGGACCCAAATGATCGTGCTTATTGGGCTCAACGACAAGTCGCTATATACCCAGCATATCAGAGCCGGCAAGAGCGTGCTGCTGATTGATGACGGCTACATCAACCCGCAGAAGTACTATCGGTTCGCCCTAGATGGGTTTCAGTCATGGTTTCTGCACAACAAGCCAATGGCGCATGGCCGGCTGGCAACTATATTGAAGGAAGCAGAGCTAACCATGCTACCTTTCGAAGAACGCCAGCAACCGCTCGGGCTGTACGTCGGCAACCCTGAAGCCTATTGCAGATGGCATGAGCTGACCGACGATAAGGACGACAAGCATTCCTTCGACAGCAATATGTGCCGGCACATCGCCGTCAGGATAATCCCACAGGTTTGGGGCACGCCGACAGCGGCTTACCTACCAAATGCAAACTTCAATGCTGCGCACCCAAAGTTCATGGATGGTCCCCGAGGCACCATTGTACTGCCCTCTGATACTCCTCTTAGCGAAGCGTTGCGGAATTGCTCCATGCTGGTCGAGCACGGCGGAAACTTCGGCGTTGCCGCGCTTATTGCCGGCGTACCAGTTGTAGTTACAACGGCGGAAGGGATAAGTCCGGTGTACCCCATCGCTGGGCACGGCATTGAGGCAGTGCGATCACCCCCTAAAACTACGGATGCAGAGCGTGTGCAAGTACTGGCCAACCTAGCATGGCATCAGTTCACGTTGAATGAGATTGCATCGGGCATGGCGTTGCAACACCTAACCCCGCACACGATTAAGCATTTGGAGGGCATGGTCAGCGATCCCAATAACCAAACCTATCTGATTGCCCAATACAAGATGATGCACAACGCCGGCAAGTATCGTGGCGGGCTCAATGAGGAGATCATTGCCCACATCACCACGATGGTTGACGCTCACAAGCCGCAGAGCTTGCTCGACTATGGCAGCGGCAAGGGCAGGCAGTACCTCGAGAAAAAGCAGCACGAGCTATGGAACGGCCCCGAGCCAACATGCTATGACCCTGCACACGCGCCGTTCGCGACCAGACCCGAAGGGCAGTTCGACGGCGTGATCTGTACCGATGTGGCCGAGCATATTCCACCCGATGGCGTCGAGGCATTTCTCGACGACGTGTTGCAGTACGCTCGCAAGTTCGTGTTCTTTTGTATTTACACCGGGCCGGCGATCAAGTATTTACCCGACGGGCGCAACGTTCACCTCACGGTAAGAAAGCAAAAATGGTGGAACCAGCAAATCTTTGAGGCAATCTACCGACGTGAGCCGGCAAGCTTGACGCCGATAGCTGTTACCGTGCTCAGTGACAAGTCAATCCGAATGAAAAGCGACACCATCGAGATCACCACATTGTACCGAGGCGGGGAGCGAGATGAAAAAGCAGCTTAGGGCTAGAACCTTCAACTTCGAGCAAACCCCGCAATCCTCCCATACGGTGCTGCCGGCACCACCAGCCGAGTTCATCCCTACCTGCAAGCTCGATGTGATAACGTCGTGCTCGGCTGAAGGCTGGACCCGCTACGGCCAAAAGTGCGTGCGCTCATTCATGGACTATTGGCCAGCCGGCATCAAGCTGCATTTGGTGAGCGAGGATAACCTTACCCAGCACATTTCGGGGTTTGACCCCAACCGCATAGTATTCCACTCACTGTACAGCTACGAACTGGCTGCGAAGTTCTACGAGCGTCATAAGGATAACAAAGCATCCAAGGGCTACAAGCGACACACGTTCTACAACTTTCGCGAGGATGCCTATCGCTTCAGCAAGAAGGTATTCGCTATTCGCTTGGTGACGCTCAACATGATCGAGGGCCGGGTAATCTGGCTCGATGCCGATACGGTCACATCTAGCGCGATACCGTTGGAGTTGCTGTACCGCATACCACCCGATGACTACTGCCTCGCTTTTCTGGATCGGCCCCGCTACCATAGCGAGTGCGGCTTTGTCGGCTATAACCTCAACCATCAGGATACCAAAGACTTCATTGCCAAGTTCGCGCAGCTATACGAGCTGGATAAAGTGTTCGACTTGCGCGAGTGGCATGATAGCTGGGTATTCGATTGGCTGCGTCACAAGATGCAGATTAAGGGCTACCCAATCTCACACAATAACCTGAGCCACCCATTTGTCCATAGCGAGCTGGGCAAGTATATGGACCACATGAAAGGCAATCGCAAGAACCTAGGTATGTCGGTTGAGCATCCAAAGTACAAACGTAAGAAGGGTTAAGCATGCTTCGCACCTGTATGGATTGTGAAGGCCCGCTGCATGCCGCCTTTAGCTTTGTGCTAGCTAGGGATGTCAATGCTTACCTCAATGGCGAGCCTGTAGCAGTAATTCGCGAGAGATGCGATTGGTGTGCTGCTTGGGCAGCTAGCTATGGAGGATGTGATAACGGCCTTCCCTTCATGTGGAGGCTCGACGCCACGCAAGCGATAGCCGCTCGACGTAGGCAGCTCTGTGAACGACAAATGCAGCGCGCAGGTAAATAGGAGTGGAATGTGAAACAGCACCGGGGCATTTGGTTGCCAGATAACGACACGCACTTTGCCGAACACTTGGATGCAGGACCTGAGTACCAGGGTGCCGGCACCTACCAGTTTAAGAAGATTGAAATGGCACTGGCCAAGGTTGAGCAATGGCGAGGTGCGGTTGACGTAGGCGCGCACGTTGGCCTATGGTCGCGCGTACTAGCCGACAAATTCGAAAACCTCTGGGCCTTCGAGCCGGTACCAGAGCACCAAGCCTGCTTCATCAAGAACCTAGTCGAGCATAAGGCGGGCAAGGTAAGAGCTATCAATCCGCGTGTAGTGCTGCACCCTATCGCCCTTGGCAGCGCTGCCGGTCACACGTTCATCGACCCTGTTCCTGACAACAGTGGCAATGCCTGCGTTACCGACCATCACTTAAAGGGAATTAAAGTTCAATTACGAACTTTGGATAGCTTCAGGCTGTTCGAAAAGCACGTCGACTTCATCAAGATAGATGTTGAGGGCTACGAGCTTGAGGTTATCAAAGGCGGCGAGGAAACTATCAGGAAGTGCCGGCCGGTGATGGTAATCGAGCAAAAGCCGGGGCACGCCCAACGCTACGGGTTTGGGGAACGTGCCGCCGTCAATGTCGTGCTGGCTTGGGGTGCTGAGCTGCTGTGGCATCGAGCCGGCGACTACTGCCTGGGTTGTAAAAACTAACGGAGAGCAATCATGGCCACGCCTAATACACCGTCGAATGAGAATACACAGCCAAATGAAACGATTGGAGCAACGTCTGCCAAGCCACGTGGCAAACCGTTCAAGAAGCTCGACCCG